CGAGATGGGGGTGGACGAGGCGGCCGGGTCGGCGCTCGACCAGTTCCGCGCCGGGCGGATCCGGCTGGCCGACGGCACCGAGCTGGTACGCGGTGGCACGCTGGATTGCGTCTGGGCGGTCGCCCCGCCGCCGCTGGCCGTGCTGAACACCTCGATCGTCACCGAGGACGGGGCATACGAGATGCGGACCGTCGACCTGGACGAGGCCCGCAAGCTGGTCGCCGACGCACCGGCGATCGACTCGGCGGTGGGTCACGACGCGACCGCCGCCGTGTTGTCCGAACTGCTCGGCGAGGTGGTGCCGTTGAACCGGCAGCAGTTCCGGCAGCGCCCGGGGCAGTCCGCCCTGGTGCTCAAGCTGCACGGCCGGCCGCCGGAGGGGGTCATCCTGGACCGTACGGCGATGGACAGCATCGGGTACTCGCTGAAGGTGCTGACCCGCACCGCCTGACGACGACAAAGAGCGGCCCCGGTCCCCCCTGGGAGGTGATCCCAGAAGGGGGCTGGGGCCGTTCTGCTGCGCTGTTCTCCCGGCGGGCCTACCGGCTGTAGCCCTCCTGCTGGATCTCCCGCCGCACCTGCCGGGCCTCTACCCGTCTCGCCGCCCGGGTTCCCCTGCCGGTTGCCGGGCAGTCGGGTCCGGGTGGTAGCCGGCAGACGGGGCACTGGGCCGGCCAGGTGCGGCCGAGCATGCGGGCCATGGACAGGAGGCTACCCGGACGGGGGCGGGCCGTCGCCGGGCTGGTCGACACCGTTGCGGCGTTCCCGCCGGTACTCGTCCAGCTCCCGGCGCACATCCTCGGGATGTAGGAACCGGTCCCCCCTCGGCCCGCGGCGGCGGTAGCGGAACCGGCCGTCCCGGACCCACCGGTCGACACTCGCCCTGGCCGCGTCGAGTAGTACGGCGACCTCGCTCAGGCGCAGCCACTCCCCGGCGTCGAGCCGCCGCTCAAGGTCGGCTCGGTCGGGTTCGGGCATCCTGCCTGCTCCTGTCGCTTCGGGGGTTGCGCTGATCGTACCGGCTGCCGCGCCTGTCTTGAACCACCCAAACGGCGCAAGTTGATCTAGTCGTCTCGTTTCGCCCGGTTGTCTCGCTTGCCCCGTGCGTCTCAGTCAGTCAGAATGGTCGGCGTGACTGACCCCCGACCGACCGACCGACCGACCACCCGACCGACCACGCCCGACCAACCGGTGGAACACCCCGACCCGCAGTGGCTAGCGGTCGCCTTGCCGGTCGCCATCTGGACCCTCACCGTGGTCGTCACCTTCCTGGCCCTGTCCGGGCAGGTCGAGTTCGCCGAGTGGGCGGGTATCACCGACGGCCGTAAGTACCTCGTCCCGGCCGGGCTGGAGCTGGCCGCGGTCGGGTTCCTGCTGGTCGGCTACCGGCGCGCCCGCCGCGGTTACTCCCCGCTGGGCATGTGGGCGCTGGCCGGGCTGGTCGGGTCGTTCGCGGTCTGGACCAACGTGGTCCACGCGGGCGACCGCGCCGGCCCGGTCTTCGGCGCCTTCACGGTGGTCGCGCTGCTGCTGTGGTTCGTGAAGTTCCGTGACGACTACGCCGAGCACCAGCGCCGCACCGGGCAGGCCACCCCCCGGCGGCCCAAGTTCGGCTGGCGGATGTGGGCCTCCGCACCCCGGCTGACCTGGCGCGCCCGGCTGGTCGCGATCCGGCTCCAGCTCTCGGAGGTGCGGCTCGCCACGGTGTACGCCGAGCTGTGGCTGACCGTGTACGACGACGCGGCCGGCCAGCCGGGCAAGCTCCGCCGCCGCACCGCCTGGCGGACGGTGATGGTCGCCGCCTGCCACCCCGTGGCGGACCTACCGACCACGGTCGAGGTAGCCACCGTTGCGGTCGTCGACCGGCCGCCCCCGCCGGGCGCCGAGCCGGAGCCGACCGCGGTTGCCGACCGGGCCACCCCCGCCGGGCCGACCAAGCCGAGCCGACCACACCGCAGCCGGAAGGCGACCAAGGGCCGACCGCTGCGGATGGTGTGGTCGCCGACCGTGGTCGCCAACGCCCGCGCCCTACGGGACACCTTCGGCGACCGGCTGCCAACCGACCGGCAGGTACGCGACCAGATGGGCTGGTCCTACGACCGCGCCCGGCCGGCGATCGAGGCGCACCGGGCGGGGGCCGACCGGGAACCGACCGACCGCGGAACGCCCGACCGGTCCGACGGCGACGACATGGAGAGTGAGGCGGCCGCATGAGGACGCAGCGAAAGTCGGTGGCGACCGGGCCGCGTGTTAGCCGGCTGATGGTGGTACTCGGCGCGGCGATGATGCTGGCCGGCGCGGTCGGGCACCTGATGGGGCGGTTCCTGTGACCGCCCCGGCTCCGCCCCGGCGGCGGGGGCGGCGGGCGCGGTGGGGCACGGCGGACGTGGCGATGCTGCTGGCCGCGGTGTTTGCGCTGGTGGGGGCGGGTGGGTTGCCACTGTCGCCCGGCTGGTTCTGGGCGTGGATGGCCGCGGCGGCGGGGCTGATGCTGGTCGGTGCCGCCGCAGCGGCCGGGGAGGGCGTATCGCGTGTGTCGCGGTCTCGCGTATCGCCGGTATCGCCCCGCCGGCCGGCGGGTTTCCGCAGGTCAAAGAGCTGACAGGGGGGTAGGTGTGGTGACGCGATACGGCGATGACGCGACACGGCGACCCGGGCGGCAGGCCCGGCCGGGGGCGTTGCCCGCGGGGATGGTGGTGCTGGGCGCGGCCAACGCGGTGGTGATCGCCGGGGCGACGGTGGCGCACCTGGCCGGGCTGGTCGGGCTGGCGGTGGCCACGGGCGGGACAGCGGCTGCCGGTGCGGCGGGGGCTGTGGCGCGGCGGCGGGTGCGTGGCCGGTGGCGGATGGTCAACGGCCGGCCGGTGCGCGTCGACGGCCCCCGCCGGCCCCAGCCGGGCCGGCCGACCGGGGCGGCGGGTTCGGGTGGTGCCCGGTCGGAGGGGCTGCCGCCTCGGTCCGGCGGGGCGGCCGGGCAGGTGCGTCGTGGGGCTCGGGCGGCGGGTGAGTGGCTGGGGCTGGTGGAGCCGCGGAAGTCTCCGCCGCCGGGTGCGCGGCAGGTGCCGCCGGCGCCCGGTGGCCGGGCGGGCGCGCCGGGCCAGGGCCAGGGTGCCGCGGTGCGTCCCCGGACTGCGCCCGCTACCGGACGGTCGGGCCGGGCTCGGCAACTGGTGGCGGGGGCGTGGCGTGCGTGGCAGCGCCGCGACGCGCCGGAACCGGCTCCGGCGCGGCCGGGACGCCGCCCGTCGCCACGTCCACGGCCCGGCGCACCCGGCCGACCCACCGGACCGACCGGCCCGCCGACCAACCCGGCCGGACCGGTGGGGGATGACCCGTCCCGGCGCCAGCCGGTCGACCAGCGGCCGGAGCGGCGCCCCGGCCAGACCACCGACCCCGAGCCCGAGCCCGCCGGAGAGCCGGACCTCGGCGGGAACCCGCCGGGCGCCCGACCGGATCCGGCCGACCAGCCGACACCCGAACCGACCACCACCCGGCCCACCGTGGCCGCACCAACTGGAGGAACCATGTCCCAGACGCCGATGCTGCAAGTGCAAGAGGCGGCCGACCAGATCGTGGCGATCCTGACCCGGTGGGAGCCGGAGGGGATGCTGGAGGTGCTGTACGCCTACCGGCACTGGCCGGACGCGCTGAACCGGCTGGTGGAGGCGTGGGCGATCCTGCACCGCAAGGCCACCAACGGGCTGGCCGGCTACCCGCTGCACCCCGCGGTCACCGACCTGATCGAGTCGGTGTCCCGACACCAGCGGCTGACCGCCACCGCCGCGGAGGAGATCGCCCCGACCGCGCACGCGCTGCACCGGGAGCAGATCGAGGCGCTGGAGGATCCGCGGAAGGCGATGTGGGACCACCGCGCCAACCGGGACCGGTCGGTGGCATGACCCGGCGGCTGGTGGTGGACTGGGGCGACTGGTCGTTCGGGCCGGGCAGGCACCCGGTGGTCGGTGCGGCGATGGCCGGCGGCATCGCCCTGGCGGTGACGATGCTCGGGGCGCTGACCGGGCTGCTGGTGCCGTGGTGGCCCCTGCTGGCCGGGGCGGTGCTGGGCTGCGCCGCCGCGGTCACCGGGGCGTGGCAGGCCGCACCCGGGCAGGCGGTGGCCTACCGCGGGCTGTGCTGGCTGGCAGCCGGCGGCTGGTCGGCCGGGACGCTCGCGTTCGCCGACCCATGGTCGCGGTGGCCGCTGCTCACCCTGACCACCGGCGTGGCCCTGGCCGCGGTGGTCGGGTCCGGGTTGGCGTGGCTGGACCGGCGGGACCAGCCCGCCGCCGACGCGGCGGACCAGCCGACCCCGGGGCTGGACAAGCTCGCCGCCCGGTGGGAGGCGAAGCTGCGGCAGATCACCCGCCGGCAGGTCAGCGTGCTGCGGCTGGACTGGTGGGAGCCGCGGACCGGGTTCAGCCTGGAGTGCCGGCTACCCGACGACGGCACCACCCTTGCCGATGTCAAGGCGTACGAGGCGCAGCTGGCCGCCGCGGCGAACCTGCCACCGGGCTGCAACGTGGAGGTGCTGGCCGGCGGCGGCGGGCGGCGGGCGGTGCGGATCCGGGTGGCCACCGAGAACGCCATGGCGCAGGTGCTGCCGATCCCCGACGACACCGCCCCGCTGACGGTCTGCCGGCCGCTGCCGCTGGGGGTCCACGCCGACCGCACCCCCGGGTCGGTGGACCTGCGGTACGCCTGCGCCGTGCTGGTGGGGCAGACCGACTCCGGCAAGTCCAACACCCTCAACGTGATCACCCACCAGCTGGTCCGCTGCCCGGACGCGCTGGTGTGGGCGATCGACCTGTCGGGCAACGGCCGCTACCCGCGGCCGTGGGTGCGGGCGTGGCGGGAGGGCGAGGCGGAGGCGCCGGCGATCGACTGGGCGGCGGTCACCGCCGAGGAGGCGCTGGCGATGTGCCGCGCCGCGGTGGCGGTCGTCAACGGGCGCACCGCCGCGTACGAGCAGCTGATGCACGAACGCAACGTCGACCTGATCCCGGTCGGGCCGGACCTGCCGGAGATCGTGATCGTCACCGACGAGTTCGCGGACCTGCCCGAGCAGGTCAAGGCGATGCTGGAGACGATCTCGAACACGGGCCGCGGCGCGGCCGTGCGGGAAGTCACGAGCGTGCTGCGGGCGACCGGGCAGTACATCTCCCGGGCGATGATCGTGCAGGCGCGGGAGCGGATCGCCATGCGCGTCAGCGACGAAGCCGAGTTGCAGTACCTGTTCGACCAGCAGTGGGGGCGTGGCCGGGTCGACCCGGCGTCCGTGCCCTACCAGGGGTCGGGGCTGATCTCCACCGGCACCAGCCCGATCGCCCCGTTCAAGGCGTGGCGGGTCGACCCGGCCCGGATTCAGGCGGTGGCGGTAGCGGTGGCTGGGCGGCGCCCCGACCTTGACCCGATCTCCGCGCAGCTCGCCGGCCCGGAGTACGCGGACCGGTGGGAGCGGACGCTGCCGCTGATGTTCCCCGGCGCGGACCCGCCGGCCAGGCCCGCCCGACCGGTGCCGGCCGCCGGCGGGGCGACGCTGACCCGACCGAAGGAGGAGACGGTGAACCTGGACGAGGCCGCAGACGACCTGCGGCGGGCGTTGAAGCAGGCCCGGCTGGCACGTGAGCAGGCCGAGGCCGGGCAGCCGGTGGCGTCGGTGGCCGACTGGTCCGTGGTGGAGGGGTGGCTGGCTGAGGCCACCCCTGGCCAGGACCGGCCGCAGGTGCCGCCGCGGGTGCGGATGCGGGAGCTGGTCGAGCAGCACCGCCGTGACGGGATCGGCCCGCGGGCGGTGTGGCAGACCCTGCGTGAGGAGGGGCACCCGACCGCCGAGCAGACGGTGATCACGTGGATGCGGCGGGACGCCGAGGCGGGAATCCTGGCCCAGCCCGGCGGCCGGGGCCAGCCGTACGTGCCGGGTCTGCGGTTCACGCTCCGGCAGGAGGACGAACCGTCATGATCGTGATCTGGCTGGGGCTGATGGGCGCCACCGGGTGGCTGGTGTGGCCGCACACGGACCAGCACGAGGTGCTGCTGGTGCTGCTCGGCATCGGGGTGGTGTCCGGGCTGGTGCTGAACCGGGACAACGGCCACGGCCTCGGGTGGGTGTGCGGCTTCGGCGCCGGCCTGCTGATGATCTTCGCAGCTTGGACGCTGCCGGACGGGCACCCGGGCGCGGCGGCGCTGGCGCTGGGCGGGCTGGCGCTGTTCCTGGGCTCGCTGGTCGCCACGGCATCCGGCAAGTAGCAGCCGACCAACCACACCAGAGGGGAGGTGACAGACATGGGACGTAGGCAGCAGCAGGAGGACCAGGAGGCAGCCGACACGGCCACCGTGGCGATCCTGCGCGGGTTGTCGCGTAACGGGCACCAGCGGGGCGTGCTCGCCGAGCTGACCCCGGCCGAGCAGGCCGAGGTGTTCGCCGCGGAGGCGCGGCACCGCCGGCGGTGAAGGTGCGGCATCCGGGCGACGCGTCCGGGTGCCGGGCCTTGACCAGCCGGAACCTGAGGAGGGCAACGTGAGGCTGATTGGACAGGAGATCGCCCCGGTGCGGGCGCTGCCGGCGGTCGCCTCGGACCCGGACGGGCCGGGGCTGGCGCTGTGGCACCGGTGCGACCACTGCGGGCACCCGGTGGTGTCCGCCGCCAATCTGGTCGACCGACCCTGCCGCAGGTGCCGGCCGTATGGGCGGCTGCTGGCGGCCGGGTACTGCACCGTGGACCCGACACCGCCGGGTACGGCGGTCGCGTACCCTGGCCGTGTGGCGCCCGCCGGGTAGGGCCGGCGGGGCGCCCACCCTCAGCCCTACCTGAGTGGAGCGCACATGCACCACGTCATCGTGGATCCCCGTTTCGCCGCCCGGCTGCGCGAGTTGCGTTCGGCTGCCGGTCTATCGCTGCGGGACCTGTCCCGATCCGCCTACCTGGGGAAGTCGACCCTGTCTGAACTGGAGAACGGGCGCACCGTGCCGAGCATGGAAACTGCCGCCCACCTAGACGACGTGCTGTCGGCCGGTGGTGAGCTGGCCGGCATGGTCGCCGAGCGGCAACCGGCCCCCGCCGAGCAGGTAGAACGGGTCGAGTACGCCCTGACCCACCCGGCCGCTGTGGATCGGGCGGCGGTGGAGGCGCTAACCGACGTGCTGGCCGCCCACCGCCGGCTCGACGACGCGCTGGACTCCCGCCTTCTGCTGCCGGCGGTGCGGGCGGAACGGGCCACGCTGCTGGGGCTGGCGGACGCGGTCCGTGGCCCGCAGGCAACGGCGGTGCGGCGGCTGGCGGCCGAGTGGACACTGTTCTCCGGCTGGCTGCACGCCGAGTCGCGCCACGACGGTGCCGCTGTGCGGCTGCTCGCGGACGCTGCGGACGCTGCGGACGAACTCGACGACGGGCATCTGGCGGCGCAGGCCGCCGACTTCTGCGGCTACGTGGCGCGGCAGGCTGGCAGGCACCGGGCCACCATCCGCTGGTGCCTGTCAGCCCACCACACGGCGGGTGCGGCCGAGTTGCAGCGGGCGATGAACGCGGCACATGCTGCGGGTGGGTATGCCCGGCTTGGGGACCGCCAGGAGGCGCAACGGCTCCTCGCGGCAGCCACCGACCTGGCCGAGGCTGCCGACGGCCCCGCTCCGCCGGTCGCGTACTGGCTGACCCGGCAGTTCATCCACCTCGGCATCGGGGTGGCGTGGCTCGGCCTGGGTGATCGGCCTCGCGCGGCGGATCACCTGCGCAACGGGCTTGGCTCGCTGCCGGACGGGCACGCAGAGGCGGAGTGGGCCGCCGAGTACCGAGAGGCGCTCGCGTCCGCTGTCCAGTAGCGACCCGGACACCGAACCGCTTCCGATCATGGCTGCCGCCGTGTGACGGTGCTGGGTAGGTCGGCGCGGTTCGTCCCGTCCCCGTGACATGCCCGTCCGGGGGAAGCGGGCTGCGCCGGCCGCAAGCGGGGGGGATGGCCGGGGCACCGCGTGCCGGTGAAACGGAACCCTCGGCCGCCCCCCCACCCCCGTGCGGAGGGAGCGACGATGCTCAAGCTGTGGCGCACAGTGCGGCAGTGGTGGTCCGGCCCGGACCCCGGTGAGGGTGTGGCCCGTTGGGCCGGCCCGCCGCACCCGCTGCCCGGCCCGGGAGCCGGGCGGCGCGACGGGGACGTGTGGCGCCAGCCGGCGTGGACCGGCGACACCCAGTGGCTGCCCACCGTGCCGCGGCGCACCTTGGCGCAGGAATGGCGCGGACGGGGGGCCGGTGCCCGATGATGCAGACGGTGCGCATCCCCGCCGGGCAGTGGACGGGCATCCCCGCCCTGGACGGCCAGGAACTGACGATCCAGCCGACCCATGTCGGCACGATCGTCGACGGCTGGATCAGCTTGCGCGGCTGGGTGGCCATCCCCGGCGAGCTGCAACGGGTCCAGCATTGGGTGCGGGTGTCGATCGGGGCGTGGGAGGCGGTGTCGTGACCGGGCCGCGGGAGCTGTGGCTGGAGCCGGCCCGCTGGGTGCCGCTGCCCGGCACCGAGCTTGAGGTGATGCTGCACGGCAAGCACCGCACCGGGGCCGGACCCGCCGCGGTGGTCACCCGCACGGGTGACACCACCGGCCGCAGCGGAGGGTGGGACCTGCGCCCGCTCGCCGGACGCGCGTTCGTACGGCAGGCTCGGCAGTGATGGACACGCTGCCGCGGCTGCTGCCCGGCCCACACCGCCCGGCCCGACCCGGGTGGGACTGCTCCTGCTGCGACCTGCCCTACCCGTGCCCGCGCGGCCGGCAGCTGATGTGGCAGGCGCACGGACCGGCCGTGGCCACGGTCGCCGCTGGGCTGCTCGAAGCCGCCGCCGCCGAACTCGACGCGACCCCGGCGGAGCTGTTCGCCCGGTTCATCGCCTGGACCGCGCCCAGCCTGCCGTGGTGTCCGCCACGGGCGCGAGCCGAAGCCGGGCACCAGCTGTCCGCAGATGTCCCTGTCTCACCGCGGACGGCACTGGCACCGGCCGGGGGTCTGATACCCGGCCGGTGCCGCCCCCCGGGCCGGCCCTGACCGACCCTTCGCACCACCCAGACCCCGGCCCCGGGGTGCCGAGCGCCCTCCCTAGGCACCGGGAGTGCTGCGCGATCCCGGGGCCGGCCAACCCCCCCAGAGCTGAGCAGATGAGACATCCGGTAGTCGTGGACCTTCCGGCGCCGCTGGTGGTGGCCGCGCGCATGCCCGCACCGGCTGAAGCGCGTCGGCTGCGGATGGACCGGGACCGGCCGGTGCCGGTGCTGGTGGCCGGCGGGCGGCTGTGGCGGGCCGATCTGCACGAGCTGCGGATCGGCGGCCCCGCCCCGGCGCACCGGCACTTGGTGCGCGCCGGCCGGACGGTGTGCCGGGGGCTGCCGTGGACCCCGCCGCCCGACGTGCGGCTGCTGCCGTGGTGCACCGCGTGCGTGTACGGCGCCGCTTTCGGTGCCGCCCGCTGAGCACCAACCGGCCCGACTAGCCGAGCCGGGACTACCCGGACAGGCGACGCGGAACCGGCCGGGCCGGGCATATGGTGCACCGGTCCGCACAAAGCCCACGGGGGGAACGAGCCGCCGGCCGGCCGGGCCGGGGCGCAGGTGAGATGGGAGCGGGATGAGGATCAGGATGTGGGCCGCTGCGGTGGCTGTCGGGCTGGTCGCCGTGGCCGGGTTGGCCGGGCCGGCGCAGGCGCAGGATCTGGACTGTGCCGACTTCGCCACCCAGGAGGAGGCGCAGGCCGAACTGGAGCGGGACGGCACAGACCCGCACGGCCTGGACCGTGACGGGGACGGGGTGGCGTGCGAGGCCCTGCCGTCCGGTGGGCCGGTCGACAGCGGCGACGGGGACGACGGGGGCGGGCAGGACCAGGAAACCCTGCCCGAGACGTCCGGTGACGCCTGGGCGCTGTACGCCGGTGGCGCCGTCGCGCTGGGTCTGCTCGGCGCCGGGCTGTGGCTGGTCGCCCGGCGGCGGCGGGTCACCTTCACCGCCTGACCCCCGGGCACAGCGAAAGCGCCCCCCAGCCCGAAGGCTGGGGGGCGCTGTCGTTCCGGGTCCTGGGGAGGGTCCGGACTTGCGACGCTACCGGGTGCCGGCCCGGAAACGGCGGAGGCGCCCGGGCGAGCCGAAGCTCACCCGGGCGCCGCCTTCCGCCTTACCCCTACCGGCAGGCTACCCGCCTTCCACGCTGTCCTCGCGGCGCCTCTCCCATGGCCAGCCGCGGCGGAGGTGAACGGGAAACCACACCGCGAACCCGCCCAGCAGCACGGTCAGCACCACCCAGCCGGCGGTCACCCCACCGGACTCGGTACCCAGCCACTCGCGGGTCATCTCGCTCAGCGTGCCGCCCTCACCCGGGGCGACGATCGCGATGGTCTCCGGTACAGCGAATGCGAGCGCGGCGATCACCAGCCCGAGCGGCCACCAGCGGCGCAGCCAGCCGGGGTCGCGTCGCGGCTCGGTCACGACCCCACCAACGGGTCGAGGCTCGGCGACTGCTGCTCCGGCTTGGCCGGGTCCACCCAGTGGAACTCGGCTACGGGGCGGTGCCGCTGGCAGGTCGTGCAGTAGGTGGAGCCGTAGAACTTCGGGTCCCGCGCGTACGTCTCCGCGATCTCCCGCGACATCGTGGTCACCGCGCCGCACACCTCATGCCAGTAGGACTGGCGAACCGGTCGCACGAAGCCCTTGGCGCGCTCGTCCTCCGACAGCACCAGATACACCGGAGCCTGCTCCACGGGCGGCCCTCCATCCGGGTCCGCGCCGTGGGTCAGGTCCGGGTCGCCCGGGTCCGTGGTGAGGCGGCTCACCGGCGGTCCCTGGCCGCAGCGTCCAACACGCTGGACACCGACCGGCCCGACCACGCCTTCCGGCGGGCCAGCCACCCGGCCGCCAGCGGAGCCACCACTGTCGTCAGGGTCAGGATCGAGCCCAGCTGGGCCTGTGTCAGGTCGAACCCGAACGACACCGCCAACGCCAGGACCGCACCGACGGCGGCAACGATCGTCGCCGGCTTGAGCACCGGCTCGGTGGAGTGCTCGTCCAACTCCAGCCGCTGGCCGGTCGCGTCGACAACAAGCTTGGTCATGACCCCTCCGATGAGGTCTCGATCCGGCGGACCGTCCGCCGGCACATCCCACGCGGGACCGTCAGCCCCGCTGCGCCAGCCACACGCCCACGATCGCCGCCAACGCCGCCACGCCGCCGATGATGGCGAGGACCCGCGCCACCGGCGACCAGCTGCGGTCCGCGCGGGCACGCCGTGCGGCCTCGTCCTTGGCCAGCGCCGCAGCGGTGGCGACCGCCGTTGCGGCGTCGGCGTCCAGCCGGTCGGCCAGCCGCTGCGTCGCCAGCACCATCAGGTGCATCTCCTTGGCGAAGTCCGCTATCGACCCGTTGATCTTGGCAAGGTGCCCGGCGTGCTCCAGCAACGTCTGCTCCACCCGGCCCTGCTCCACACCCCGCTTGAACTCGCTCGCCTCGTCAGCCACTGCGGACCTTCCTGGCCCGCACCAGCAGCACCAGCCAGCGCACCATCACCACATCAGCGGCCAGGTACACCGCGGCCAGCACCGGCCACATCACCGGAGACCACAGCCCGAGCCCGACCAGCAGCAGCGCCGCCGCCTCCATCGCCACCACCACGGCCATGGCCAGCAGCTGCCGCCACGTGGCCCGCTCCTCCGGGCTGTCCGGCGGCCGGCGGCGGCCGTGGATCGCCGCGAACGCCACCGCGCAGCCCAGCACCACCAGCAACTCGGCGATCACCACCCAGCGCATCAGACACCCCCCCGTAGTGCCTGATCCACCCAAGCCGCCAGCTCGTCATGGGCGCGGCGCACCTGCGGCCACTGCCGGCGCGTCTCCCGCAGCCGCCGCTCAGCGTCGTCGCGGGCCTGCTCCGCGCGGCAGCCGTTGCCGGCTATCCGCCACGGCCACTGCCACCGCCACCGGCGGGTCACATCGGACCGGCCTCACCCGGCGCCGTCACCCGCGACAGCGCGGCAATCAGCTGATCCGCGTCCTTGGACGCGACGGCGGCGAGCACGTGCATAAGCTGCCGGCTCCTCTCGTCGGCCCGGGCCGAATGCAAGTCGGACGACGCGTGCCAGTCGTCGGCCCGCTGCTCGTGGGCGCGGATCGCGGACCGGTGCAGCATCACCCCCACCCAGGCGAGGATGCCCACGACGCCGCCCTGCGCCAGCCACGGCACCAGGTCAGCGGCGGTCATGGCACACCGCACGCCAGGTGGTGATGGGACCGCCCCGGGGTCTGGGGGGCGCACATACCCATCGGCCAACTCCTATGAGGTCGCTACTCCGGCGCGTCGGGTGGCTGCTCCACCGCCAGCCGGATCCCGCCCAGCTCCTCCCGCAGCGCCTGCCGCACCTGCTCCGGGCTGGACTGCTCGGTCAGCCGCGCCGCCACCCGGTCGGCCACGTCATCGCCCAACTGGGCGACCAGCTCGGCCCGGTGCTCGGCAAGCGCAGCCCGGAACACCACGTCCGGGTCCTGCCCGGCCACCACGGCGTGTGTGGCCTTCGAGAGCGCCAGCTGCTGCGCGGCGACCTCCCGGCCCCGGTAGGCGGCCTCGTACCCGCCGTTGAGCACCGTGCCGACCAGGGACACCTCTTTGCCGCTGACCCGGCTGACCACCTTCGTAGCCAGCAGCCGGTCTATCGTCGCCTTCGCGACCTCGTCAGCTGTGGGCATGTCGTCCTCCCCCTCCACTATCTGCTTGGCGCGGGCCACGATCGCCGGCTTCTGCGCCACGATCGCCGCACCCGGGCACTCGTCATGACCCCACTGCTCGTCCAGCCACTCCCGGTCCATGCTGTGATGCCCGAGTCCCCGCTCTCCCGGGTGGGTGGCGATCCGCAGCGGCACGCCGTACACCTGGTGCGCCTTGGCGAGGATGCGAGCGTTGGCCTCGACCTGCCACGGCGACAGCCGCTCCCAGCCGCCCGGGTTGCGGGAGTCCCTGGCCAGGAAGCCTTCGTTTTCCGAGCTGAGCCAGCGGCCATTGCCGTCGCCCTGGGTCCATGCCCGGGTAGCGGTGTCGACCATCTGCGCCAACTCGCCCTGCTCCCGGCCCACCACGAAGTGGGAGGAGACCCGGGACGCCGGGTTGTGCTGCCAGGCGATGGTGCCCCCGAACCAGCCAACGGCGATGTGCAGCACCAGGCCCCGCTGCTCGACCATGCCACCCGGCCCCTGGTTCTGGCCGTTACCCCGCCAGGTTGCGATGTCCGTCCAGCGTCCCATGTAGCTCCTATCCGGACTCGTAGCGGGTACGCCACCCCGGGTACTCCCGGACGGTCAGCCCCGCGGCGCGCAGCACAGCGGGCAGCCACAACAGCCTCATCCGGATCCTCCCCCTTGTGCGGTCGGGCGCGAGCCGGTAGCAGGCGTTCGCTGGTGGATCAGGCCACGACACCGACGACGTAGATCGCCAGCCGATGCACGAAGCTGGCACCGCCTGACCCCCGGAAACCGGCGTGGCCGGTCCAGCTGGGAGTGCCGCCCCGGGCGCCGACCAGAGCCACCGTGTACGTGTCCGTGGTGGCGGGGGTGTAGGCCGGGTGCTCGGGTGTCGCCCAGTTGGTCGCCGCGGTGCTTGTGGAGCTGGCCGTGTTGTTGCGGGCTTCGTCGATCGCGGTCCCATCCACGGTGATCCGCACGACGAGCAGCTTCCCGAAGTCGTCGCTGTCCTCGGCGTGGGCGCGGGAGCGGCCGTAGATCCGGTACACCAGGTCGCCCCGCAGCAGCACATCGGTGCTGATCAGCGTGGCGGGGTCCGTGGTGGAGGTGCTGAAGTTGTTCGCGCTCTCCTGGTATGTGACCAGCTGGCCAACTTCGGACCCGCGGATGGTCGCGCCGGGCAACGGCATGCTGCCACCTTCCTCACAGGGCGTATCTGGCTGGCTGCCACAGCTGCACCGGCTCCCCGACGGCGATGGTGATCCCGGCGTCGTCCAGCCCGTTCACGCTGGCCTGCTGGACCGTCATCGTCTGTACCGCGCCCGCTGGGGCGCCGACCGCGGTCACCCGCAACCTGACCCCCCGGACCTGGAGGTCGAACGGGAAGTCGGCGGTCTGGGACCACAGGTCGGCTCCGCCGGTCTGGTCCTCCACGGACAGGCTGGTGCCGGTGCCCACGACGAAGGCGGTCTGGACGCGGGAGTCGTACGGGGAGTAGCGCTTCGGCTCGGCCTCGTCGGGGGTTTCCGCGTCCCCCGCGTACACCCCCACCACCCACGGCGCGTACGGCGTGCCCGAGTCCCCGACCAGCCAGGCGCGGGAACCCAGCACCTCCGTGTATGAGGTCAGCACCCGGTCTACGTCACCCGGGGGGTAGATGGCGGGCAGGTTGGTGCGGGCGATCCGGTCGCCCAGCTCCACCCCGAGCCACGTGTCGATCAGGTCCGGGTTGGCGGCGAGGTTGATCTGCCGGGTGGGGGCGCGCATCTCCGCCACCACACCCTTGCCGACCTGCCAAGAGGCCAGGCCGGGCAGCTGCTGGTCCGCGAGCGCGTTGAAAAGCCCGGACGAGCCGTACAGCTGATGCCTGGCGGTGTGTGCCTGGTCCTGCACGACCGCCTCGGAGCCTTCGGGCCGCTGCGCCGCGAACGTGTTGACCATCTGCTGGTCGTCCAGCAGCCCCTGAAGCACCTGCTTGGCGTCGCCGGAGTAGCGGTAGGTGGACATGTCCACGGTCAGCGCCGCGTCAAGGTTGTAACGGCGCAGCCGGGGCAGGAACCCCAGCCCGAACCCGTGCTCGTACAGGATCGCGTCATCGACGGTGGCGCATTCCTGCCAGGCTTGCACGAGGGTGGACTGCGGCTGCGGCCCCATCGGCTCCGTTTCGTCCAGCACCGACTGGCTACCCCACTGCTCGTACGCGACCTCGTTCGGCGTGGTGGCGTCCGACGGGCCACGGCGGGCGTAGACCCCCACCCGGCCGGCGGTCAGGGTCGGGTCGACGCCGATGGTCTGCCACACCATCGGCTCCGGGTCGCCGTCACGCCACGCCCGGCCGTACAACGCGGAGCCGTGGCCGCGGGCACGCAGCCAGAACCGGTCACCGGCGGCGTACGTGCCCAGGTCCACGGCCTCAGCGGCTGGCAGGAGCGTCCCGGATCCGGTGGCGTCGGTCAGCCACAGCTGCGCCTGGTTGCTGATCAGCCGCAGCCGCAGCCGGTAGTGGGTGGACGCGTCGGCCCAGCGCAGCAGCAGACCGGCGTCGTAGCCGACCGCACCGCCGGACTGCACCGCCGGGACCGCCACCAGCACCCGGGCGTCGAAGTCGCCGACCACGGGGCCGATCAGCACCCCCCGCAGCGCGGAAGTGGTCGGCTGGTCGATCAGCCCCTGCCCGGACGCGACGCTGAAGTCGCCTGCCGAGCCACCGTCCGTGGTCCACGTCTGGCCGGTGGTGGCGTCGCCCCAGCCGCTGGCCTCCGTGCGGTCAAAGCCGTCAGTCAGGTCGTACTCGTCGACGACCTGCAACTGGATGCCGACCTCGTCGGCGAGCCGTTCGACACGGCGGCCGGCCGCCTCCCGGTCGTACCCGGTCACGGCGGCCCACGTGTACGGCGCCCCGGCGGCACCGTCCGCCCCGGCCGGCTCGTACACCGCCATGTGCCCGACGCGCAGCCCGTCGGCGAGGATCTCCCCGAACTTGGGCCAGGCGGTGGTGGCGGAGGTGACGGTGCCGACGTCGGTCACCAGCCCGTCCACGTGGAACTGCCAGGAGATGTTGGCGCCGGACTGGACCACGTGCATGCGCAGTTGGTGGAACGTCCCACGTGGGACCACCTCGGAGGCCAGCAGCGTGACCGCCGACTCGTCGTCGGCGGCCCGGGACAGGCCCACCGTCAGGTCGTCCCCGTCGATCTGCGCCCGGCTGATCCACACCGCCCCGGCGCCGTCCACCACGGTCATCCCCCATACGGGGGTCCCCGTCGGGGTGTCTTCGTCGAAGGCGAGCACCGACTCGGCCGCCCACACGTCGTTGACCCGGCCGGGGATGGGGAACCGCAGCGACCCGGCGACAGTGACCCCGGCAGTGAGCCGGATCGACGGGCCGGACCCCGGCGACACCGGTTCGGCGCCGGTTTCCACCTCGGTCACGCCGTAGATCCGCGCCGGGGCGACCCCCGGTACGGCGGATGCGGCGAACCCTGCCGCGGTGCCATCCTCCAGCGGCCAGTACGCGGCCAGGGTGTTCTCTGCGACGGTGGCCCGGTAGATGGCAGAGCGCAGCGGCGGATCACCCTGGCCGAGCCGCCGCAGCGGCCCGTTCGCCTCCACCGTCACGGACGAGCTGAACTGTCCGCCACCGGACGGGATGAAGGTGGGCTGCCAAGAGTTGACGTGGCCGGCGAACCGGACGCTGCGCAGCCGCAGCTCGTCACCGTGGAGCGTGTCGCTGCCGGCCGGGGAGCCGGTGACCGTGAGCCACACCCGGGCGTACGCCACCCCGGCGGGGATCTCCACCCACAGCTCATGGTAGGTCCAGGTGGCCGCGGCCAGGGCCACGGTGGACGCCTGCGTCAGCGACACCCGCGTCTGTGACCCGTCGAGCAGTTCCAGCGCCACCCCCGCCGGGTCGGCGTACCCGCCCGGGGAGTACACCCACCCGGAGCACAGCCACGACCGGCCCGGCGTCACCGGCACGTACCCAGAGTTGGCCGAGGCTGCGGCGGCTACCCCGTCCGGCGTCAGCAGCAGCGAGGCGACACCTGCCCGCGCCTGCGCCGTCGACCGGGCAGCCGTCCCGCCGGCGGCCGTCCAATCCTCGGCGCTGACCTCGAAGTCGTGGTTGAGGTTGCGGGTCACCGTCAGCCGCAGCGGGGTGCCCACGTCCACGTCCGGCCACCACTGGGACGCCGGGTGCAGCGGGGTCAACTGCCCGTCGTCGTTGTCCAGCACGATCCGGCAGCTTGCCGCCGCCGCCTCGGTCGCCCCCGGCTGCTGGCCCCGGCTGATCGGGATCGGCTGGTCCAGCCGCCGCGGCGACAGATCGGTCCACTGCCACGTCACCGGATCCGCCGCCCGGTCCACCCCGAACCCGGCCTCGACCATGACTGGCAGGTCCACATCGGGGAAGCTCGGCAGGGTCATGTGGTCGCCAGCGCCCTGGTGGGGCTGCCCTGGTAGCGGACCCGGATCAGTTCGCGGATGGCGTCCAGCAGCGGGTCACCGGACGCGCCTGGCGCCCAGCCAAGCTCGGCACGGGCCGGGACCGGTTCGGCGGCGGCGGCGGTGAGCCCGTCGGCGGCTGCCAGCGGGTCATGCCGGGCGGCGAACGCGGCCGCGACGTCACCGATCTGCGCCCGGCCGGCCAGCCGGTCCGCCGCGCCGGACACCACCGCGAGGCGGGACTGCATGCCCTCGGCCAACCTGGTCCCGATCCGCTGCCCGGACAGGCGCGGGTCGCCAGAACCGGACAGCGGCCCGGTTTTGGCCGGGCTGGACGGGAACCGGTCGGCGATCGCCTTCGCTGCCAGGGCGGCCACCCCGCCGAGGGCGCCGAGCTTGTCACGGATGCCGTTGATGAGCCCTTGGATGACGTTGCGGCCGGCGGCGTACAGCAGCCGGCCGAGGTCCCCGACCGCGGAGCGGATCCGGGAGGCCAGCCCGCCCAGCCACGACCTCACGGCCGAGTACCGGTCGATCACCCCTCGCCGTAGCCCGGAGAGCAGGTCGCGGCCCTTGCCGATAAGCGTCCTGGCGGTGTCCCCGACCGCGGCCCGCACCCGCCCGGCCAGCCCGCCCAGCCACGACCGCACGTCCCGGTACCTGCCGGTGATCCCGTTCAGCAGCCCGGTCACCATCTGCCGGCCCTTGCGGACCAGAGCCGTCCCGACATCCCCGACCGCCTCGGTGATCCGGTCGGACAACATCGTCAGCCATGCCCACAGGTCGCCGAAGAACCCGGAGACCGCCTTCCACGCCTTGGTGAACGCGCCGCCGATGGCACCGCCGAGATTGCCCCAGTCGATACGGGACAGGGCGGTCAGGGGGCCGACCACCGACAGCAGCACCGGCCCGGCCAACTTCAGCCCGAGGGCCAGGCTGTTCACCAACGTGGTCAGCGTGGCCAGGGCCTGCGGGGTGGCCAGCCGCAGCACCAGCAGCAGCAGATCGGTCAACGGCGGGACCAGCGGCACCAGCGCCACGAGCAGATCCGCCATCGCCACTGCCAGCTCCACCGCGGCCATGGCGATGGTCGGCAGCTCCGGCGCCAGCTTGACGAACGCGTCAACGATCGCGGTCCACAGCTCCGCGTCCATTTCGGCGATCGCCGCTACGAGCGCGACGAACGCGTCGACCAACCCGGGCAGGGCATCAGCCAGGCTGCCCGCGAACTGCTCCGCCAGGTCAGCGATCACAGGGATCAGCGGCTTGAACGCGTCCAGCACCCGCTGCCCAACCCGGGCGAACACGGGCATCAGGTCCTGGGCCAGCTCAGCCAGCACCGGCAGCAGCCGCGACGCCCACTCCGAGGCCAGCTCGGCGAACACGGTCAGCAGCTCCCCGACCGGGGTCACCAGGGCGGTCAGCACCGGAGCCAGCCCGCCGAGCAGGCTCGCCACCAGCGCCCCCAGGACAGGCAGCAGCGGCGCCACGGCGGTGAGCACGTCACCTAGCGCCCGGCCGACCGTCTCGGCGAACGGCACCAGGAACTCCAGCCCCTCGGTCAGGGCGAACAGGAACGCCTCCACCCCGGGGGCGATCCCGACGACCAGCCCGGAGAGGATTTCCGCCAGCGGCACCAGCGCCTGGCCCAGCCGCAGCACCGATGGACCCAGGGCGATGAACCCGGGCGCCAGGGCAGCGAGGGCGTCACCGAGTAGCACCAGGAACGCCGCCAGCGGGGACGCAGTCTCCACGGCGATGTCCGCGATCGCCCGGGAGACGACGGCGATCGCCGAACCCAGCGCCAGCAGCACCGGCTGGAGCGCATCACCGATACGGGCCAGCTCGGTGAAGAAGTCCGTCAGGACCCGCTGCCCGGCGATCGAGTTGATCGTCTCGTTGAGTCGATCCAGGAACCCGAAGATGCCGCCGCCGCCGGCCTCCCCGGCGGCACGGAACAGCCCGCCGAAAATCCCCACGATGTCGCCCAGGGCGGACCCGAGCAGCTTCAGCGCGTCCAGCCCATCCAGGATCAGCTGACGCAACGCCCCCGACTCGGCCATCTCCGTGATGCGGTCGGCGAACCGGGTCAGCACCCCCGCCGCCCCGCCGGACAGGTCCGCGACAACCCGGGCGCCGACGGCGGACAGGTCCAGCAGGGCGCGCAGCAGCGGACGCACCGCCGTTGATAGCGCACCCAGGGCATCCCGGGCGGAGGTGAAGATCTCCGCGAGGCGGATCTGGCTGGAGCGGGTGGCGAGTTGCTGTAGCCCGGCGCGCATCGCCCCGTTCAGCACGGTCGCCACACCGACGAGCCCGTCGCGGAGTACGGGAAGCTGCGCCCGTGCCAGGTTGCGGATCTCGACCGCGACCCCCTGCCACAGGGCCTGTTGCACGTCCAACCGCAGCGCGTCCCACGCCGGTTTCAGCGCCAGCAGTGTGCGCACAAGCTCCTGCGCGGCCGGTGCCAACGCTGCCATGGCCGAGGCTGCCCCGCCGCCGGAGGCGCCCACCGACCGCTGCGCCTCGGCCAGGTCGAGCTGCGCCTGGGTCAGCTGGTACGCCGCGTCCTGCGCGGACTGGTGCGCCTTCCGCAGGTCGTACTCGGCATCGGCCAGCCCGACGGCGGCTTCCTGCTGCCGGGCCAGCGCCCGCTGAACCTCCTCGGAGCCCTCGACGCCGGCGGCGGCTGCGGTGGCCTGCTCCTCGCCCAGGTCCTCCAGCCGGTCCCGGACCTCGGCCAGGGTCTGCTCGGCCTGCCGGTACCGCAGGTCGGCCCGCTCCACTTCCCGCGGGTCGGCGAGTCCGGCGCCGCGTAGCTGCTCCAGCTCCAGCCGGGCATCCCGCACCGCCAACACCGCGGCTTCTTCGTCCAGGCGGGCACCGGCCAGGGCCAGGGTGAGGTCTTCGATGCGTTCCTTGGCCTCTTTGCGTGCCCGGTTCAGGTCCTGCTGGACGCTGCGGGCCTCGCGTTGCGCGTCGGTCAGCCGCCGCTCGGCCAGTTCCACCCCCCGGGCGGCGTCGACGATGCCACGCCGGGCCAGCACCACCTGCCGGGCGGCCCGCTCGATCTGCCGGCCCATGTCGGTCGCGGCCCCGCCGGCTCCACCTGCCTGCTTGCCGGCCTCTTTCAGCGCCGCGCCGAGCCCGCCGCCGCCGATGACCAGGGCGGCGATGCCGGCGACGACGATCGCCAACGCCCCGGGCAGGGCAGCCAGGGCACCGGCGGCGGCCACGGCCACGGCCACGAGCTGGCCGAGGATGGGGATCAGCCCGGCGGCGGCGGCGGTGATCCCGGCCAGGGCGGCGGACACGCCGGAGCCCAGGGCGCCGATCGCAGCCAGCCCACCCGCACCGAGTAGCGCAGCCCGCGCCGCCGTGCCCAGCACCGACACGGCCCGGCCGACCGACGACCGGTCCACATCAGCCCTGAGCCGCACCGGCCCGGCCGCCGCGGTCGCCGTGGTCGATGCTGTACGCCCGGCAGCTGCCGCACCGGTCACCCGGGCCGGGAGGTTGACCGACCCGGCCGCCCGGGTCGCCGCCCGGGCCGCGGCCCGGCCCTGCTGGGCGGCCTGCGCCTGCGGGATCTCGACGCGCATCCGCACCGGCCCGGCGTCGCGGAACACCCGCCGTGCCGTGGTCAGGGCACGCCGCGCCTCACGCTGCACCTGCGCGTCGTCGATCCGGATGCGGATCTGCGGCCGGTTGCCGGCACCCCGGCCGCCCATCTCCCGGTTTAGGGTCCGCTGTAGATCCTTGCCGACGCCCTTGAACGCCTGGTTTACCTCGCGGCGTAGCGACCGGGCGAAACCCCGCGCCGAGGCGGTAACCTCAACGGCCACGCTGCCGACGACCACCTGGTCGCCACCTGGTGCGGTCACAGCAGGGTCACCCCCCGCCGTGGTCAGGTCAGCTCAGGTCCGGCTTGTTACGCTGCTGCGCGGCCTCGATCGCCGCCGCTAGTGCCCGCTCCCGGGCGGTCACCGGCCCCGGCAGCGGCTGGTGGCCGGGTAGCAGCCCCAGGTTGCCCAGCCGCCGGGCGGCGTCGGCGCCCCGGTCCCGCCGCCGGCGCCCGTCGCGTGGCGCCCCGGGCGGCTTGACCGGCTTGGGCCGTGGCCCCTTCCCCCCGCCACGCTGCCAGTTCCCGGCCGCCAGCAGATACGCCACCCGCGCCAACAGGTACGTGTCCACACTCCACTCCACCCGCTCACCCAGGACCTGCCGGGCGAACGCCGACTCGCGGGGCAGGTGCCGGATCAGCGAGAGGAGTTCACGCGGCGAGTAGCGGCCTTCCGCCGGGCCGTAGAGCGCCCGGCCGAGCCGGATGCCGTGGTAGCGCGAGAGGTCCGCTTCGAGGGCTCCGCCGTACTCCCGGAGGAGCCGTTGGAGCTCGGCGCTTCCCCCGGGTCCACCCCGCTGTGGTTCTTCCACTGGTTGAACAGCATCAGCAGCTTCAGCGGCGGCTGCGGGGTTTCGGCGAACGCTGCGGCCGTCGCCTCGTCGTCGCCGAACGCCGCCCGCAGCACGTCGCCGACCCGGTCGGCGATCGCTTCCAGGTCGTCGCTGTCCGGCATCTGCGCCAGGGCGTTGAACTTGCCGAGGGCGCGACGGTCCAGCTCCAGGAAGTGCGGCAGCTCCCACCACCTGCCGGCCCACCGGAACCGGAACGGCCCACTGACGACCTCGCTGTAGGCGGCGTCCAGGTCCAGGCCGTCGCTGCTGCGGTACTGCTCCACGTCGACCTGCGCCTTGGCGGTCAGGTCGACAGCCGGGGCATCCTCGGGCTCGGTGGCGGTGCGCGGGTCGGTCACTGCGGGTCTCCTTGTGCGAGTTGCTGGCGTCCCTGCCAGCTGCGGGCCAACTTGCCCTCGGTGGTGTTCGCCGGGGGCAGCTTCGGCGGCTGCTGGGGCGGCTGGCTCGCGGCGCGGAACCCTGCCGCGAGCTGCTGCGCCAACTCCTCGTCCTGCCCGTCGATGCCGGCGTCCGGGGCGACGTCCACGGTGCCGGACAGCACAACGCAGCCCTGCGCACCCGCCTCGTGGGCGAAAGCGCGCAGGGCTTCACGATCCGGCCCGGACAGGCCATCAGCCTGGTCGGCCACCAGCGCCCACCGGGAGTTGCCGGCGGCGTCGCTGGGCAGGTACAGCAGCTGAATGCGGGTCATGCGGGTCTCCTTGCGGGTTCGCGGGTCGGTTGCGGGTCTAGATCACGGGGCCGGCGGCGACCCGCATCGCGCCGGCCCCGTGAGATGTAGGGCTAGGAGCCGGAAAGCGAACTGTCCAGGTAGTAGCGGTACGCGACGTTGCCGCTGCTGTCGACGTAGCAACGCAGCGTCCAGGCGTAGATCGTCACCCCTTCGGCCGACCACACCACGTCGCCGCGTTCGGCCACCTCACCACGGGGGATCACCAGCCGCAGCGCCCGGTTCCCGTCGATGCCGTGCAGCACCCAGTTGCGCACGTCCGCCACCGGAGGCTTCTCCGCGATGGTCAGACCTTCGGCGGTTGGGGTGATGGTCGAACCGGCGAACTGCACCCCCAGCGTGATCAGGTTCGTCTCCTGGGCCTCGAACACGAACGACTTCGTGAACTGGCCCTTCAACGTGCGGACCAGGGCGTTCTGCTGCCACTGGTACACGTCGGTGGTGTCCTGCGCGGTCTGCTCGGTGATCCCGTCGGAGGAGATCGACCCGACCTCGGAGAACGCCCCGTCCAGGGCCGAGGACGCGTCGGTGGGCAGGGTGGCGTTGATGACCTGGAAAGCCGAGCAGGCCACCAGACCGTCCTGATATGCGCGGACCAGATCGACATCGACCGCCATCGGTCACTCCTAACGTTGCATGGGTGTGGCCCGGCGGTCGCGCCGGGTTGCGGGCAAAGGTGCGGGTCGCAGCTATACGGGTGAGTGGTGCAGCCAGATCCGGTACGTGGCCAGGTAGCGGGACGTGTCCGCCGACTCCCACGGCGCCTCAGCCGGCGGCGCCAGGGCACGGACCTGCTTCACGAACGCCCCGGTGGACGGGTCGGTGTGGCCGGGCAGCTGGTAGCGCAACCCGGCCCGCACCTGCTCGGCTACCGTGCGAGCGCGTAGCCGGTTGCGGGCGTAGGCGTTGACCTCAAGGTCTGCGATGTCCAAAGTGGGCACCGCGTCGCCGGGACTGGACTGGATCTTCTCCACTGTCACCAGCCGCTCGGCGTGGATGACGTTGTCGGGCAGGTCCGACCCGCCCTCGCCGACCCGCACCCGGCTCGTACCGGCGCCGGGGAACACGTTGGCGATCAGCCAGCCGATGACGATCTGCTCAAGGTCGGCGTACGCCACCGGGCACCCCCTCGGGGATCAGCGGAGTGCGACGTGCAGGGCGGTGCGGAGGATCCGCTGGGCGCGCATCCGCGAGTTGCCGACCTCCAGCGCGTAGCCGTAGGCGTACCCGCCGGGTTCCTGCGGGTTCTTGGCGTCGTTGTCGAGACGCGCGAACGCCGCCCCGCGCCCGTTGACACCCGACTCCACCGCGTCCTCGCGGAAGAACCGGGACACGTAGTTTCCGGTCACGACCGGGGCGATGACGATCGCGTACAGCCGGACCAGCTGGATCTTCCGGTCCATGGCGTCGACCATGAAGGGGGCGCCGAGCATCCGCCGCACCCCGGACCGGTGGACCCGCACCCGGCCGACGGTCAGGGCTGAGGGCATCAGTAGCGGGTGCGGCGCCGCGCTGGACGCGCCGGCGTGCCGGAGGTCTTCCGCGCCCGGGTGGGCATCTCGGAGTCGGGCATGCACGACCCGTCGGGCATCCGGTGATGGCCCGGCGGGCACGACTTCGGCGCGGCCTTCGCCGTCTTCTTCGCTGCCATCAGCAACCTCCGTACTGCTGGGTTACAGGTCCCCGATCGGGAAGTTGGTGTCCCCCCAGGGCACGCTGGCCGGGAAGGAGTAGACGGGCGACAGGGCGCCGACGCTGCCCGGGTCGTCCGGCCGCTGGTTGGCGACCACCAGGTCGTCGAGCATCTGCCGGGCCTGCTTGCACAGGTCCTGCGCCCGGGTCAGCGAACGTTCCTGCGACAGCGCCGGATACCCCCGTTCCACGGCGCAGGCGGCCATCACAGCGGCGCACGCGCCGGCCGCCTCGTCCAGGCTGGTGTCGACGTCGCCGGTGCGGGCCAGGATGGTGGCGACCGCGTCGGCGATCAGCCGGTCGACAACCACCCCAGTCGGCAGGGTGGTCGAGTCGAAGGTGAGGGCGTGCGTTTCCACGTCCCGGCCCAGGGTGCGGTTGGGCACGTAGTTGGCCACCCGTGACCGGCCGGGTCGCCACGTCGGCCCCCCCGCGGTCGGGGCGGGCACGACGTACACCTCCTCGTCCTCCTGGGAGGCGCCTGTGCCGGTGACCACCCAGTGCAGCACCCACAGGCCGGGGGCGTCGTAGGTGACCGGGGCGGCGGTCAGCCGCACCACGCCGTCGACCGGGGCGCCGGGGGTGGCGGCGGGCGCCTGGTCGGTGCCGTCCGGGGGGGCGATCACCTGCAAGGTTCCGGCGGTCGTTGCGTCGCCGGGCTGCACGTCCAGGTGCGGCTGTTCGATGTCTCCGACGCCGACGTCGCTAGCCACCTGGTGACCTCCCTGGAGTCAGCACCGGCCTGGTGCAGCCGGCCGTCAGGCGGGGCCACTCCTGTGACACCGGACTGGGAAGGGTCGGCGCCCGGACGGTGTGGGTGTGTGAGGCGTCGGCGGGAACGAGTTGGTGGAGCTGGCCCAGCGCGGCCTGCTCAGCGGCGTGGGCGTGGGCGGCCGGGGTGATCGCGACGGCGTAGAGCTGCGCCACCGCCGGCTGGTCGGTCGTGTGGCCATGCGTGGTGCTGTCGGGGGTGAGGGTGGAGCCGCCGGCCGCTGTCGGCTGGTCCGCGGTGTGCCCGTGGGATGCGTCGGCCGGGACGCACTCGTGGGTCTGGGTCACCGCCGGCTGGTCCGCCGCGTGGGCGTGGGTGGTGCTGTCGGCTGCCAGCACCTGGCCGCTGCTGATCGCCGGCTGCTGCACGGCATGGCCGTGGACGGCAGGATCCGGGCTGAGCTGATGGACCTGGGTCAGTGCCGGCTGCCCGGCCGTGTGCGGATGCGCGGCGTCATCTGCCAGCAGCTGGTGGTCCTGGGTCGGCGTGGACGCCCCGGCGGTGTGCCCATGGGCGGAGCCGTCGACCAGCACGTCCCCGGCGCCGGTCAGGGCCGGCTGGCCTGCGGTGTGCCCGTGCGCGGTGCCGTCCGCGGCGACCGCGTGGACCTGCGCGAGCACCGGCTGGTCGGCCGTTTGCCCGTGCGCGGCATCGGCGGCTACCAGCCCGTGGGCCTGGACCAGCACCGGGGAGCCGGCGGTGTGGGTGTGACCAGCCGGGTCAGCGGCCAGCTCGTGGAGCTGCACCACCGCCGGGTCTGTGGCCGCGTGGGGGTGGGTTGCCCCGTCCGCGGCCAGGGCGTGGACCTGCGCCAGGGTGGGTTCGCCCGCCGCTGTGGCGTGGGTGGCGTCCGCTGCCGCTACGGCGTGGGCCTGGGTGAGTGCCGGCTGCGTGGCGGCGTGGCCGTGGGATGCGTCGGCGGCGGCAACCTGGTGGATGTGCGCCAGGGTCGGCTCGTCGGCGGTCTGCGCGTGCGTCGCGTCTGCCGCCGCCACCTCGTGCTGCTGCGCGACTGCTGGCGCCTCGACCGTGTGACCATGGGCCGCGTCCGCCGGGGCGATCTCGTGGACCTGCGTCAGCGTCGGCTCGTCGGCGGCATGCCCGTGCGACGCGCCGGCCGGGGTGACCTCCGTCGCGGCCTCGCCGAAGCTGAACCCCGGCGGCGGATCATCAGTGACCACCGTGGAGCCGACCAGGGTCGTCTGGTCGGCCCCGTTACCGGTCTGGTCGTCGATCGCCTCAGATGTGGACGCCTGGTCGAACCGCCACGCGTCGATGGGGCCGGCGGCAAGCCAGTCGGCCCAGTTGTCCCGCAGCGCCTGAATCGCGGTGTCGTCGAGGACCGAGCTGTAGGCCGCGAGCGCGGCACGGCGACCGCGTAGGACCAGGTCCCCGTCGCCGTTTGGCCGGGTGCTGGCGAACGTGCACGTGTTGTCGTCATCGTCGATGGTGCCGGCCGAGTCCTGGTGGGTCCACGCGTCCGTTGACATCACGCACTTGTGGTAGCGGACCACTGCGGTGCCGGCGGCTTTGGTCCAGGCGACTATGACCCACCCGTCGGCGGCTGTCCACGATGGCCCGTCACCGGGGGAGTCGAAGCTGCCGCGCAGGTAGCGCATCGCCCCGCCGGATGTGTGCCCGAACAGCGCCCGCGAGGTGCCAGCGTTGGACAGGTCGAACACGCAGCCGTCGTCAGCCAATGTGACGATCTTCGCTATGGCGACGACCGTGAACGCCCCCTGGGCGAGGGTCGCCAGCCCGCCAGTGCCGATCGACCACTGCACGTACTGGCCCTGCGTGAACTCGCGGACATCGATCGCCGAGGCGCCCGTGAGTGCCGGCTGCGTGGCGGCGTGGCCGTGGGATGCGTCGGCCGGAGCCAGTGCATGAACCTGGGCCACGGCCGGCTGGTCGGTCGCCGCCGCGTGGTCGGCGTCTTCCGGGGTGAGCGTGTGGGTCTGCGTGAGCGTCGGAGAGTCGGCCGCCTGCGCGTGGCCGGCGTCGGCCGGTGCCACGCTGGCCACGGACGCCAGCGCCGGCTCAGCGGCGGTATGGCCATGGGCCGAGTCGGCGGGTTGGATCTGGTGGGCCTGGGTCAGCGCCGGCTGGTCCGCCGCGTGGCCGTGGCCGGTGTCAGCGGGGGTGACATCGGTGGGTGTCGCAACCGCCAGCTCGAAGTCGGCGAACGAGTTGGCGTCGTTGACATCGATGGTCGCCGACCGGTTACCGCCGCCGCCGGCCTTGCGCAACTCGAACGCCAGAGCCAGCCGGTCCCCGGCCACCCAGGTCGTCGACAGCACCAGCGTGGACACCTTGATGCCTGCGGTGCTGTGCTCGCCGGAGTAGCCCGAGGTGGCCTGCTCCACCCCGGACGAGTCCAGCCGCACCACCCGCCAGCGGCACGCCGCCTGCGACGAGATCGAGTCGATGCTGACCTGTGTCGATATCGTCGCCGCGCCCACGGTGTCGCCCACCGTCCGCTGCCAGCGGAGCATCTCCGTGTAGCCGCCGGAGCTGGTGTTGCCCGTGCCCAGCGTCGCCGCCGTGCCCTGCGTCTCCGACAGGTCCCACACCGGGTCCCCGGTGCCCGGCTCCGTGGCGACATTCCGCAGGAAGTTGCGCGTCGTCTGCTGGGTCGACGTCGTCTCGTACTGGAAATCCAGGTCCGCCGCATCGATCGGCGTGCCCACACCGGTGCTGGTCTCGTCGGCCCGGTTGAGGGTGAAGTCCTCGATGGAGTAGTTGTTGTCCGGGACGCCGAAGCCCCAGCCGGACGACGGCGCGGCGTCGACCCAGTTGTCGAGGTGATCCTCAAGGCCGGCCGACTCAATCTCGGCGTCCCCGAACGTGTCAGCCGCCCAGGGCAGCTCATTCGCCCACACGGCCATGGCCGCGTAGTCGCAACCCGGCCCCCACGAAGAGACCAGGTCGTGCGTGTGCAGCGACCCGCCGGAGAAAGACGCCCAGTCGGGAAGAGTGCCGGCGGTGCTGCTATGTGTCCATATGCCAGTGGACTCGTTCTTCACGCTGAACCGCACGTTGGCGGTTCCGGTCTGCTTCCGAACCACCAGCGTGTGCCAGTCGCCAGCGGTCAGAGTCGGCCCGGTGCCCCCTGAGCCGCCAGAGTGCCACACAAGCTTGTTGGTCAGGTTGAGAGCGATCTTCCCGACCTGCGCTACCGCCAAGTCGTAGGCCGCCAGCAGCGTCCGGTTGGTGGAGTCGTAGGCGGCCAGCGGCCGGAACAGGATCGCGACCGTGCCGTAGGTCATCCCGTCGACCCCGCCGAGGCCGGTGGAGAAGACCAGGTCGTCTACATCGGACAGCCGGCGGACGATCGGCACAGCTCAGGCCCCCTACCGCAGGGCTTCGACCTGCGGCGCGAACTCGCGGAAGTCCACGGCAGGGTCCACGGTCTGCACGCCCAGGTAGACCTGCCGCAGCAGCTCATACAGGTTGTTCACCGTGCCGATCAGGTTCGCGTCGGGCATCCCAGTCGGGTCGGCCGCGTCAAACCCGAAGTTGTCGCGCAACCCAGTCGCACCCTCCGACTGGAAAAACGCGTTGAACTTCTCAACCTCGTCGAAGATGTCCCGCAGCTGTACCGAGATCCGGCCGATGGTCTGGTTGATCTGGTCCTTCGTCGTCAATGCCTTGAATCCAGCCGCCATGCGGTTACTCCCCTTCCTAGTGCCTTGTCGCTACCCGGCTAGACCGCTACTCCGGGTCCTCGATCTCGATCGCCCACGCGCCCACGTTGGCGGTGTTGCCGGAGGTCAGCGCCTGTGAAGCGCAGGTGGTGACGTAGCGGAGCAGGTCGGTGGCGCCGCCGGTGGCCAGCACCACATGCGTGGCGGTGCCGGAGGTGCCAACGGACGCCCCGTTCTGCGCGGTGACCGTGATCTTCCGCCCACTGACATCCCCGTCGGCCAGGGTGAAGTCGCCGTTGCCGGCCCCAGGGGTCAGCGCCACCGGGCCGACCAGGTCCACATTGGCAATGTCGGCGTAGTTGGTCGGCTCGTCGGAGCACACGTACAGCTCGTCGGCCAGTGCCGCCTGAGCCAGCGAGCCGTCGTCGTAGAAGGTGTCGGGTGCGGCCTTCGCCATCGCTCAGCGCTCCTTCGTCTTGGCCTTGTGGGTGACGCTGTCCGGCTGCACATCCGCAGCCGCAGCCACCGGCGGGGTAGCACCCGGCGGGGTGTAGTCGGGCGAGGCGGCCCAGCCAGACCGCACGAAGTACGCGCCGTCCACGTCGTCCACTTCGTACTCGGTGCCGGGGTCGTAGGTGGTGTTCCCGTCGCGGAACCGCTGAGCAGGTTTGATCTTCACGTTGCCTCCACTGGGCCAAAATCGGACACGGGCTCGATCAGCCCGATAGACATCAGGTGCATCACTTCGACAACCGGAACCCCGGACAGGACCGAGCCGCGGAAGAACAGCTGCCGGGCTCGGCCGGTGGCGGTGGCGACGGAGGCGTGGCAGGCGTGCCCGACGACCCGCCACATCCCGTCGTGGATTTCCTCCGGGCGGCCCAGCGGGGCCAGCGCCGGCACGGACACGACCCGGCCGCACCAGTCCTGGTCGAGCGCGGACACCTCAGCGCCGAGGAACCGGTGGGCCTTCCGAACCGACGTGCGGCCGGGGACCAGGCTGGGTGCGTCGCGGTGGTCCACCAGCGACGGCCACGGGCAGTAGACGGTCAGGTTGCGCTGCTGAAACCAGCGGGAGATCCGCGTGTCGTAGTTCTCGACCTCGCCGTACCGGTCGACCCAAGCCAGCATCTCGTCGATGTACCGGGTGGGCATGACGACGCCGACGCCCCAGTGCAGCTGCCCCATGGCCAGCCACGAGGTACCCGGCCCGGCGGCGTTTACCAGCCCCTGCACCAGCTCCCGGTACGGACGGACCTTCCCGACGTACAGGCACAGAGGCGAACCGTCCGGGACATGCTGCAACGCCTGCTCGATGCCGGCGACCAGGTCTCGGCAGGGGATCGCATCATCCTGGACAACCAGGCCGTGCGACGTGGTCCGGTCTATCGCCTGCCAGGCCCGGCGGCCGGTGTCCCACCGGTCGCCCTTGCGGTCCCACACCACCTCGGCTGGCCGGTCCAGCCAGCCGAGCAGCTCCTCCACCATCGCCGCCCGGCGGGGATCGGCCATCACCACCACGGAAACGGTCGGGGTCAACGCGGGTCCCACCGCTGCTGGTGCCAGCGGAACCGGCGTACCCTGCGGTAGCCGAGCGGTTCCAGGAGCTTGCCGGTGGCGTCGCTGTACGTGTCGTCCCAGGCTTCGGCGTAGATCGTCGGCCGGCAGCGTTCGATGGTGGCCAGGCCGCCGCGGATGACCGCCGGTTCCATGCCCTCCACGTCGATCTTCACCAGGGTCACGTCGGTGAGCTGGTAGCTGTCGAGGGTGCGCACCTCCACGGCACCGGCGGCGGCGGGGTTGAGACGGCCCTTCGACAGCTGCTTCGCGGTGCCCGCCGCCGCGCCCAGCGCCACCGGATGCACCCGCACCCGCCCGCCGAACCCGTTCAGCGCGACGTTGGCGCGCATCTTGGCCAGCTGCTCCTCGCGCGGCTCGAACGCCTCCACCCGCAGCCCACACACCGCCGCCAACCACAGCGTGTGGTTGCCGATGTTGGCGCCCACGTCGACCGCCGTACCGGCCAGGTCGAGTGCGGCCATGTCGGCCAGCACGTCCACCTCGTACGGCTGCCCGCCGCGGATCATCTTCGCGATGCGGCCGCCGCCGCCCGGGTCGTGGATGCGGTAACGCGCGCCGACCGGTCCGAGTTCGATCACCATCGGCGCCTCCTGCGGTTGTGGCGGATCTCCAGCTCGGCGTGGGCGGCCCGCAGGTCACCCTGGGCGCCGATCCGCTGCCACATGTCGTCGAATCCCGGCCGCAGGTCCGGCAGCGACGCCTGGACCACCTTGGATTTGCCGCGCAGGAACAGGGCGATGTTGTCCTCGACCGTCTCCACGCACAGCTCCGCCAGCCCGTGCCAGTCCTGCTGCGGGGGACGTTGCAGGATGCCCCGGTCCATCGCCCGCAGCAGGCTCGCCCCGTCCCGCCAGCGGACCTGCATGGAGGCGACGACCTGCCCGCGGGGCCTGGTCAGGTGCACGTACAGCGGCTCGTCGCCGTAGAGCCGGTCCAGGGTGCCGAGGAACCAGCTGAGCCGGTTGGCGACCTCGATGTGCCCGTCCGGGAACTGGCAGCGGCCTTCGGTGAGGTGGCAGCGGGACTCGTGCGCCGAGGTGTAGTTGGTGATGTGCCCGCAGGCACGGGCGAAGGTTGTCGAGCCGGTCTTGCCCGTGGTGAGCACGAAAACCCTCACGGCGTCGGCCCGAGTCTCCGTTTCAGCTCGGTCGTGGAGATCCCCGCCGTGTACGGGATGTACACGGCGGCGATGCCGAGGGCGTCCAGGGTGGCCTGACCCACCTCGATGCGGCCCAGCCAGTCACGCCCGGCGGCCCAGTCGGACCCGACCGCCAGAACATCCGGCCGGATCTCGCCGACCAGCCCGCACCCCGGTTCCGTGCTTTCCCGCACCTCGTACCCGAGTGCGGCGATCAGCGCCGCCCGCTCCCGGTAGGCGAACACCGGCGCGTGGCCGCGGAGACGGAGCACCATGGCGTCGGACCGGACCGCCACGACCACCCGGTCGGCGTGGCGTTCGCAGCGACGCAGAAACGCCGCGTGCCCGGCGTGAGGGCAATCGAAGGTCCCGAAGGTGAGGAGCACGCTGGTCACAGCCGGCGCATGTTCCTCGGGCTGCTGTCCCACTTCCACTCCCGCTGCGGGGTGAGCCAGCCGGGGCCGTACTGGCACTCCAGGTACTCCTCCGGCGGGGAGGGCATCAGGCAGCGGCGCAGGTAGTAGATCGTCGGCTGGAGGACATCGAACAGCCGTGCCGGGTAGTCCATGCGCAGCGTCTGCGCCTTGCCGTGCAGCTTGTAGACGGTGCTCCCGTCGCGGTAGTGCGTGTGAATGTCGATCTTCGTGGTGCCGTGGACCGGCCACATCTGCGAATCGTGGTCGCGGCGGAACTGCCACCCGGCCTTCCGGAACGCCGCCCGGACCCGGTCCACGTCAGCCGGCCAGATCCCCAGATCCACGTCGAGGTCCCACGGAATCCACGCCCCGTCGCGGATGTGCCCCAGCAGCACCCCCGAGGTGAGCCACCACCGCACCCGGGCGCCGTCCAGCACGTCGGCGGCGGCCCGAAACGCGGCCACCTGCTCCCGGGCCGTCCGTTGCCGGGCGGTGTTGTCGTAGTGGTGCGCGACGTACGCGCGGCTCAGGTCCGGCGGCTTACCGGCGTCACGGTCCCGGATCGACCGGCCGGCGAACATCCACCACGGATGCACCGTCACATCGGCCGGCTTCAGCCGCTGGTACTCGCGGTCCACAAGCCGGGTCCCAACCATGTCGTGGATGCGGCCGCCTCGGTTAGTCTCCACGCTGGCCGGCATCACGTCGAGCAGGTGGGCCAGGAACGGGTGGCCGGCGGTCGCCGCGCACACGGCCTGCGTGATGCCATCGGTGCGGTTCGCCGAGAACGGGAACCACGCGTCGGCGTCTAGCAGCGGGTCCAGCGGGCGCAGGCACTCGGCGTCGGTGTCGACGTACACCCCGCCGTGCGCGTGCAGCACCTCCAGCCGGGCGACGTCGGCGCGGAACCGGAGCCAGTCCTTCGGGGCCAGCTCCTCCGCCCGGTCGTACAGGTCCCGGTTGACCATGTCGAGCTGGTCCAGCTCGGCCGGGGTCCACAGCCGGTGCTCCCACCCGGGATGATGCTCCAGCCAGGTGTCGGCGTTGCGGCGGTACCGGTAGGGGATCGGGTCTTCGCCCGGCCAAACCCGGTGGACGACACGGGAGATCATGCCGCCGCCCGCGACGCCTCGACCACCAGGCCGGCCAGCGGATGGTCCAGCAGCGCCATGCTCGGGATGATGCAGTGCCCGCCGATCGGGCCAGGCATGTGCCGCAGCACCGGCTGCACGAACTGGGGCAGGCCCATGGCGATGTAGCCGTCGTTGTAGCTGTGGCGGAACGCCGCGTAGACGACGCCGAAGTCCAAGCCGCGCTCAGCGCAGTAGGCGTGCACGGCCTTCTCGAACGCGATGGCCTGCGCGTAGGCCGCAAGCTCGAACAGCTTCGCAGCCTCTGTGTCGGCCGCCCGCGGGTGGGTGGCCACGTCACACCCGGCCACCTCGAACGCCTTCGCCGCCTCGTCGGCGCGCTGCCCGCCGAAGTGCTTCACGAACGTGAGCAGCGACTCGGCCAGGTCCGGGTGCCGTCCCCGCACCGGGGAATGGACCCAGCCTTCCGGGTCGCACGTGCCCACCGGCACGGTCGAGTGCACCACCACCAGCCCGGCGCCGTGCCACCGCCGGTACGCCCGCACATCGGCCGCGAACCGGTCGGACCACGGGAAGCAGATGTGCAGCACGTCAGCCTGCACGTCCACCGGGGCCACGTCGCGGGTGTGCACCGGGTGGGCGCGGGCGAGCACCGCGGCGACAGCAGTGCCCACCTCGCCCGCGCCCACCACCAGGTGCACGGTCAGCTGTCCAGCCCGTCGACCAGCTTCAGCAGCTCCGACTTCTCAGCGGAGGCGGTCTGCTCCCGGCTGTAGCCCTTGAGTACCAGCCACTCGGCGATTACCGACTCGCCGTGCCGGCCGTTGGGCTTGGACCCGGACTCGATGAGCGCCTGCGCCTTGGCGGTAGCCTCGGCCTGCTTGCGCTCGTCGTCCGGGTCCGCCGCCGCTCCGGTCTCGCCGGGGTCGGCGATGTCGGGCTCGGTGGTGGTGTCGCCGGGGTCGCCCGGCCCAGGCGGGCCGTCGCCGTCCGCGTCGGGGGCGGGGGCCGCGGTTGGCTCCCCACCCCCCGACGCGGGCTCGGCGGTGGTGACCGGTTCGGCCGGGGTCGGCTCGGCGGTGGTCTGCCCGACCAGCGGCACGATGGCGTTGATCGACAGATGGTGTTCGATCTCCGCCGCCGTGGCCGACGGGGGAACCAGCTGCCCCTTGAACAGCATCTGCCTGCCCATCCGCCCGTCCGGAAGTTGGACGGAGAAGTTGGCGCAGTGGCCGATCACCTGGTACTGCATGCGGGTCGTCTCCTTCTCTAGTCCGGCGGTCAGCTGCCGACGGTGCCGGTGATACGGACGGCGGCGGACGGCTCCAGGACCACCGGGACGGTGATGCGCCGGCCCCACAGGTCCCACCCGTCGCGGCGGGCGATCCGCTCCGTCTGCACCTGAGTGCCGTTGTTGGAGGTGGCGTAGCCCGGGTCCACGTCGGCCTCGTCCGCCATGCCGCCGAGCTGGGTCCGGTCGAAGATCCACACGTCGTCGGTGGGCAGGTTCGCCACCGCCGTCGAGATGACCAGGTACTTGCCGATCTGCTCGATATCGGCGCCGTACACCGGGTTCCGCATGGTCTCCCGGCGCCGCAGGTTCGCGATCTTCTCATCCGATGCCATCAGCGCGTAGTTGTTGGTGGACATGAGGATCGTGTCCGGCATGAACCCTTCGTTGGTGTCCACGATCACCGCAGCCGCCAACTCGATGTCCCGGTAGATCTGCGCGTTCGCGACGCTGTCCCACGTGGCGATCGCCGCCGAGGTGGCGGTCACCGCCGACGCGACCGCCGCGGTGGTGAGCCGGTCGACCTTCCGAACGACGGTGTTGACGACCTTCCGCAGGGCGATGTCGACCTCGTCGCCCATCCGCACCGACCGCTTGATCTTCTCGTCGGACAGGAACACCGCCTGGCCCCACTTGGACACGGCGGCCAGGTTCGCCACCGGCGCCGAGGGGGTGTCGCGGGGGTACTCGGCCCCCGGCGCAACCGCCTCGATGTCACGCTCGTTGTAGACGGACTCGCCGGTCTCGTACAGAACCGCACCGCCGGAGGTCCGCAGCCGGCGGGTCAGAATCTGGTCGGCGACGAACCGGGAGTCTGCGATAGTCCGCAGCCGCCGGGAGATCCGGTTCGGGCTCTTCAAGAACTGGTGGATGGACACCAACTGCGTGTTGGTGTCGATGGTCGGCGCTGCCGGAGGGTACGACCCGGGCATTTTCGATCACTTCCTCGGATTGGGTAGGCCCGGGTGCCCGGGCATGGGAAGGCCCCCACCAGGTGCGCCCCGGTGGGGGCCTCGAAGCTCGAAGGAACTATGTGGACTGTGCGCGGGTCGCTGGACGGCCAGGGGCGGGCTAGAACTCCATCCACTCCGCCAGCGCGGCCGCGTCGGCGGAGGTCAGGAACACGCCCAGCAGCGGGTCCGAACCGGCGTCGTCGTCGACCGTGCCCGCCGCACCGGCGGACACGCCGGCACCTGCCACGACCGCACCAGCGGTGGTGGTGATGTGGACCTTCCCCCGGGGGAAGTACGACACCAGCGCACCGATGGCGGCGTCCTGGGCAGCCACGCCGATCACGGTCACGTCGGCAGCGTCAGGGGCCGGGCCGACGGTGCCGTTGCCGGACACGACCAGCACCTGCCCGCCGGTGATCGCGGCCGAGGCGGTACCGGTGACCGTCTCGCCGTAAAGGAACTTCGGGGCGTAGTCGGCCATCGCTAGTTCTCCTCCGTGTTGGCGCCGGTCAGGGCCGGCAGCTTGCTGAAGATCCGCTCGTCCTCGTCGGCCTCGGCAGCGGCCACGTCCTGCGGCTCACCCACCTTGCCCTTCGGCTCGACCGGAACGACCAGACCCGGCTCCAGGCTGGCCAGCACCTCGCGGGCGCCGTCCGGGTCGGCCTCCCACGCCTTGGCCCAGTGGTCCCGGCGGGCGGGGGCGATACGCCCGTCGCCGACCGCGGCCTCGATGATGCGGTCCCGGTCCTCGACCCGCTGCCGCTCGGCGGCCTGCGCGCCCAGTTCGGCCTTGGACCGCAGGTCCTCCAGGGTGGCCGCCTCGATGGTGACCACCCCCTCGGGCAGGCTGGCCGCGACATTGGCCGGCTCCGGCGGCTGCTCGGCCTTGTCCGCCAGGGCGAGCACGGCAGCATTCACCTCGTCCGGGTCCGCGTCTTCGGCCAGGCCGAGCCGCTCCAGCGCCTCATTGCTCAGAGGCATGTCATCCTCCTCGGTTGATGGGTTTCCCGGCTCGGCGGCCGGCGTCTTGGTGTGCGGGTCTGCTGCGGAAGCCTGGGTCGTCCGGTCGAAGTCGAGCGACTCGAACTTCGCCACCGATGCCGCCAGCCGCAGCACCTCGTCGATCGGCCGGTCTACGACCAGCCCGGTGACGGTCATGTCCGGGCGTGCCCCGGATGCGCGCACCGCGGCGGCACCGGACCACCGGTGGTGCCCGTCGACCACGTACCCGTCGTTGGAAGTAACCAGCAGCCCGCCGGGTAGCCATCCGTCCTTGGCCATGAACCCGTACAGCTTCCCGGTCTTCGCGCCGGAGATCTCCGACTGCGACGGCTTGAGCGTCGTCGGGTCGATCGTCTCCTGCCAGACTTCGACACCCTGCGCACGCAACAGGTCCAGGAACGGCCGCATCTCCTCCTCGTTGGTGCCGAGCTGCGGCATCTTGGACCGGTCGAGGGCGTCGGTCTTGTCGGTTGCGAACAGGGTGCCGTACCCGCCGACATCCAGGCGGGCGAGGTTGGCGCGTTTGGCTTCGTCGCCGCCGCCGGTCAGCGTCTTCAGGAGCCCATCCAGCTCGGTGGCGTCAATGGATGCGCCCTCGCCGCGGGCCAGGGCGTCGTAGGCGCCGCGGATGGCCCTGTCGCCACCGCTGGCCTTGCCGCCTGGGCGCCGCTGGGCGGTCCGCCGGAGCAGCTTCCCGTCCGGGCCGTACCGGCGGCCGTGGGTCATCTGGTTGTGGCTGGCGTGCGCCTCCACATCCGGCCGGGACTCGGCGGCCGACGCGTACACCATCCGGGACGCGGCCACCCGCTCCGCGTCGTCACCCTGTTCCACGTATTCGACCCGCACCGGCACCGGCGGGCTGAACCGGATCGCGCCGTCGTCGTCGACGTCGAAGTCGACCCGCGCCACGGTGCCGTCGCCGTCGTTGGCGACGATCAGCCGCCTCGGCTGGGTATGGAACTCGCGAATCCACGCCCGGTCCGGCGCCTGCGCGTAGTAGGCGGTGCGCACATCATCGACCGACACCGCCGCGGCGGCGTGCACCATCGTCGGGTTCGGGTTCGGCAAGGTCATCTCCCCCTCGGAGGCGTCCACAGTCCGCCCGTCGTCGTCTTCGTCGTCCGGGTCCGGGTCAACGGCCGGGATGCCGGTGGCGGGCCTGTCGAAGCTGACGGTGGCAAACCAGCCGGCCAGGAGCTGCTTCTCTTCGGCCCGGCCGACCGCAGCGTCCTCGCCTGCAACGGCGGCAGCGGCGACCCACGCCGGGTCACGCACCCAGCCGGCAAACACCGTCGGATTGATATAGCTCGATAGAGCCAGGGTGGGGGTGTTGCCAAGCGCGGCAGAGACCTTCTCGGCCACCTCGCGGCGGCGCTGCTGAAACTCCCGCTTCGTCTTCGGCACGCTCCGCCGCTTCGCCACCTCCCGCAACGCGACCATGTTGGCGTGCACCGTGCGGAGATCCTTGAGCAGGAACCCCGCTGGCACACCGGTGGAGTGCATGTAGTCGCGGGTGTGGGCCTCGGTGGTGTCGAGCAGCCGGTCGTCACCTGTCCGGGTGGACAACCGCCGCGACAACGCGGAGACGATCACCGGGTCGGCGGTCTCCAGCTGGATGTGGACACCCTTCTTGCCGATGAAGTCGAACCGGGCGGTGCCGCCCTCGACGGTGACGTGCCGGGCCAGCAGCGTGGTCGCCCCGTACGCCTGCTGCGACGCGCCGGTGTCGCGGGTCGACCCCGGCCGCATCCCGAGCCGTCGGATCAGCAGCAACGCCGCAGCGTCGTCGTTCGTCGCCGCGTCGCGTTCCACCGCATGGTCCAGCTTGTCCAGGTGCTCGTTCAGCTCCCGCACCCGCTGAAACTTGGCCGCCGCCTGCCCCTGCGTGTGCGCGGTCGAGTAGATCGCCTGCCGGCGGCCCTTGCCGTCGCGGCCGGTCACCAGCAGCGGCGCGTTGTCGAGGTCGTCGGCGAGGTGAACGTCGGTCCACGCCGGGGGGATGGACTTGCCGAACCGCTCCCGGAAGCTGCCGATCTCATCCGGTGTGGCCGGGTGCATCAGATCGACCCACCGGCCGTCGCGGGGGTCACGCGGCTGGTCCGGGTCGAACGCGGCTACGTCACCCGCCGCGGACACCTTGCCCACGTTGCGCCGGTCACCGGGATAGACGCCTGTAAACTGCTTGTGGTAGACGCTGCACAGACCCTTCGGGTCCCGGACATACTTCCGGAGCTGCCGTACGCACCGCGTCCAGTCCCCGGGAGTGTTCCACCGGATCTTCAGGCCGCCTTTGCCGGCGGGGCTCCAGTACCGCCGCAGCGGCGCGTCGGAGCGGGTGATCCGGCGGGACTGCTGCGCCTGCACCTCGACGGCCGGGGCTGGCATATCGTCGTCGGTCAGACCATCCACGTCCAGGTCCGAGCCCTCACCGGAAAGCGGGGTGTCGACGTTCTCGCCAGCGAACGCGACCCTGATCCGGTCCATCCTGACCGGCCCGGCCCGGTCGGCGAGGTGGGCCACGTTCATCAGGTCGTCGGAGTAGACCAGCGTCAGGTGCGGCCGGTAGGGGGCGTGCTGTTCCGGCAGGGCCAGCCCGTGCTGCCTGGCGGCCTCGGCAACAGCGGCCTCGGTCATGCCTTGCACGTCTTCGAGCCCGTCGCCGCCCAGCTCCAGCACGATCGCCGTGTCCTTGTCGGCCCGGTGCGGGTTGAACGCGGCCAGAGCCATGCCGTCGACCTCGCCCGGTGGGATCACCTCGGCCAGGTCCCGGACGGCCTCGACGATCGCCTGCCGCGCGTCGGGCGGGTAGGCGTCGGCGTCACCGAGGAACAGCAGCGTCACGTGCAACTGGTCCTGGTCTTCGCCGCCGTCGGTGGCCAGCCGTTCGGCGTCGGCGGGTGACGGGAGCAGGGCAACCATCGCCCCCGACTTCACGTCGGACGCGGCAGCAACCTGCACCAGCGGGGGTGCCCCGCTGCCCGACCCGGCCGCCACCGTGACGCCCCGGGAGGTCGACCGGCGGACGGAGGAGAAGTAGAACAGGTCGGCAGCCTCGGCGACCTCCTCGACGTTGTCGAAGGCGCGGGGCAGAGGATGGTTCAGCGTGTTCGGCCACGACATTGACCAGCCGCCAACCTCGGCGCGCATCGTCAAGGCCGAGGGCGGTCCACCAGGCTCGCCGGGTGGGCCGTCGCGGGACACGACCACCGCACCGCCGGGCAGGTCCACCCGCAACGCGGTCAGGTCCGCCTCCGGGTCGGCAGTCTGGCCGAACTCGTCGAAACCCTCGTCGACGATGTTGATCGCGTAGCCGATGCGCTGCCAGTCGGCGAAGCTGTACCGCAGGTCCACCTGCCCGCCGTCGGGGGTGGGGGCACGCAGCCCCACCTGGTTGCCGTCGAGGAACACGTCCACCGGTCCGGAGGCGGTGTCGGCGCGGCCAGCGGCCGACAGCAGCACCACCGTGTCGGCGAGCTGCCGGGCCTCGCCCCGGGTCAGCCGGTGGGTGGTGTCGTCGGCGAGCAGCTCCAGCTGCCAGCCGTCGCCGTCGGGGGTGATCTGCGCGAACCCGGTCGGCGGGCTGGTGCCGGGGGTGTAGGTGGCGGCGGACACCGTGCCGTCGATTTCTTGCGGTCGCAGGTTCAGCAGCCGGCTCAGCTTCCCCGTCGCCTCCGCGTCCAGCGCCCCGGACGAGTTGGACCCGTAGGACAGGTGAACACCGTCTGGGCGGGCGTCCACGGTCAACGCCCCGGCGGCGGTTTCCAGGACGGTCGACAGGATGCTGCCAGCCGGTCCGTCGGTCCACCGGCCGTCGCGGGGGTCACGCGGCTGGTCCGGGTCGAACGCGGCTACCGCCGTACCGGCCAGGGCGGCGAACACCGGGCCGAGTACCTCGTCCACCACCCGCTGCAACGCGTCCCGCACCGGCTCCACGTCGTCCGGGTCCAGCTGGATCTCGGCCTGCTCCTCGTCACCTTCCCAGCCGATGGTGACCAGCCCGTTGCCGTACAACGCCAGCTCGACTTCGCTCCTCAGGCCCACCGAGTAGATCAGGGTGTTGGATGCGGCGTTGTCGGGGATGTCCACGTCGAGCAGGTCGTCCAGCCCGTCGACCAGCTCCTGCGTCTCGTCGGTGGTGAGGGTGGTTCCGACGGTTCCGGCGGCGCCGAAGGTCAGGTCCACGTCGCCGACGTCGTCGGCGCGCAGGTGCAGGTCTCCGGAGGACGTTTCCAAGGTGACGCGTGGCAGGCCGGGACCGCCGCGGCCGCGGTTGCCGTGGGTCTGCTGGTTGTGCCCGCCGCGCAGGTGCGCCACCACGGCGGTGCCGGCGTCAGCCTGGACCCCGTACAGGGCACCCACATCCTGCAACGACTTGAGGGTGCCCACCCCGGGTGGGGTCACGCCGAGCAGCGCCACCGCGGTCAGCACGAACGGGTGGGTGTGGCCGATCTGGCAGCGGTGGTCGTAGGAGCCCTCCACGGACCGGTCCGGGTAGGCCGATGCGGCGATGTCACCCAACCAGCCGGGCATGCCCACGAAGTCGCCGACGAGGGTGTGGCCCTGGTTCGTCAGGGCCAGGTTGTCAACCCAGCCGACGGCGGGGACACCGGTCGGGTTGCCGGCCCACAGCGGCGTCTCACCGCGGGAGTGGCCCAGCTTCAGCACCGGCCGGCGGACGGCAGGGCACTTCAGCGCGGCGGCTGCGGCTACCAGGTCGTCACGGGAGGCGGTCCACTGCCCGGTGCTGATCTTCCACTGGCCGGTGTGGACCAGCTCGACCCGGTTCAGCCGGGCCAGCGGCGGGGCGGTGGGCACGGCGATCTCGACCACAAGGCACCTCCAGGGGGGAGAGCGTGCCCGTAGGCGAAACCTACTGTGGGACGAAACGCAGCGGGCCGACCGTCAGCGGGCCGACTCCAGCGGCTCCCGATCCTCCGGGTCGTCCACCACAACCTTCTTCCACCCGACCTCAGGACCGAACCAGGTCAGTCCCGGCTCCGGCGGCGGCCCCGGAGGGGGCGAGGAGAGGTCAACCTTCTTGGCGTTCGGGTCCCTGCGGAACTCTCGGTTGGTGGCCATCTGACCTCCTCTTTCATCTCCCATTGTACCCCTGGGAGCGGGTCGGCGCAGGCTCAGGTTCCCCTGCTGGCAAAGGCGTCGAGCACATCCGCGAGGCTGCTGGCGACGTCCGCCGCCTCCCGCGAGCCGTACGGGTTGCGCTGCTTGTCCCGCACCTCGTCAACGATCGCACGCAGTTTCGCCGACGCTGCGGCGAAGTCACCGGTTGCGTCGCCCTCGGCCAGGATCTGTTCGATCCGGGGCAGGTCAACCGAGTACCGGATCCGGTCGAAGTCTCTCTGGAACCGGCTGCGCACCCCGTCGAGCGGCTGCGGGACCCGCTGCCGGTAGTCATTCTCCAGCCGCCGGGCGGCGGACAGAGCGAACCGTCGCGCCTCGTAGCCGTTGTCCCTGGCCTCGGTCAGTCCGTACTCGCGTAGCCGTGCGGCGGTAGCCAGATCACGGTCCGGGTCGCTGCCGGCCCGCAGCATTTCGATGATCTCGTCTCGGTGCTGCGGGTCCAACCCAACCAGGGACATAGCGCCGAGCCCGTCGCCCCGGTACTGGCCCTGTAGCAGCGGCTCCCGCAGCCTTTCGGGCACACTGCGGTCGACTTTCGCCTTGACCGCGAGCATGTTCCACGTACCGCTCCGGTCCAGACCGGGAGTCTGCGCACGCAGCATGCCGACCACCTCGCCGACACCAGCCCCATCGGCCCTGCGCCACTCGGCCAGGTCGATGCCGGTGTTCCACGGGATGCCCGCCCCCTCGACGGCCTCGGCGAACGCTCTGGCTTCCTTCTGGGTGCGGAAACCGCTCAGAACTGGAGCGTTGCGCATGACACGCGGGACAACGATGTCGTAGCCGCTTCTACCCTTCATCACCAGCAGTTGGCCGCTCGGGGACAGCAAGCCCCACTTGGCCCCGGCGTCATCCGGAATCCGGTCCGCGAGCGCCTCGTCGGCCTCTAGCCACGCGGTCAACTCGCCGAGCCCCTGGAATCCCTCACCGGAGTCCAGCCGGGTCTTGATGTCGGCAAGTTCGGCGGCCTTCCTCGCCGCCGCCTTCTCCGCCGGATCCGTGGGCTCCGGCGTCTCGCCCCGCCGGGCCAGTTCCTGTTTGAGGTTCCGGTCGACCCGCATGAAGCGTTCCTGCGCCTGCTCCAGGGCGTCCTGGTCGCGGAACGGCCGACCCACCCGGGCGCGCAGTGCCTCAATGTCCTGGCGGGCCTCGCGGGTTCTGGCGACGTGGCGGGTGAGGGTCCTCTCCATGCGGCCGAGGGCGTTCTGAAGATCGCCGATGACGTCGGTCGAGTTGAGGTCGCCGCGGCGAACACTGACGGACCCGGGTACGCCGACCAGCTCGACGCTGAAGCCGGTTTCTGTCCGGCCGGCCCGCAGCGGGAACCCCCGAAACTCTCCGATCACGGTGGGCGCGTCGCGTGCTGTCCGGATCTGCTTGCGCAGCTGCTGCTGCGCCTCGGTCCGGTCCCGGTAGTCGGTGCCGCCGAGGGATATCTTGAACCTCTTGCCATCGACACGCTTGGGAAGCGCTTCGTTGATCTGGGCGATGGCCTGTTCGGACCGGGCGACGTCGGCCTCACCGTCGGTGATCCGCTTAGCGATGTTGCGCTGGTCAGCCTCGTGGTTACGCCGCGCCCGCTGCAACCGCGTCAGATCGGCGCTGGCGTCGGCGTGCTCGATCAGCCACCGGTTGCCGGTCCCGAGGGCGGTGACTTCCTGCGCGGTCAGCGCGAACTCGCCGACATCGTCCACCTCGCGCACATCCAGCCGGCCCCGCATGACCTGGTTGATGAACGTGCTCTTGGTCGTGATCGCCTGCCAGATGTACGCGTCGAACGACTGCTCGGTCACGTACCGGATGACCTCTACTTCGGGGTTCTTGTTGCCCTGCCTGACGATGCGGCCGTCGCGCTGCTGCACGTCGACCGGCCGCCACGGCGCGTCCACATGGTGCAGCGCAACCGCCCGGTCCTGCACGTTGGTCCCGACGCCCATCTTGGCAGTGCTGCCGACCAGAACAGCCACCCGGCCGTCTCGGGCAGCGGCGAACAACTCGGCCTTCTCCTGGTCGGTGTTCGCCTCGTGGATGAACCGGACCCTGTTGCGGGGGACGCCCCGCTCGACCAGCTTGTCCCGCAGCGCCTCGTAGGCGACGAAGTCGGCCAGGCCGCTACCAGCCTCGTCCTGGTCGGACCCGCTGGTCTTCTTCCTCTTGCCGCCGGGGGTGCCGATGTCGCTGAACACCAGTTGCAGCGCACCCGGGACGCCGACGGGGTTGCCGGCTCGGTCGGTGTACACCGCATCCTTGTTCTTCTCGTAGATGGCCGCGATCTTGCCGGCGGCGACGTCCAGCTTCGTCGGCTCGGCGGTGTCGCGTCCCACCATCTGAAGGTCCAGCGCGGCGGCCCGCCCCTCGCCGGTGATCTTCAGCATGTTGTCGCCGCCCTTTTCGGGCGGGTACGGAATCGTCTTGGCGCGGGCGACCAGCTGCTCCATGAAGTCCAGCAGTTCCTGGCTGGGCGGCACCACCACGGTCTCCGGCGCCCGGGTACGGTTGCCGTCGGCGTCGACCCGCTCCACCAGGTCGGGAGTCTTGACGATGTCCTTCAGGTCATCGGCGGTCTTCACGTCGGAGGCGACCAGCCACGGCCGCAGGAACTCCGGCAGGTTCACGAACTTCGCGAACCGGGAGTGCTGCCGCAGCCCGCCGGTCGGCGCGACCTCCAGCCTGGTGGTCATCTCGCCGAAGTTCGCCGCCCACTCGTCGAATGTCTCGACGCCCATGTCCTCAAGCAGGTCCGGACGCAGGTAACGCATCATCGTGTACGCCTCGGACACCGAGTTGGCGATCGGTGTCGCGGTGGCCAGCGTCGCCACCCGGTCGTTACGCGAACGCAGGTGGTGCAGCTTCATGTGCAGATCGGTGGCGATCTGACTGCCGGGAATGCCCAGGCCCTGAATGCCCGACGGGGTACGGAGGTTCTTGTAGGTGTGGGCCTCGTCCATGAACAGGTAGTCGATGCCGGTGCTCTCGAACGTCAGCCCCGGGTCCCGGTCGGTGCTGCCGACCTGGTCCTTGATGCGCTGCTCGGCCTTCTCGACCTGCCCCTCAAGCTCCTTGACGGTCGGGTCGTTGTCCAGCGCCTCCCCTACCAGCTTCCGAAGCGCCTCGTCGCTGGCGCCTTCGTTGTCGGCGCGGACCCTCTCCACCACCTGGGCGCGGCGCCTGGCGGCCGACCGCCGCAGCGGCTCAACCTCCCCCGCCAGGTAGTCCCGCTCGGTCTCGCTGGACACCGGAATCCGCTTGAACGCGCCCTGGGTGAGGATCACCGCGTCCCAGTCGCCGGTGGCTGCCTTGGCGACGATCTCGCGCCGCTTCTCGCCGCCCTTGTCGCCCTTCAGGTCGTCGGACCCGATCGCGAGCACACGCGCCTGCGGGTAGCGCTCCAGGAACTCGCTGGTCATCTGCTCCAGCATGTGGTTGGGCACGACGATGGCGGGCTTGCGCACCAGACCCAACCGGCGCATCTCCATCGCACCGATGACCATGGTGGTGGTCTTGCCGGACCCGACCTCGTGCCACAGGCCAACCGAGGGCTCGGCGATGATCCGCCGGACAGCCGCGCTGCGGTGCGGGAAGGCGTAGAAGCCGTCCCGGTTCAACCCTGGCAACTCCAGGTCCGAACCGTCGTACGAACGCAGCACCAACGAGTTGAACCGGCGGTTGTACGTGTCCTGAAGGTCCCTCTGCCGGGTGGGGTCTTCCCACAGCCACTCGGCGAAGCGGTCTGCCATCTCCTGGGCCTTCGCCTGCGCCTGCTCGGTCTTGTCCCGGTTGAGCTTGCCGTCCTCGGTGACCCGGATCGGCTTCTGCCCCAGGATGTCCTCGGCGATGTCGACGCCGGACATCTCCCGGATGCCCCACTCGGTGGTCGCGGCGGTGCTCCGCTTGCGGTCCGACCTGACCTTCCAGGCGTTCGCGTGCGGACGCTCAACGGTCAGCGTCGGGTCCCGCAGGATCTCCCGCAGGAACTGCTGCACGTACGCCGGTTCGATCCACCCGGCGCCCATCTTGGCGTTGATGTCAACCGGGGTCAGGTCCGGCGGCAGGACCCGCTCCAACGCCTCCACGTTCGGCGCGAACGCGTCCGGGTCCTCGGCCGCAGCCAGGCGGGCCACGTCGAGCTTCTGCCGCACGTTGCCTGACAGGTACTCGGCCGCCGGTGCGAGCCGGCCGCTACCTGGCTCGTCGAAGACCAACGTACCGAGACGGTCCCGGGCGGTCGGCTCGTCGACGTCGAGCAGGTCAGCGATGTGGGCCAGGTCGACCTCGCCGAGCTGGTCCACGGTGATCGCCAGCGCGTCTGCGGCGCTTTCCGCGCTGGTCCTGGGGGTGCGGGGGGCGATCGTGCGACGGTGGAAGATGTCGGTCTTGGTGGCGTTGCCCGTGAGCGGGTCGTAGTTCTCCAGGGCGCGCACCGCGGCCGAGAACGGGTCGCTGCGGAATCCGCCCTGCGGTGGGCGGGTGCGGGTGACCCGCTGCTCCTCAACGTCGTCCTCGTCCTCGCCGCCCTTCGGGGCGCGCCGCTTCTCCGTGAAGCGGCTGACCGGCCCCCACTTGGCGACGTAGCCGTCGTAGATCTCGTTGAGGTCTTCGCGGAGCCGCTTCATCTGCTCGGTGTCGTCGCCGCTGGAAGCCTCGGCGTTGACCAGGTCGATGCTGGTGTCGCGCAGCCGCAACAGCTCCCGCAGCTCCTCCCGCTGTGTCGCGGGAACCTCGTGCGGCTGCTCCACCCCGCGGGTGACACGGCTGAAGGTGCCGTCCGGGAGGGCACGCAGGAACCCCTCGGGCACACGGTCCGGCCCGGTTTCGGCGAACGCGGGACGCGGGCGCTGCCCGGGGGTCTGGGTCAGCCCCATCGCCTGAGCCCGTGAGACGACCTTGTCCAGCGCCTCCCTCAGCGCCGGCCCAGCGTCCGCGTCGCCGCGAACACCGAAGGCATCCTTTGGTCCGCTGCCCATGACCATCGTCCCGAGCACCATGTCGGGGTTGTCGAGGAAGTGCCCGTTGACCGACACTTCCCGGTCGTCGTCGCCGATGGTGATCTTCCGGGCAGCCTGGAACGGCAGCCCGGCATACGGCGTGTCGGGCTCGCGGCGGCGGAACACCAGCAGGTCGGTCACCACCGCCGTGCCGGCCGCCTTCTCGTGCGCCCGCGACGGCAGCCGCACCGCCCCGACGAGGTCAGCCAGTTCGGCCATTTCCTCCCGCGCGGCCGGGCTCATCGAGTCCATCGTGTACCGGGAGGTGATGAACGCCCCGATCCCGCCCGGGCGGGTCATCCGCAGCGACTTGAGGATGAAGTGGTTGTGCATGTTGTGACGGCGGCCCGGGTTGTACTCCGGGTCAACCAGCTTGGTGTCGGAGAACGGCACGTTGCCGATGGCGGCATCGAAGGCACCGTCGCGCGTCTTGGTGTCAGTGAACGACTCTGCCCGCACGTCCGCGTTCGGGTACAGGGCGGCCGCGATCGAGGCGGTGATCGGGTCCAGTTCCACCCCGGTCACGTGGGTGTCGGGTGCGACGTCCTCCGGCACCATCCCCATGAACGTGCCCGACCCGCTGCCCGGCTCCAGCACCTCGCCGCCGTGGAAACCGAGGCCTCGCACGGCGTCCCAAATCGCGGCGACGTAGTCCGCGTCGGTGTAGTGCCCGGTGCGGGTCGTTCGCCGCGCCGCCGCGAACTCCTCCGGCGTGAGCAGGTCCTTCAGCTCGGCCTGCGCGTCGGCGAACCTGCCACGCGGGGGTGGCTCCTTGAACACGTTGGGCAGCGAACCCCACCCGGACCAGCGGGCCAGTTTCGCCTGGTCCTCAGCCGACGCCGGCCGGCCGGATTCTTGCAGGTCCCGCAGGGTCCGCAGCGCCACAAGGTTGGCGTCCAGCCGCTTGGTCGCCGTGTTCGGCGCGAGGTCGGCCTGACTGCGCGGGCGGAAAACCTGGGTGGCGTCTACTCGCCAGTCTCGCCCTCCGGCGCCTCGTCGTCCTCCGCCCGGGGCAGCATCTCCGCCAGCACTTCCCGCTCCGCGGTCGGCCGGGCCGCCATCATCCGTTCCCACCGCTCCTGGAACGGCCGGTCCGCCGGGATCGTCTCCTCCAGCGCCTCCGCCCGGTCGAGTACCCGGGTCTCGATCTGTTCCCCCAGGTTCTGGAAGAACGTCTCCCGGCTGCTCATCTGGGCGTACTCCGCCGGCCGGTACTTCTGCCAGTGCGCCATCGCCATCCGGCCGTACTGATTCATCCGAACCCGGCCCCCCTCTGTCGACCTCTGGCAGGACGGATCGTAGCAGCGCCTGGCCGATCTCCTCCCGCGTCGCCGATTTCGACACCTCGACTCCACGGCGGACGGCGGTGCGGCGCAGCTGGTCCCCGCTGAACCCTTCCAGCGGGTCACCGGCCTGGTTACCGGCCTTCCAGGTCTCGATGCGGGCGGCCAACCGCTCGCGGAACTGGCCACCCTTGCCGCCTAGGGTGCCTTTAGGCCAGCGTGGATGGTGGTCAGCATTCCATGCCGCCTCGACGTCGCCATCGCCGTCGAGTTCGCCAGCCACGCGGGCCAGCGCCCACAGCAAGTCCTCGATGTCATCGTCGGCTGCGCCGTCCGCACTGTCAGCCCGGCGGCGGCGGCTGATCCGCGCCCGCAACTGGCCTCGGCAGCGGCTGCGCCCCTCGCACTGCCAGTACCGGCCCACCGGGTAGTCAGCCAGCGCCCCGGCCAGCGTCTCGTACACGGTGCCGTCGATCTCGCGGCACGGACCGCACGTGTTGGTGTCGTTGCGCTCGTCCGCCACCCACACCACCGGCACGCCCAGCGCCTGTAGCCCGCGGAACACCGCCGCACGGCCCAGATGCACCGCAGCGTGCACAGCAGCTGCAAGCTCCCCGGCGACAAACCCCCGCGCCGCGCCGCGCTGCTGGGTGGTGGCGGTGGAAGTCAGATCCTCGGCCGCCCGGGTGACCGCGGCGGCGGCGTCGTCGGGGTCGGCGTCGGGGCCGGCTGCCAACACGGCCCGGGCAGCGGCGGACGTGTAGCCGCCGACGATCAGGTGGGCGGTGGCGTCGGCCAGCTGGTCCAGCCGTGCCGTGTCCACGTCGGGTAGGCCCGGGTCGGCCCCCTGTGCGGCGACCGCGGACCGGGCGGTGCGGGCCGACGTGGCGGCCACGTCACGTAGCTGCGCCCGCAGCCCACCGGCCACCGCCCCGACCAGGCTGGGGCCGACCGTCAGTGTCGCCAGGGTGGCGACGGTTCCGGCGGAGGCGGCTTCGGCTGCGGCCTGGGCCAGCGGCGGCACGATGGGCGCGGCCAGCAGCGGCCAGGCGGCCAGCAACGCCAGCAGCGCGGCGGACGAGTCTTCCTCGACCTGCCGCATCTCGTCCTCGGCCTGCTGCTGCTCGTCCTGTTCGGTCTGGGCGGCGACGAACAGGTCCGGCTGCTCGTACCGCACCGGGCCGGGCGGTGCGGCAGCCTGCACCGGGCCGGATGGCGCCGGCTTGGGCTCAGGCCCGGGCGGGGTCGGCCCGGGTGCGGGACTGCCTCCGGCCGGCGGGTCCTGGCCGGGCACCTGCACCGGCCGACTGCGGTCCGGCGCCGGCAGCCGGTACTCTTTGCGGACCCACTCCTCCAGCCCCGGATCGGCTGACAGGGCACCGGAGGCCAGCAGCAGCTGCAACGACTCGGCGGTCACCTCACGGCGTGAGGCGATCCCCGACGCCCACACCTTCGGCACCGGCTCGTCTTCGTCGTCCCAGTTCCACGCGACCAGCCGGGCGGCGACCTGCCGGGTCACCACGTCGGCGATCTCCTCAGCGATGGACTCCAGGGCCAGCGTCCAAGCGTCGATGAACGCGACGCCCAGCGCCCTGTTGCCGGTGGCGGTCTGCCCGAGGTCGAGGTGGCCCATCAGCGCCATGGTGGACATCTGCTGGTCCAGCCACTTCACGAAGCCCATCGTGTCCGGGGTGCCACCGGACAGGCCCACCAGCTCCAGCCACGCACCGGGTGGCATCGCCGCGCCGGCGGTGTCCCCGGCCCGGGCGGCAGAGGCCATCTGCTGCGCCTGGGTCATCTGCGCCGGGGTCGGTGACATCGACTCCGGCCAGCGGACCACCGGCACACCCATGCCGAACCGGCGGGAGGAGGTGGCGAGGACCCGCATCATCTCCCGCTTGAACAGCCACGGCGCGAACGCCGGCCTAAGCAGCGAGGTGCCGAACCAGGACGCGCCCTCACGTTCGTGGCAGTACCACGCCAGCCGGTCCGCGCCGATCTCCGGCTTGTCGAACGGCCCGGCTGCCATCTCCTGGGAGATGCCGGCGAACGTGCCCCGCCGGGGCTCCACGTGGATCTGGGTGATGGTGTGCTGCGGCCGGTCCCACAGGCCGACCAGGTGCGCCCGCCCGTCGCCGCCGATCTTGGCCTCAAGCTCGAACCCGGCATGCCCGAACGGGAGCATCGTCAACGCCGAGCGGAGGTGGTCGTGCCACGACAGGCCGTGGGCCGTTCCCACACCCGGGTTGTCGCGGCCGATCACCGGCAGGTCCAGGTCGTGGGCCACCAGGTCGACCACCTCGCGGCGGCAGCCGGTGGCGTCGATCTGCCAGGTGGCACGCAGCAGCATGTGGCAGTAGCCGGCCAGCACCGCCGCCAGCTTCGCATCCCGCCGCATCGCGTTGTAGGTGGTCACGGACTGGGGCCACGCCACGTCCGGTACGGTCTCCAGGGCGTCGACCAGCAGCCCCTCGTACGCCGAGTCCTCGACGTACCCGCGCAGCGACGTGGGCGGCTTGAACACCTTGGCGCCGTTGGCGTGGGCGGCCATGATGTCCGCCGGGTGCGCCATCACCGTGGCGCCGTTGACCGGTCCGTCTGGCAGCGGGTCCACAACCCACCCCCCTCGGTGCCGGGTCGGTCCGGGAGTTCAGCCGGTCGGGTGTCGGATACCGGACGCGGGGGTTGCCCGGGCGCTACCCATGCGAGGACCATGGCCGGGAAGTGGGCGCACCCCCGGCGCCCCTCCAGACCCGCGCAGGAGACGCCGATCATGGGCATGTGGCAGAACCATCGAGCCCGGCAGGCCGGGAAGTACCAGAAGGTGGTAGCACAGCAGCAGGCGCAGCTCTTGCGGCAGCAGGTCGCCATGTCCCAGCCGGCCCACACGCAGGCCACCTGGCAGGCCGGCTACGAGCAGGCGCGGGCCGACGGCTGGCTTGACGGCTGGCGCGCCGGGCAGGCTGACCTGATTAACGCGCTGAAGACCGGCCGGGTCCGATGGGAGGACATCTCCCGGTGATCGCGCTGGGCTGCCTGGACGGCTAGAACGACACCGTCTCCAGGTCCACCTGGCCGTTGCCGCCGAACGGGTCCGGGTCGGGGTCCGGCGCACCTCCTACGGTGGCGTGCCCGGCCCGGTTCAGCAGCGGCGCCCACTTGGTGATCGACACCCGCGTCGCCAGCGACCCGACGTCCACGGTGTCGTCGTGCGCCGCCGCCGGGAACGCCGCGTGCTCATCGATCCACGTCGGCAGCCAGTGAGCACCGGCCGGCAGCCACACCCGCCCACCCGAGCACCACGCCGAGTACGGCAACGCCCGGGACAGCTTGTCCTGCTCGGCCTGAACCGGCGAGACCGGCACGCCACTCTGGGTGGCCTCCTTCACCAACGTGAACCCGTACTGGGACGCCTCCGCAAACAGGGTGTCCAGTTGCCACCGCTCCACCAGCGGCCGGGCCTGCGCGAAGTGCTGCTCCTCGCCGATCTGCGCCCGGGTCACGTCCAGCAACACCAGGTCCCCGGCCAGCGTCCGCGCCCATGCGGCGATCACCGTGTAGTCGGCCGAAGTGCGGGTGGACGCGGCAAGGTCGACCGTGCCGAACCGCCACGAGTCCCGCAGGTCCGCAACCCGGCCACCGAGGTAGATCCGGTGCTCTCCGGCGGGGGTCCAGTACCGCCACCAGAGGCGCTTGAACAGGTTCCCCTCGGCGGGTGCCGGCCGCTGCTGGAACAGAGCCGCCCACACGTACTCGCCGACGTCTTTGCGGCGTTCTTCCCAGTCCTTCGCGGTCCGGCCGCGGGCGGAGGTCATGTACTCGCCCTCGGCGCGACCGAGCAGGTCCGTTTTCGGGTTCTCGCACTGGGCGGGGATCGAGACGACCCGCCACTTTCCGCCGGCGGCCTTGTCGCCCTCGGTCTCCAGCAGCTTGCCAGCGAGGTCGGATTCGTGCCAGCGTGTCGTCATCAGCAGCACTTTGCTGTTCGGGCCGAGCCGGGGAATGGCCACGGCCTGCCAGAACCGCCACGCGCGCTCGCGGTATTTGACCGAATTCGCCTGTTCGAGGTCTTTGTGAGGATCGTCTATAATGAGCAGATCCACAGCCTTGCCAGATAGACTGCCAGCGATCCCTACGCATGAGACACTCCCATGTGTACCTCTGACCCGCCAGTAACCTGCGGCTGGGCGCTCATAGAGCCGCAGCCCAAGGTCGATCTGATCCTCGGCCCCACTGAACGTCTCCACGTCCAGCCGCAGCTGCCAGCCCCACCGTCGCGCTATGTCATCGGAGTACGACACTATGGCAACGCGAGTCCCGGCGTCCTGCGTGAGGGTCCATAGGGGAAAGAAGCGGGAGCACCGCTCGCTATTGTGGGTCGGCAGCATCCCTTCGCCGACCAGGTACAGCCCGTCATCGGTGTCGACCGTGATGCAGCGGCCGACGTTCGGGGCCTCTGCCGCGATGGCGGTTATCGAGGTGCGCTTCCGGGCGCCTCCCAGCCGTACCGCAGCCTTGCGCTCCAGTCGTGCCGGCCCTTGGTCGTGCGGAGTGAAGGTGACCCGCCACATCGCGAGCTTCCCCTGAATCCCCGACGACGAGAGCTTCGGAGGCGTCGGACGGTGCACATGGGCTCGGTAGCCGAGCGTACGGATCAACTCGGCGGTACTGCGGACCAGGCCCTCGTTGGCGTTGTCGAAACTGACCTGCCCACTCGCGGACACATGCCCGTCCGTGTCGATCAGACCGGCCAGCAGCGCCCTACGCTGCCGAGTGGAGGCCCGCAGGTACGCCGCCGGGATGTGCTTGTTGCCGAAAACGCCGGCCTCACGCAGGTCACGCTGCATTTGGCCGCTGTAGTACGTGGTGATGATCCCGGTGGTTGGATGGACGCAGCGCGCGGTCGCGGTGTAGGCCATCTCGTAGCAGTCGTCCGGGTGGTGCGTGATGGCGGGCTTGGTCGTGCTGCCATCGCCGAGCCACACGCCAAGCGTGTACGGCTCGACGGGAAGGTCGACATCCGGGCAGTCAAGGGCCTCACGCAGCGGCAGGAAGAAGCGGTACCAGTGGCCGCGCTTTCCCGGCGGCCCCGACGATAGAGGGACGGCGGCGAGCTGCCTGGTCTCCATCGTGAGCCAGCGTCCACGCTTACGATCCCAGACCGTCCACTCATGCGCAGGGTGGACCAGGATTGATGTGTGGTCGCTGAAGTGGACGCGCAGCGAGGCCATCGCGGGCTCGTGGACCTCCGCCACCTTGACCTGCCGCCCACTGGGGTGGAACACGACCGACCCAGGACGCAAGTCACCGTGCCGGACCCACCCATCAGGCGTTGGTACGCGGGTGTCGTCCGCTACCAGCTTGCCTTCCTGAGGTGGAGCGAAGATCATCAATCTCTTGTCGCGCCCGTCGGCGAGATCCAGCAACGCCTGGTCGACGAGCCGCAGCGCCGGGGTCTGGATCATCCGGTTGTCAAGCTCAACCGCCATGTCCCCGGGCGCGGCCCAGCGGCGCGGCTTGGACTCGAACGAGCGGGCGGCATACTCCCAAGGTGACAGCTCGGGGCGCCTGTCCATCATCACCATGCGAACCACCGCCGGACGGCAGCACGGGCACGGGTAACCTCAGCCATGTCGACTCCAACCAGTCGGCGACAGCCCGGTGGGTGTTAGCCGCACCTGCCGGGCCTTACGTTGATGTCATTATCGCACGTCGGTGCGACAGCGGGTCAGGCGGCGAGCCCCCCCGCGATCGCCCGCAGATGCCGCACCACCACGTCCGGGGCGCGCTGCTGCTGCTCCGGCGTCAACGCCAGATCGGCCAGAATCCGGCGGATCACATCCGACAACAACGCGCCCTGCTCCTCAGCAAGGCGGACCTTCCGCTCCTCGATGCCGGCCGCGATCGCCGCCTTGACCACGGCGAGCAGGTGTTTCCGCTCCTCCTGCCACAGCCGTATCCAGGCGTGCGCGGTCGCCGAGTAGGTGGTGTCGGTACCCGGGAACTCGCCAGAGTCGCGGGCCACTTCCTCGGTGCGTCCCCAGATCACCTCGTCGGGGGTCAGCGCCTGGACCTGCTTGTGCAGCCAGTCCACGGCCCCGGCGGTGCGGTACACCTCCTCCAGGAGGGCGTCGCGGGGGTCGATCTCACGGGGGAGGCCGAAGGTCTTCACCGCCGCGGCGGCCTGCGCCTTGGCGGCATGCTTGTTGTGATTCTCGGTGTTGCCCCCGTGGAGCTTGCAACAGCCGACGCCGCGATGCGCGGTACCCCAGCCGGCCGGGCGTTCACAGGGCTCGCCGGTGCCGCCACGCTTCTTGTCCCGCTTCGGCGCGCCACAGAACGGACTGTCATGACCTTGACTGGAAGGTGTGTCTGTCAAGACCTTCACCTCCAGCGATCATGGACCGGCAGCCGCCACCTCGGACAACGTTTCGTAGATCTCATGCCAACCCGCTGGTGGCGCCTCCCCGGCGTGCCGCCACTCCGACTCGGCGATATCCATCACGGACAGCAGCAGCAGGGCACCCTCGGGGCCAACCACTAGCGTCGGCCCGGTGACTACCCGAATGTCGAGCTCGCCCCCTGCTGGGACGGCGTCCGCCGGGATCGCCCCGGCTGGTTGCTGCTCATCCATCTCCCGTAGTGCACGGGCCCGATGGGTTGGAGTGCAGCCCCCGTGGAACTTGCAGCGGCCGATGCCTGGGTGGTCGGTCCCGTAGCCAGCGGCCATGCCGCAGTCCTGCTGCGACCCGTCGCGCTTCCTGGCTCCGCACTTCTTGGTTGCCGGCTTGGTCGCGGTGGTCACGCCGCCAGCTCCTCGTCCAGCCCCACTGCACGCAGCCAACGGGCGGTATTGATCCGAACCGACGTGCCGATCCGGATGCTCGGCCACTCGCCGCTCTTTGCGGCCGCATAACCGTGGCGCTTCGACACACCTACGACTGCGGCGGCGCGCTCAACAGTGATCATCGGCTCGGTCGCCGGATCAGGGATGCTGCGCTCGACCGGCAGGTCGTTTTTCGTGACAGAGTTGTCGTGAGTCACGGAGTTCATTCTACGCGCAGGTGTTGGCCCGACCCACCCAGCGCGCCGAACGCTTGCGGTGCCAGGTGGAGCCGTCGGCCTCATTCGCGGAGCGGGAAGAACACGTCCATCGGCACGCTGGAGTCGCGCGGGTACGGCTTGTCGAGCGTCTCCAGCCACACCGCGTCGTCCGGATGGTGGCAGGCGTCCACGGCGTTCTCGCGGGTGGAGAACACGCCGCCCAGCTCCCAGTAGCCGGTCTCGGTGTTCTTGACCTGGGCGACGATCCAGACAGTGTCCACTGCCACCCCCCGGGGGCGCTACGCCCGGTCGATCGTTCCGCAGTCGGGGCATGCCCGTAGCCTGCCCAGCTCCATGACCCCGTGCTCGTGCAGGCCGTGGATGGGCAGCTCGACAGCGGACGGGAGCAGGCAGCGGTCGCACCAGTAGCCGGGTTCCGGGTCGCCGGCGGTGACGTGGACGGTGACCGTGGCGGCGTTGCGTGGCGCGGTGGCGGTCAGCTCGTCGCGGATCTGGCCGGTGACACGCCGCACGCCGGGCCCGAAGTCGGTCACGACGGTGCCGCCAACTCACCGACGCGCCGGTTCAGCCACCACCGGCCGCAGGGGATGCACATCGGCACGTCGGTACGGCTTCCCGCTCCGGCCAGTACAGGGCCGGGCGGCCGGAGCCGTCGAGGTAGACGATCCAGGACTTGCCGGCGGTGTCCTCGCCCTCGACCCAGCCGGCCCACGTCTCCGTGAGCGGCCGGTCCCCGGACGGGGTGTGCTCGATGCAGCCGTCGTAGCGGCCGATGGTGATGTTGGACATGGGGATGATCCCTTCGTGGCGAATCGGATGTGACTCGCCGGGCTCATCCCGCCCGGACGTTTGGTGGCGGCCCCACGATCAGCCCCGTAGTGGCGCGCGGGGGCTCGCGGGGGTTGCAGGGCCACACGGGGCCGCCAGCTCATGGGGAGGGGAGGGTATAACGCTTCGTGCCACCTTTGGCTAGCTGAACGGCTATCGCATATCTGGCGCTTATGCTGAGTCGTTAGGCTCCGAAACCAACCCGCAACGAAAGAGACGGCCTATGGCAACCGTTCAGGAGGTCCGCTACACCGACGACCTCACCGGCATGCAGCTCGACAGCGGCGCCTTCCGGACCGTGCGCCTGGTAGTGGACGACCGGGCCTACGAGCTTCACCTGTCCCCGTCGTCGGCCGCCGAGCTGGAGCAGGCGCTAGCCCCGTTCATCGGGAACGCGGCCAGCGGGAAAGCGAAGCCGCCGGCCCACACCCATCGGATCGGCCTGCCCACCCAGCGGCGGGCGGCGGTGGACCGTGAGCGGCGCCGGGCGATACGTGTCTGGCTTGTCGACAACTGGCGGGCCGCCGGGCTCGACCCGCCCTCGAACAAGGGTCGTATCCCACGGGCGTCGGTGAACGCTTACCACCGCTACGGCGGGGGGAAGGTTCCGCAGCCGGCCCCCAAGGGGCGGTCCAAATAAGGCAGCGGCCCGCCAGTTAGCCGAGTTGTGATTGTGAGGCTTCGGCCCCCGCCTTTCGGGCGTGGGTACCGGCCGGATCAGCAGCAGAGCAGGATCACCTTCACGCAAAGGCTGATCAGCAGCATGGGGAGCCACCTCCCTTCGGGGGGAAAGGGTGAAGCCCCGGCCCGCTTTCGAGGCGTACGACCGGGGCTCCATGCAACTTCCAACGGCTGCGTGGCGGTGACGGGATTTGAACCCGTGTCCTTCGGGTTATGAGCCCGACGAGCTACCGAACTGCTCCACACCGCTGCGCTTGTGGGGGCGGGGGCCGTGGCCGGTGCGGAAGCCGGGCATGGTGCCCGGCCGGCACGACCACCCGCCGGGGTCCAGCCTACGACAGGGCGGCGACAGGGGACCGGCGGAACGAGCCAGCGTTGGCCTGCTCGCTGCGACGGGTTTGCTGCTCCGCCTCGACCGCGTCCACGTAGCGGTACAACGGCCGGCCGTCCGGGGCGCGCACGTACGGGCAGAGTTTGCCGCGTCGCACCCAGTCCGCGAACAGCTGCCGGGACACACCCAGGCGACGGGCGACCATCGCCGCCGGTAGGGGCTGGTGCGGGTCGTTGACGTCCACCACGGCGGCCACCACCGCCAACCGACATGCGAAAGCCCCGCGCCTCAGGCGGGGGCCGGCTGTTTCTGGGCAGGATTCGCCGTTTCGACCATCGTAAAGGGGACAGGTGATCATGCCAAGTTGCGGGGTCAGGTCAGCGTGTCGGCGGGACGCCGGTAGGTCGGCCGCAGCAGCTCCCGCACCTGTTCGGGGGACCGCAGCGACGCCTCGTAGACACCCTGCCGTTTCGCCCATTCCGTGTAGTCCCCAGCGGTGAGGATCTTCCCGCACGATTGGCACTCCACATCCCCGGTGCCGTCGTTGCGCCGGTACAGCAGCCGCTTGTCGCACCGGTTGCACTCCACCCCCACGCACAGCTCCGGCGGCGGGTCGAACTCGTCCAACACGCCCATGAGCGTGCCCCGCAGCCGTTGCAGGGTGATGCGGAACTCGTCGATCGGGCCGTAGCGTTCCCTGGCCCAGGGCAGCCGGTTGGTCAGCCACCGGCCCAGCTCCGGCACGGTGGGCACCGGCAGCCGGCCGGAGCCCGGGGCGCCCGCGTCGGCCCAGGCCCGCACCTCCTGGTCCAGGACCGCGGCAACCGGGACGTGACCCACCTGGTCGTCGGCGGAAACCCACACCACCCCGCCCAGCACGGTACGCACGAACGGCGGCTCGAACGGCGGGTTGCGGGGCAGGTGCGCGATCAGGTCGGCCACCTCGGCCGGGGTCGGGGCGCGACCGGCCGCGGGCACCGGCTGGCGCTGCCGGACCGCGAACGTGCGGACCTGCTCCACCAGCTCCTCGCCGATGATCCAGTTGGTTTCCTGGTCGCGGACCGGCACCATCCGCAGCTCCCGCAGGGTGTGCTCCGCTGGTTCGCCAGCGGCAAGCTTCGGCACCTTCTCACCCGACACCGAATCCAACGGCTGCCCGTCCGGGCCACGTACCACCGGGCCGAGCAGGTCCAGCACGTCCAGCCTGACCGGGGCGGGGGAGCCGGTGCGGCTACGTGACACCCTCGGGTCCTTGCGGCGGCCCGGCGTAAGGCCGGCGCCGCCGACCGCCGACAGCGGATCCGCCCGGCGCCACTCGCCTTCCGGCGGCAGCCACTCCCGCGTCTGCGGGTCACGGCGGCGGGGGTGCCAGTGCCAGTACCACCGGTCGTCCGCCTCCCAGTGCTCCGGCAGGATCAGCTCCGGCAGCTCGGCGGTCTTGTCCGGGATCGAGGCGACCAGGATCGGCAGCCACCGCTCACACGGTCCGCACACCCGGCCGTCGCCCTTGGACGGGTCGGGGTTTCGGCTCCAGCAGCACGGGCAGGAGCCGCGGGTGCGCCGCTGCCGACCGCAGCCCTCCGAGCCGCAGCCGCCGGGCACGCTACAGGCGACGAAGGGACCCGAGTGGCAATCGCACCGGGCCGGGCAAGCGGTCGCTGAGCTGGTGGCGGTGGTGGCGGTTGGCGGCATGGTGTGGTCTCCCCGGCTAGGCTGGCGGTCAGCCGCCGGGGATTCAAGCGCCGTGCGGGGGTGGGTACGCGGACGGCCCGGACCGCAGCGGGGGAGCCGGGTCCGGGCCGTCCGGGTATCGTCCGTGCCCTTGCCGGGGAGCCTACCGGCTGGTAGGCGGGCAGGATGCGCAGCTCAGCCGGTGTGTCGGCCGGTGCCGGTAGGCTCGTGGGATGCCGAGCCGGCTACGGCGGCCCAGCGCCACACCCGGTAGGCCGCAGCCCGGCAGAGCTGAGGCCACGCCCCGGTAGCCCAACAAGCGCCGGGGCGCCCCAACCGCTCAGCTCTCACCTCGCGTCGGCCGGTCCAGCAGCCCCAGCAGCCCCCAGCCGCCGAACAGCAGCACCACCACAACCAGCATCCACCACCCACCCGCAACTCCGGCAGCAACGAGCGCCACGAACCAGGCCACGAAGCCGACCGCGGCCCAGGTCGTGACCCGCGCGTCGGAACGGCGGGCGGTCACTCCGCGCTCCAGTCGGGCGCGGTCACGTCCACGAAGCCCCGCCACTGCCAGCCGCCCTCGACCGGCACCATGATGTTCAGATTCCCGACCGGGTTGCGGGTCAGCCGCGCGTCGGGGAACCGCTCGGCAACCTGCCGCAGCACCTCGGCCAGCTCAGCCGGGGACGCGCTCGGGTCCAGGCGGTCAACGACGTAGCTCACCGCGGCCTCCAAGCCTCGTCGTACCCGTCCCGGCCGGCATACCCCGCAGCCAGCAGCCTGACCCGCCGGAGCACCCGAGCGTCCCGGCCGCAGTCGCACGCCTTGCCGCGCTCCTCGTCGTTGCAGGTCTCGCCGCCGTCCCGCTCCTCGGTGGCGGCGCGGCAGGTGTACCAGCAGTCGTCTTCCAGGACGAAGTGCTTCTCGGCGAGGATGTCGGCCAGGATCGCCCGGTGGGCTGCTACCAGGCCGAGCGCCGACGCAGGGCTGTAGCGGGTGAAGTGCCACTCCGCTGCTAGGTCACCCTCGACAACCACCATCCCGTCCTCAGCGGCGTGACGCATCCGACCGTGCGTGAACTGGTCGTCAAGGCGCTTCCCGCCCATGTCGTAGACGTGGTCGAGCGGTCGGACTGCCTGCGCCACCCGCTCATCCTCGTCGATCTGGGCTCGGGTCCACTCCACGATCTCGTCAGGTTCCGCCATCGTTGCCCCTCTCCGTCAGCCACCGTTCCACCTGTAGCCCACCCTGCCGTGGGCAGCCGTCCCGGTGTAGGTACGGGTCGGTGCCGTCGATCCGGGCCGGGCACCCACAGGCGGCTGTCGGCCCGTGCTCGGCGTGGTGCCGGGCGCCGCGCTCCAGGGCATCGGTCATCAGCTCCAGCTCGACCGCCTCGGCGGCCAGGTCCGGGCGCATCCGCCGGCCGGCGAAGTCCACCACCGAGTTGGCGCCCATAGCGCGGGCGACCTCGGGGGAGTTGGTGCGACCGACCAGCTCCCAACCTCCGCCGATCGGCTCCCGACGCTCGTACCAGCAGGTCCCGTCAGGCTGTCCCACCGGCGCTCACCTTCCCGTCCATCATCTGCCGCACCAACCACCACCAGCATGCCGCCGCGTACCAGGCCGCGAAGTACAGCCACGCCCCGGCGACGGCTTGCGAGAGCCCGGCCCACGGCGACGGGAGCCAGCCGGTGGCCCACCCGAGCGGCCACCACACGACCGCTCCCACCACCGCTGCGGCGAGCAGCCCGAAGGCCACCGGGGTCCGGCGGGGCAGCAGCGACCCGTACCAGCGCCACACCAGGGCGGACAGCAGCGGCCGGTCACCCAGCCACCCGAGAGCACGCAGCGCCAGGTCGTGGACCCGCTCCGGGTCGCCCCGGGCCGCCGCGTACAACGCCGGACGCACCACCCGCTCGTAGATCACCGGCGGCCTGTCCAGTCCGGCCGGCACCAGCCTAGGAACCGGTCACCCCACCAGCCCGCGGCGGCCGAGACGGTCAGCGTCGTCGCGGCCAGCAGCGGCAGCGACCCGGGCACCAGCAGCGCCCCGGCGGCCAGCCCGGCGAACGAGGCCACGGCCAGCAGCAGGTAGCGAGACGACCACGGCGGGCCGGTGAGGGTCCGGTCAGGCTGCACGGCGCACCTCCTCCCGGATCACCTTGACAGCCGCATCGAACCCGTCACGCCACGCCCAGCGCAGCCGGTTCCGCTCGGCTTCGTCAGCCACGTCGGCATACTCCGGTGGCTCCAGGCGTGGGTCCACGTCTGTCCGGGCAAGCTGCGCAGCTGCCCACTGCTCGACAACACCGAACAGCGAGGTCGCCTGCGGGTCAGGCTGCATGGACGTACACCTCCCCAGCCGGCACCGACGGATCGACGGCTATCCGCGTCGGCCCGCCTAGAACTCGGTGCACGCGCACCCCGCACGGCGGAGTCTGGCCGGCACCAGCCAACGCAGCGTCCAGGATCGCGTCATCCTCCGCCCGGAGGGCACGCTCGACGTGCTGCTGGATGTCCTCCCGCTGAGTTTCAGGCTGCATCGTCGCCGCCCTCGGCCGGTCGAAGGTCCGCCAACGGGCAGCCGAACTGGCCCCCACCGAGGTCCACCATCGCCCACCCGTCGTCGTCGATCGACACGATCGGACCGGGCTCGGCGTAGAGCCGGACAGCCGACCCGTAGCCAGGATGGCCCGGCTTGAGTCGGTTCGGCACGAACACCAGCGACCCGACGGCCAGGGTCTCCACGGCCCGGCGGGCGATGCCGTCGGCGGCACGCAGCTCGGTCTCGTTGGCGCGTCCCTGCCGGCGCAGCTTGTCCGGGTCGGCGGTGCCGTACCGGTCGATCAGGGTCTCGCGGGCAAGCTCGAACGCGTCCTTCTTGCGGGTCTGTTCAGGCATGGCTCCCATCCTCCCGTACTCGAGCGCCCGCTTCCGCCACCGCAGCGGCTACCAGATAGGCCGGATCGGTATCCAAGGTCAGCTTCGCCCGGTCGTAGCCCTGCGTGGTGCGTGGGTCCTTGTGACCCAGGGCGTGCTGGCGGGCTTCGAGGGAAGCGCCGGCAACTCGGGCGGTGGTGGCCCAGGCGTGGCGGAACGAGTGCGGGGTGATCTTCGCCGCTGAGGGTATGCCGGCCGCTCGAGCGGCGCGGCGGACGAACCGGTACACGGCGTGCCGGTCCAGCGGCCGGCCACTCGAGTCGACGAACAGCGGCGCGGCCGGGTCGTCCCGGCCGGGGCGGGCCTCGAGCATGGCGTCGATCGCGGCCACCGCGGCCGGGGGGAGGGGGCGGGTGCGTCTCCGGCCGCCCTTCATCCGCTCGAGCCGCAGCACCCGGTGACCGTCGGCGTAGCCCAGGTCCTCGAGGCGGGCCAGGCACAGCTCCGTCACTCGAGCGCCGAGGGCCACCATGGTCTCGGCCAGGGCGGTCGCGCACAGCGGGCCGAGCGGCTCGTCCGCTCGAGCAGCAGCAACGATCGCGGCGGCTTCGGCTGCGGAGAACCCGACGGTGGTGGTGTCGTCGCGGTCCACCCTCGGCCGGTCGGCACCGCCGACCGGGTTGGTGGCGACGGCCTCGAGGCGGACCAGGAAGGTGTACCAGCTCGAGACGGACGACAGCCGCCGGGCCACGGTGCTGGGGGAGAGCCCGGCAGCCTCGATGTTGCGGGCGAACTTGTTGACGTGGGTGAATCTTGCTTCGAGCGGACGCAGCCCGGTCGACTCGCACCACGTCAGGTAGCCCTCGAGGTCACGCCGGTACGCGAGGCGGGTCAGTTCCGACAGGCGGCGGTTCGCCAGCCATCGGTCGGTGAACTCGAGCAGCTCCGGGATGGTTGCCAGGACGCCGGGCGGTGCGATGCGCTCGGGGTCTGCTCCCCCATCCAACCCCGAGAACGCATATGCGTCATTATGCGCTAGATCATCTTGGGTGGAGGGGAGTACCTCGTCGGGCTCGAGGACGACAGGATACTGACCGTTATCCTGCACTTGATCTAGCCGGACGGTCACGACGGCCTCGCATCCATCCGGTCCGAAGCCTCCACGAACACGTCGCACGGCCACGGCAGATTGCACCGCACACACCACGGCATCACGCCGCCCGGCCACTCGGCGATGTCGTCCGTCGGTACCGGCTCGGCTCCGTGCGCGTCCATCACCGCCGAGTCGGCTCGGCCAGCGATCAGGTCGGGCAGGTCCCGCAGGAACGCCCACAGATCACGCAGCAGGTTCATGCCGTTCCCCTTCCCGCTCCGCAGCCTCCCAGCCAGCCAGGAACCCGCGCTCGAAGCCAACCTCGTACGCGGCGCCGGACTGCTCGCGTACCTCGGTCCGGCGCTCGTCAGCGATGGCCCGCCGCAGCGCGCCCACGGCGGCGTCCACCGTCGTCGCTTCCTTCATGGCCTCAACCTCGCATTCCTGACGAGAACTGTTATTCTCGCGTGTTTCTTTCGTCCCGATTTGCGGCCGACAGTCGCGGCGCTATCGGCTGTCACGTCGCGCCTCCCACCAGTCCCGGACCCGCCACCGCAGCCGGCGCGACAGCACAAACCACCACCACGACGGGTCCAGCCACTTCGTGACGTTTGGCAGTGCCACCGTCTCGCAAGTCGGGCAGCGGTGGAACCGCCACCCGAACCACCGGCCCTCCGCCGACAGCTCCCGGGCGAAGGCGCCACCCCGGCACACATCCCGCGACGGGCGCGGATACCGCCACCCGCCACCGGCCCAGCCCGGGCAGCGCCACGGCTTGTCGTAGCAGGTCCGGCGCAGCCTCATGACTGACCGCCCGCCATCATGAGCAGGGCGGTCAACGTGACTTCCTGCCGCTGCGTACCCGTGGCGGCGACATTGCGGGCCGTGCGCAGCAGCGCCGTGCGCGTCTCGGCGGGCAGCGAGCACCACGCCTCGTACGCGTTCGGCGGAAGCTGGGTGTACTCCGGCACTGGGAACCTACCGGTCGGATCCACGTCATCGTCGGTAAACGGTGCCGCAGGCACCCAGCCGTGCTCGGTGTACCAGCCAACCGCCACCGCGTCGACCATCGTCCGTACCGACCAGCCGCCCTCACTGGCTGCGGCCAGGGCACGCTCGTACATCGCCGCGTCGGTGCAGACCGCCCAGAGTGCCACCCGGTCGGACTCCGCCTGCGCCGCAGCAGCGACCGCCCGACGGACCCCCGCCGGCAGTACCCCGAACGCGGCGACCGCCCCGGCGCCGGCCCTGACGATCTGCTCGCCGACCCTACGGATCGCGGTCACGGTCCCGTCGCGGTCGGCCGGGCCAGTGACCACGCCTCCGTCCGGACGGACCTCGGTCACCTCCAGTTCGGTCACCTCCGGCGAGCCGGGCGATGCGCGTACCGTGATCCGGTCGCCCGGCGCCAGCCGGAGCGAGGGCGGCGGCGCGAACTGCCACGTAGCGGTCGGGTGCGCCACATAAGGCGTCAGGTCAATGCCGCCTGCCAGCTCCGCCAAGGTGGGCGCCTCCGGGTCGGCTGGCGGGTCCGGCGTCCAGAACACGGTGCCCGCTGCGGCCAGGTGGGCGTACGCCGCCGCCCGCTCCGCCAGGGTCGGCACTGCGGGATCGCGCGACGGTATGGGTTGCCTGTCGAGCCGGCGCGGGTTGCCCAGCTCCCGCTCCAACCGCCGCCACAGGTCGTCCCGCTGCTGCTCGGTGGCATCATCCGGCACCCAGGCGCCGACGAACCGGTGGAAGTCGTCCAGCCGCAGGAACCAGCGTCCGTCGGCGTGCCGGTACCAGCGGCGGGTCCGGCTCTGCAAACGGTCAGCGATCTCCTCCACCAACTCCAGTCCCGTGTCGTCGAACGCGGTCACCAGGTCCGGGCGCCAGCGCATCGCCGGCGGGTCGACCTCCCGGGAACCGCGCACCGGGGCGGAGCCGGGTGACGGCCGGCCGACTTGGACCCGCTGCCACGACTCCTGACAGCCCGGCGAACACCAATACGCGCTGGCCGAGTGCCCGCCCAGCGCCGTCCCGCAGCCGGGACCGGCACAACGGCCCTCCACCGCAGCGTCCACCGCCGCCAGGATCTCGTCAGCGCTCTGGTCCGGCTTATCCCCGTTCCGGACCTGGAGCCCGGTCACTGCCGGCTCCGGTCCACCAGAGCCGCCACGCTTGCCGCCGGCTCGCACGGCCACACCACGTCGCAGCGCCGACACCACGGCACCTCACCGTTCGGCCACCGCGCCCGGCCACCCGTCGGCGCCGGGGACGGCTCGTGAGCACCCAGCACCACCAGAGCCATCGCGTACGCGAACCGCTCAGGCCAGTCCCGCAGCCACCCCCAGAAGGTGACCAGAAGTCTCCGCACCACCATCACTCCCCTCCCCCACCGTCGTCGATCTTGTCGTCCCGGACCACCGGGATCACCACCAGGTGCGGGTAATTCATAGCCAACTCGGTCAGCGGGTTGATCCTCGTGTGATCCTCCGGCGGCAGCGGAGCCACCACCAGGTGCTCCCCGTAGGTGGCCACCTGCTCGGCCAGCCAAGCGAGCACGTCCGCCTCGCCGTCAAAGCTCTCCGGCAGCGGCACCCCTGCTAGCTGCGGATGCTGGCGGAGCAGGTGCGGGGCGCACTCGCCTACCGCTCTCGGGAGCTGGTGGGTCATCAGCACGTCGCCGGTCAGGTAGTCCAGCAGTTCGTGGACCGCCGGCATGTGGCCCGGCGCCACCAGCCGGCCGGTGGTCACGCTCAGCACGTCGCCCAAGTGGAACTTGCGGGTCTCAGCCATGGGTCTCCCTCTCCATCCTCGCCAGGTAGGCGTTGACCGCCTCCACCACCAGCGCCGCGTCCTCAGGTACGCGCATCATCCCGACCACACTGCTGTCGTCAGACATGCTGGTCCTCCCCGTTGGTGGTGCTGGTGGTGACCTGGCGGGCGATCCGGGCGATCTCAAAGAGGGCGACTGCGCGCTCCACCCGTCGCGCCTGACCGGTGGCCGTGGCCCAGGCGTCGAAGAAGGCTGCGATGTCTTCGCCGGCCTGCGCCCGGACCCGGGCATCGTGGGCGGGTAGCACCGCCCGGAGCGCGGCGGCAACCGCCCGATCTACCTCGGCCGGGGTCGGATTCACGGCAGGGATGTGGTTCCACGCTGCGCTGGCACCGGTCTCCAGCTCGGCATCGGTGAACGGCTCAGCCATCGGTACCTCCGGTGAGTGCGCGGCGGATGCGGTCAGCGTCTGGGTGCCCGGTGGGGATGCCCAGACAGGTTGGGTCGGTCTCGCCGCCCAGTGCGGTCAGCACCATGGCGAGCGCGTGCCCGGTGGCGGCCCAGCCATGCTCGGCGGCGGCGTCCCGCCAGTGCTCGGCAACGATGCGCGCCGCGGGCGTGCGTGCCCAGCCGTCGGCGGTGAGCGCGTCCAGCACCGCCCGGCCGGCGTGCGGCGTCCAGTCGCAGTCCCCGACGTAGCTCCGCAGCACCGAGGCCACCAGCTCCACCGTGGCCGGGTCGTGGTCAGCCATGGTCGCCATCCTTCGTCACCTCGGCTAGCCGCTGGCCAATCTCCGCCCACTCGGCAGCCTTGGGCCGCAGCCGCACGACCAGTTCGGTCACCTCCCAGTCCCGTTGCAGCCGGTGAGCAGTGGCAGCGAGATGGGCGTCGCACGCCCACGACACGGCGGCGTCGCCGCGTCGGGTGACCGTCCAGGTGGGGTCGCCGCATCCGCAGGCGCCGCAGTGGTAGGCAGGGGCCGGGTTGTAGCGGTCAGCCGGCGGCATCGGGCACCTCCGGCTCGGGTGGGACGGCGGACAGCGGACCGTGCTCGGCCACCAGCGCCTGCCACGGCAGCACGCAAGGGACGACCGGGTGCCACACCCGACCCTCGCCCGCGTCGGCTGGCTCCACCAGCAGCCAATGTCCAGGTACGTCCCGCTGCCAGTGGCAGCCGTGCCGGTCCCACAGCCCGGTGACCTCCGGTCCGGGCTCCAGTGGAAGCTCCCACACGGTCGGGACGGTGGCCGGCACCAGCAGCCAGTCACCGGCCAGCGCGTCCACGACCCGCCCGGCGGTGGCCCACAGCCGGCGGGTGGTGCTGGACGTGTCCGGATCCGGCAGCGGGTCGGACGGCTCGCTCGGCCGGTACAGCTGCTCGTAGATCAGGTGCCGGGCGTCAGGCATGGTCGGGCTCCTCTCCGCCGGCCGGGGCCGGCTGCGGGCTGCCGGGGACGGGACGCCCGTCTGCGCGGATGATGTCGGCTCGTGCACGCAATCCACGAGCGGTGAACGCCCGGGCGCCCGACTCCAGCAGCACGCTGGCGTCGTTGGCTGCCTCCTCCAGCGCGTCGGCTGCGGCGTCCAGGCGGGCGCCGCCCCGCTCCGCCAGCAGCCGGTTCCGCTGGAGGTCCAGGCCCTCCCGGTCGGCGCGCACGTACTCCAGCTCGGCACGGACATCCCGTAGCTGGCTGTCGCGCATCGCCACCGTGGCCCGCAGGTCCGTCACGTCCCCGGCCATGCGGGCCAGCTCCTCCCGCACATCGGCCAGCTCGTCGCGGGCGGCGCCGCGCTCGGCTTGGCGGCGGTCGGCGATGTCTCGCTCGTGCTGGGCCCGGCGACCCCGGCGCTCAGCCAACTCGGCCAGCCGGTCCCGGTCGGCGAGCAGGGCGAGCACCTGATCCCTCAGCGCCTGCCCCCGCTCCGGGCTGACCAGATCGGCGGCCACCGACTCACCAGCCAGCCCGGCGGCGAGTGCGCCGACCGTCTCCCGGTCCCACCCGGGTCCGCCGGCCGGCTCCGGGGCGGGCTCGGCGGCGAGCGCGCCCATGATCCGCTCACCGGCCGCGATGACCTGACCCACCAGCCCCTCACCACGGTCACCCACCGGCGCACGCACAGCCGCATCAACCAGCCACGCCAGCGCCGCCCACGCAGGGACGCCGGTGGTGGTGTGGCGCTCGTGGCAGTCGTCGGCCAGGTCAGCCACGCTCAGGTGAGCCACCGGAGCCGGGGCGGGCTCGGCGTCCGACGGACCGTGGGCTCCCACCACGTGGTCGTAGATCGCCCGCTGACCGTCGGCCAGTTCATCCTCCGGGCAGGACCCGGCGTCCACCTCGGCAACGAAATGCTGTACCGCCACCAGATGCCGGTCGGTCACGTCCGGGTAGAGGTCCCGGATCTGGTCGCCGGACAGCCCGTCAGCCAGCAGCCCTGCGATGGTGTCCACCCGGATCCGGGTACCGCCCAGGCAGGGCGCACCGGACATCCTGCCCGGGTCGACCCAGATGCAAGACTCCATGTAGCGGCGGTGCTGCGAGATCAGCGCCTCCCGGCGCTCGGCCATGTCCCGCAGCGATGCGGCCTCGCTGTTGGCCACCCCTGCCGGCTGCGTCCCACCCTCGTCGGTGGAACTCGGCGTCGGCTGCGCGGCCAGGTAGGCGTCGAACTCGGCGGTCGTCATCGGCGGCCGGGGGTCTCCGGCGATGGAGTGCCGCACCTCGGCCGGTCGGTCGGCGAGCGCCTCCTCGGCCGGGCCGTCCAGCGGGTCGTTGTGCATGCCCACGGACGCGGAGCCATGGACGGGGCACCCGTTCTCGGTCAGCTCTCCGCCGCTTCTTCCGCACCGCTTGCACATGTAGCGCTGTGACGTCGACGCGATGGGGCGGCCGGTGAGCCCGTCGTGGTCCGGGCCGCCGGTGGTCGGGGTGGGCACGGCTAATCCACGGCTAGTGGTGACCAAATTGGCCGTGGCGGGCTCGGCCGGGTTCAAGTCAGACGGCGGTTTGCTTGGACCGTCGCCGCCAGGGTTCAAGTTTCGTTGGAGCGACCCGCCGAGCGCGTCCACGGCGGCGATCAGCGCGAGGTCGGTGCCGTCCGCCCACAGCGCCGGGTCGTCGCCGTCTCGGCACGCCTGCCGCCACGCCCGCGCCGCGTCCAGCACCCGGGCGGCGCGCGGGTCCACCAGCAGTGGCGCGACCGCTCTAGCGGCTACGTCCGCCAGGATGTCCACGAACCCGTGCTGATGGCCGAGGTCTGGGTCTGCCGCCAGCCGCGCTCGGATCATCTCTCGCGCCCGTCCCAGGATGGCCGGGCCGGTGGGCGGCGGGTTGGGGACGGCGGCCGGTGGGGCGCCCCGGGGCGGCTGGTCAGGCTGGTTGGCACCCCAGTGCCCCAACTCAGCGATCAGCTCCGGCACGCCGGTGTCGTGCACTGGGCAGGGACGCTCCCGGCCGCACGGCTCCGGCCCACCCTCCCGGCCGTGCACGGTCGCCTCACACAGGGCGGCGGGCTGCGGCGTGGTCGGGTCGGTGGTCATCGGGTCTCCTCATCGGTGGCGGTGCGGACCAGCCGGCCCACACGTAGTGACGCGCCCCACCGGGTACGGGTGTACCCGGACACCCGCTGCACCGAGTACGGCCGGCGGACCTCCACGTGCCACGCCCAGTGGGGCAGCCAGCGGGTCCGGCGGGGCACGCGGCGGATGGTGACCGTGCAGACCGGATCGGCAGTCGGGTCGGTGGTGCTCATCGGGCGATCTCCTCGGCCAGCGCCGCCTCAAGCCGGACAGCCAGCGCGTCAACGCAGCGCCGAACCAGCCGGATGTCGGCGAACTCAACGAAGTCCTCAGATGCGGCGGCGTCCAGCAGGTCCGCCATCAGGCACGACTCCTCGACACCTTCGTCGGCGTCGGCCGCGTCGGCACGAACGGCCTCGGCGAGCTGGCGGAGTTGGTCCGGGGTGCGCATGTCAGGTGTCCTCTCGGGTGATGGTGGTGGTTGCTCCGCACCGGCAGCGGTGACCGTGCGGGTGCAGCGGATGATCGGCGCCTTCGGCACGCCAGTCCCGCCGGTTCACCGGTCCGCTCCCGACTCCAGCACGGTGCCCTCCAGCGGGTACGGGTCCCCCACGGCGTAGGCGCGCCACTCCTCCGGCATCAGGCCCACCTGCATACACACGTCGGTAGGCTCCCCGGTCACGTCCTCCAGGCACACCGTCAGCTCCCACCAGCCCGTCTGCGGCCCCAGCGGGCCACGGACCGTCTCGTCCGGGTCGTGGTCTGCGGCGGTCACCTGACCGCGTGGCGGATCGGCCAGGGCAGGCTCCGAGTCGGTGCCGCAGGCGGCGAGGAGGGCCAAGAGCCCGGCTGCCGCTGCGACACGGCGCGCGGTCACCGGTTCACCCCCGGACGGGCGTCCGCCTCCGACTCCGTGATCCGCCGCACGGCCCGCAGGATGCCCTCCATATACGGCCGGTCCAACTCCTGCGTCTCCGACGTGAGCCGGCCGAACGGGACGATGCTGCGGTGCCCCGGGTCGGTGCGGTCCCGCCACACCGCCCACGCATCGTGCACATCCTCCAGCGACGTGGTGATACCGGTGGTCAGCGCCAGCAGGGCGTACAGCCGCGCCAGCTCCGGGTCCAGGTCGGGCAGCTCCGCGTTCACCGCGTCGATCGCGTCCTGTACGTACGTCACGTCCCCTCGCTCCCTTCGTTGATCTCGTCTGTCTCCATCAACTCCGTGAGCCCGTCCAATACGGGCTCACCTCCCCCGCCGGTCCTCACCGGTGACCGCACCCGGGGTTTGGGTGCGAGCACCAGCCCCAGCCGGGAAGCGCACACCCGGCCGAGTCCGACGGCACACCAGCGTGGGTCGGACAGCACTCGGCGGCAGCGGTTGCACCGCGGCGGCGGGTCGGTGGCGGTCATGGCACACCTGCGCCCTCCCCCATTAGCGTCGGACTCACGGTCAGCTCACCCCGGCCGGACGCCAACTCCAGTGACCGCAGCCGCGACAGGGAGTTGCGGAACCCGCCCGAACCCGCGGAGTAACCGGTTGCGTCGGCGATCTCCGGCACCGGCACGGCCGCCGGGTACCGATCCACCAGCACGTCGAGGATGGCCCGCTCCGCCTTGCCCAGGTGGTGGGCCTTCCACCAGTCGACCAGCGCCCGACCGACCGGCAGCGGGTCGTAAGCGCCCAGCGCGTCCAGCCCGGCTGCGGTGATAACGACGTCGCCACGGCCTTCGATCAGCCCGGCGGAACGCAGCGCGGACAGGCTGTTGCGGTAGCCGCCGGAGGTGTGGGAGTAGCCGGTCAGCAGCGCAACCTGGGTGACGGTGCGGGTGCCGTGCTGCGCCAGGGCGGTCAGGATGGCCCGCTGCGCCTTCGGCAGGCTCCGGTCCCCCGGGCCAGCGGTAGGTGCCGGCTGTGGCGCGGGCGCCGGCCGGCAGGGCGTCGGCGCCGGACGTGGAGCCGGCGGTGGGGTGGGCGACTGGCCGGCTGCGGCGATCGCCTCCACCGTCGGACCCAGCCGCTCCAACGCCGCGGTGATCTGCTCGTGCATCTCCCGCGCCGCCAGGTCCAGGTGGTCCCGGACCGCGGTCAGCTGGCCGCCGGCCTCCCGCAGCTCGGCCAGGTTCGCGTCGGTGAGCACCGGCACCTCGACCCGCTGCGGCTCCGGCTGGTCGGCCTTCGCCGCGGCGAGCTGCCGCTCCAGTTCGGCGATCCGCGCCCGCAACGCCCGCGGGTCCTCCGCCTTGGCCCGTTCCACGGTGGCGGCGATCTGCTCCCCCAGCGCCGCCAGGTCCACCGCGGCCATCCGCTGCGGCAGCACCCGCCGCTCACCCGGCCGCGGAGTGGCGTGTGAGTCAAACGTGCGGATCGGGCGGATCTTCGACCGAAGCAGCAGCCGCAGCCAGCCCGGCGACCACACCCACGCCTCACCGGTCTCCAGACTCGACAGGGTGGAGATCACCGCTCGGATCTCCTCCGGCTCGCTGGCGTGGTCATCGATCCAGTCGTTGATCGCCTTGCGGGTCTTCGGCCCGGTCACCCGCAGCACCACCAGCGTCTCCATCAGGTCCAGCACCGTCTTGGACACGTCCGCGGCCCGCTGCGAGATCACCGTCATACCCAGCCCGCGGCCACGGCCCCGCTTGGCCACGTCCTCCATCGCCCCGAGCAGCCGGGCCACGTCGGCGCTGGCCCGCTGTGGGATCAGCACGTCCGCCTCGTCAACTACCACGTGCAGCGGGTCACGGTTGAGCCGGTACACCTCCTCGGCGAAGTCTGTGGTGAACGCGCGCGCCTTCGTCTTGCTCATCACCGACAGGTCCAGCACCGCCAGCTGCCGGGTCTCGACCAGCACCTTGGCGAGCAGCCGCCCGGCGGTCGGCTCCAGCGGCACGTCGGCATGGTCCCCACCGAAGATCACAAACGGCAGGCCATCGCTCTTGCCGCTGGCCGAGGAACGCAGCCCCCACCAGTCGCCCTTGATGTCCAGCACCACCACCGGCTGACCGGCCGAGGCCAACTCCTCCACGAAAACCCGGGCTGTGCTCGACTTCCCGGCGCCACGGTTAGCCAGGATCGCCACCGTCTCGGTGACCGCCTCGATCGGCAAGGTCAGACCCGGCCCCAGCTTGATCTCGCTCATGACCCCTCCTGCGGGTTCCAGAACTCGTCGTCGGCGTCCCTCGGGTCGTGCCACACCAGCGACCGGGAAGCGCCGATCAGCCCGGCCAGGGACCGGGTGTCCTCGGCCGGCAGCCTCAGCACCGCCACCGGCTCGTCCGGGTTCCCCTGCCAGAACACCGACAGCTGCACCCCGTGCCGCTTCACCCCGCCGCCGTACGGGTAGATCGACGCCCGCAGCACGTCCCCGGTGTGCGGGTCCTCCACCTCCAGGGCGTCCGGCGGGTACAGCCGCCCCGGTCGGGAGATCGCCACGACAACCCGGCCGGTGACGGTCCAGCCGGCCATCAGCGTCCGCCGGCCGTACTCGTCCCCGCCGAGCTGGACCGGCAGCAGCGTCCGCCAGCCGTGCCAGTACCACTCCGGCCCGTAGCACCACACCCTGTTCACCGATCGCTCCCCTTGCTTGCCTCGGTCGCTCTTTCCTGGATCGCAGCCCGCGCAGCTGCGGCGCCGCGGGCGGCGTTGCCGGTCCGGCTCGGGTCGTGGCCGCATGCCCGGCCACTGGGCAGGTAGCCCTCTGGGTCGCACAGGTCGCAGTTCCCGATCTCGACCCGCCGCAGCTCGGCCCGCTCCCGGGCGGCAGCGGACCGGCGGACAGCGTCGGATCGCGCCTGCCCCGCCTCCCATTGCTGGCGGAGGCGGCGGGCGTCGCCGCACGGCCCGCAAGGGCCGTCGGCGGGCGCCATGAGGTGCTGGGGGCAGCGCTCTTGTGGGGGGTCCGAGCCTTCGGCCCTACTAGGGTGAGTTACTTCCCCACCTGTACCACTGATTGGGGTGGGGTGGGGTGGGGTGGGGGGATTCGGAGTCGCATCGGACCCATCGTCGGAGGTGCGATCGGAGGTGCGATCGGTATCCGACACACGTTTCCGGTGCTCATCGGCAACGGCGCTACTCGCCTGCCGCTCACCCGTGGCACCCCCCTCCGATCCTGCCGGGATCGGAGGTGCGATCGGCCGCGATCCGTTGCGGCGGCGGGTCCGATCGGTATCCGATGAGCAGAACGCGCACCCTGGATCGGTGACACCGCGGGCGGCGTGCCACCGCCGGTGGTTCCCCAGGGCGCCCCCGGACGACTTCTTCTCGCGCATCGCAGAGACCTCCGACTTGCTGATGTTCCTGTGGGAACCATCGCCGTCGGCATGCCACTGGTGAAACCGGTAGCCCGCCTTCGTCCGCCTCCACAGCCCAACGGCCACCAGCTCGTCCGCTAGCTCGGTCGCGCCGCGGGACAGTGACGGGATCATGTGCGCAGGAACATCGCCATCGGTGAGATGTTCGTTCGCCCACGACCCCGCCAGCGCCCACAGCCCGATCGCGGCCAGCGACACGGCTGCCGTCTTGGGATGCGAGTGGAATCGGTCGTCCACCGGAAAGAACGGCACGAGTAGAAGTCCTCCCTTCAGAGCAGTGATGGGTCGCATTGTCAGAACGGCGGTTCTCCCGACCGCCACGGGTCATCCCAGTCGGGTTCCAACTCCTCGTGCTTGCTGACGACCATCGGCGAGCCGTCGACCTTCCACGTAAACGGCTCCTTCATCGCCTGCCGGAGGTGCTCCAGGCACCAGCTGATGTGGCCCTCACAGTCCCGCGTACGGAGCACGCCAAGCTGGACCTCCAGCTCCTCGTACCGCTTCGCCTCCTCGTCGGTCAGGTCACGACTCTCCGCGCCGTCAATGATGGTCCGCAGCTGCGCAAGAACCTCCTGGCTCTCGTCCCAGCGTCGGCAGATCCGGCAGTTGTCGAACCACACCCTGGCCGCCGCCTTGCTGGGACAGGCAACGCTGAAGCGGCCACGCTTACTGCACATCGAAGCTGCTGGGCCGTACCGCCTGCCGCCCTTGCGGTGGCGGGCATAGCTGGCAGCCTCCGTTGCCACCTGCCACCATCGAGCCTTGGGCTTCTCCATGAAGACTCGTGCGGCCTCGATCCACTCGCCGCGTTCGTCCTCGGGCAACTCGCCCAGGTACTGCGAGGCGAACTCCGCAGCGACGAACCGGGCCGAACGCTCAAGAAGCTCCAGCTCGGTCCACGTCACGTCGAAGGAGACTTCTTCATCCTTGGCCCGTTCGCGGCAACGATCGACCTGATCCTGCGGTAGTTGGTTCAGCAGGTGCTCCAGTGCCCGCCGCACGGCAAAGGCGGCGCCGGACAACTCGATAGCGGCCACCTCTGTGGCGTAGACCACCTCGTCCGCACCCACCAGCCCATCGTCGGGCTCCGCCGCAGCGATCTCCTGACGCGCCTTGTCCAGCCACTCCTCGTACTCCTCCGGTCCACTGCACTGAACGTGGAGCAGGTGGTCGGCATAGTCCCGCTTGGAGCCGACGGCCGTGCGGATGAGGTCAGCGCTGCTGGACACAAGCTGGTTGTGCGTTGAGTTGTAGAGCGGCCCCTCCTCCTTGATGGCCCGCTCCTCGGCGGCGAGGGCGGCCGAGCGCGACTCGAACTGCTCAACGCTGATGTGGTGGACCTCCACCCACCATGGCTTGTCTTTCTGGTGCTGGCCGACGCGTGCTGGCAGGTCCATGGTGATCCCGACGTACAGCAGCACGTCCGTCCGGTCGAAAAACCGGTACAGGGCGTGCGGCTTGCCGGGCAGCCCCACGAGCGCCTTACTGACCTGCATCCCCTACTCCCTCTCCCCTGTGATCCGCCGGCTGATCTCCGCCGCGCCCGGGTCCGGCTCGGGCAGCTCGTCGGGGTGGACCGGATGCTGCTCGCCGAGTTGGCAGTGGCGGCACCGCTCCCGGCCGCGGTGGTCCGGCTGCCCGTCGCCGGCGAAGTGGTGCGGCTGCACGATCCGCACCGCGCCACGCGGCCGGCGCTTCCCCGCGGTCATGCCGCCACCGCCTCGGCCTGGACATCCGGGGCGGCCAGTTCCTCGTTCAGCAGCTGGGCGAAACGGCCGAGGTGCTCGGCGCGGAGTCTGGCCAGCGCACGGTTGTACGCGGCCTGGTAGTCCCGCCGCTGCTGGCGTGCGGACTCCGGCCCGGCTGCGCGCAGCCGCTGCCGGTAGGCGTTGTACGCCAGCCGGCACGGGTCGCATGGCCGCTCGGCCCGCCGCCGGTGTGACCGGTAGCCCCGATGGGTGCCGCAGGCCGCCATCACGCCACCCCCGCCCGGGCGGTACGGACATCCCCACGGCGCAACCCAGGGGCCAGGCTCATCCGCTGGCGGCGTTTCGCCACCGCCCCCGCGGTCAACCCAGTCGCCTCGGCGATCTCCTCATCGCTGCGGCGACGGCCGGTCATCGACCGGACCAGCGCGTCAACCCGGGCCGAATCCATTGCCTCGATCGGCTCCTGCCCCTCGTCCCACACGATCGGCGCGGCCCGCTTGATCGCCTCCCGGTGACGCACCCAGCCCCACAGCACGTCCGGGTGCACCGAAGGGTCGACCGCGGCGGCGAGCAGAGCAACCAGGGCGGCCACCTCGTAGCCGTCCAGCGGTGCCACTAGGTCCCGCCACAGGACCATCGGCGGGTCGGTGCGGACCCTGCGCACCAGTTCGGCAGCCACCGGTGCCATCCGGTCGGCTAGGTCCTGCGGGTCAGGCGAGTTGAACATGGCCGGTTACCTCCTCCACGAGATCGGGGTGGGCGGTGGCGTAGTGGGCGGTGAGGGCGGCCAGCGCAGCGGCACGGTCGTCGGCCGGCCGGGTGGCCGGGACGGGCTGCCAGCGGGTGTGCGCCTTGCAGCCGGGTTCGCCGCAGCGCCACCGCGGGCAGGCCGGTTCAGCCGCCACCGTCGCCCACCTCCTCCCGGTCGCCGCTGGCATGGCGCGGTTCGTAGCCCAGCCCGGGCTCCAGCTCCCGGCACGCCTCGCACGGCAACTGACCGTGGGCCAGGTGCCGCTGCCGTGCCTCGCGGGTGCCATGAGGCTGTAGGTCGTTCGGGCCTGGACGTTCAGCCACGGGGGATCACCGCCTCGTACCGGTGCACCGTCGGCTGGAACCCCGCCCGGCGGGCAGCCTCTAGACAGCCCCGCGTCCCCGGGCTACGGCCACGCAGGAACCCGTGCACCTCGGCCGCGTCCCGCCGGCCGCCTCCAGCAACGTCAGCGGCGAAACTATGGACCATGCGCACGTTGCGCCGCTGCCCGGCCGCCGGCCACGGCCCGTCCAGCGTCACATCCACCGCGAACGCGGCCAGCGCCACCGACGCCCCGGCGGCCTGCCGGTCCAGGTACCAGGCGTGCGAGGCCGCATCCGTCCCGTCCGGGCACATGCCCAGATACAGCACCATCTCGCCGTGCGCGAGCAGTAGCCCGTCCAGCACCGAGCGGACGTAGGCCGGCCGGTCCCACGCCCGGGACCCGGACACGATCAGCCGCAGCATCAGCCGTCCACCTCCCCGCGGTCGGCTGGCACCGGCCGGCCGTCGACCACCGGTGTGCCCTCCGCCGAGCACCGCTCGCGGCGGCCGGGGGCCGGGTTCCGCCAGTGCCAGCCGATCATCGTCCCGGACAACCCGGTGCCGACCTTCTGCCGGCACACCGGGCACACGACGGTAGGCAGCGGCGGGATGGTGGTCACCGGTCCACCGCCGCGAGCTGGGCGGCCGGCTCCGGTGGCAGGTAGCGCCACTCGATCCGGGTCACCACGTCATCGGGCGTGCAACCCATGTGCGTGCAGAAGAACTCCACGAACTGCATCGGCGTGAGGTTCCGGAACCCTTCGCGGGCAACCTCGGTCGGGTCGATCGCGCCGAGCAGCACCCGGCGCACGTCGACCACCTCGACCTCGGCCAGCCGCACCAGCGGCTCACCCGGCCGTCGGCCCTGAACCTTTCGGCACAGGGTCAGCTGGTCGCCCGGGCGCAGGAACTGCCACCCGAGCCGGCGGGTGACGGTCTTCTGGCGGGCGATGACCTGCGGAGCGGTCAGCGCGACGGACATCAGTCGGGCCATCAGGCACCACCGCCGTGATCCGGCTCACCATCGTGGGGGGTACCGGGCTCACCGGCACCTACAAGCCCAGCAGCGGCTACAACCGGGCGGCGTGCCTCGAAGTAGATCGCTCGGTCATCGGCGCCAATCACGCCAAGGTTGTGCCGCATCGGGTGCTCTACCCAGGCGCACCGTTTCGCCGTGCGGATGCACTCCTCCGCGTCGGGCAGGTCCCAATCGGCACCGATGAAGCCGAGGAGGGTGTGGATGCGCTTCCGGCCCTCGCCGGGATGGTCGGTGCAGCCGGGGTGACCGCAGGTCGTGGCCTCCTCCGGGGCCGGCTCGGTCCAAGCCGCGCGCCGCAACGCGTCCAGTGCCTCCTCGTTGCTGATGTAGACCGGCTCGCTCACTGCGCTGCCTCCTCCGGGACGTAGCGGGCAGCGTCCCGGCTAACCCTCGGGTCGCCGGGCGAGTAGTCCAGGCACGCCGGCCAGTGTTGGCGGACGTCGGTGCCCGAACCCCGGGTCACCCTCGGCAGCCGCCCCCGGGTCTGGTCGGTGTCGTTTTCCACCCCGACCATGCACTTCGGCCAGCGGCGGTTCCCGTTGGTGTAGATCCGCTGCCGGTACCAGCAGGACCCGCAACGCGGCCCTTCGCCGGTGCGGTCGCGTGGCGCGTCGGGGTGTACCTGGATCGTCGGGTCTCGTAGCGCCAGCGCCAGCGGGTGGACGCCGTTGGCTACCGCCTGAGCCTGCCGGTGCGTCCGCCGTCGGTCTGGCGACAGCGCCTGCTCTGGCTCCACCGTGTACTGCCCGGTGTCGAACAGCGCATCAGCCACGGTCGGCCCCTGTCTGCTCTGGGGGCGGCGGCTGGTCTTCCTGGGTGGGGTTCCCGTCCCCACCCCCAGCCGCCGCCCGGTCTGCGCCCTCTCCCGGTGGCTGGCGGAGCACCAGCGCCCGCCCGTACGGGGTGTCCTCCTCCTGCCGGAGCGGGTTGGTGGCGTCCGGGTCGGTATGGATCACCAGCGGCTCGCCGTAGCAGTCCGCCCACCAGTCCCCGGCGGCACCCAGGACGGCGGCGGCGAGCCGCACGTCGGCCGGCAGCGGCAGGATGAGCAGCGGCGGGCAGGGCTCGGTCTGGTCAGGCACGGGGTTCTCCGATCACGTAGACGTAAATGACAGCGCCGGGACGGTCGAGCGCCTGGGCGTGCTCACCCGGGTACGCCTTCGCCTGATCGCCGTCGACGATCTGGGCGTCGTCGCCGAGCACCCGGCCCATGGCAAGCTCGGGCCGCTTCGACGAGATGGCGTCCTCAACCGCCCGCACGTAGTGCGACAGGTCCGGTCGGGTGGCCGGCCAGGTCCGCTCACCCTTCGGCGCGCCCTTCGGCTTGGGCACGGTGAAGTACGCCGACAGCGCCACCGGGCCGGCGACCGGGAACGTGTAGGGCCGGCCGATCCGCCGCGCCTCCACCATGGCGTTGTGGGCAGCGGCGGCCACCAGATGCCGCCACGGGAGCAGCTGTTCCTGGTTCTGGTGCACCGCCGGCCGGCCCTTGCCTAGGTGCCGTACCGCGCCCTGCGGTACCGGCGTGCCGTACACCTGGAACGACACCACCGGGCCGTAGCGGGTGTACCAGCCGACATCGGTGCGGGCGAGCAGGTCCCGGCCGCTCATGCCGATGCCACCCGCCGCTTGAGCCGGCGGCGTTCGCGCTCGGACAGCCCACCCCAGATTCCGAAACGCTCGTCGTGGTCGAGCGCATACTCAAGGCATTCGTACCTGACCTCGCAGCGGTTGCAAATCCGCTTCGCCTCCCGGGTCGAGCCCCCCTTCTCCGGGTAAAACGCCTCCGGGTCGGTCTGCGAGCAGAGCGCCCGCTCCTGCCACTTCGGCGTGTTGTCCAGCAGGTCGACCCCGACCGTACGACCGTCCATCACGGCGTCTCCCCCCTGGTTGGCGTCTCCGCTGCGGTTTCGGCGGCAAGCCGATCCTCAAGGCGCGCGATCTCCACTGTCGAATGCCGCACGCCGCAGGTGCGGCAGTAGCCGCGGGGCTCGATCAGGTGCTCACCGACCGGGGTGATCTGCGCCTTGCGACGGGCCAGCGCCACCGCCTCGTCCAGTTCGGCCTGCGCGTAGACCCGCTGGATCACGGACCGGTCGGCGCCGAGCCACCGGCTGACCGGCTGCGGGCCGGTCAGCTGCCCCCAACTCAGCGGCGGTTCCGACCCGTCGTGTGCCAGGAACCAGTGATGGCCGGGCGGGTTGCCGCCCTCGTGGGCGGAGTGGTCGTCGCGGATCAACAGCACATACGGGTCGTCACCGACCACCACCCACGCGGCGTCGGGTGGTTCGGGCATCGTCTGCTCAGCCACGGTCCCCACCGCCTTCCTGAGGCTCGGCCACGGCCGGCCCCCGCCCGGCGGTCCACGCCTCGCCGAAGAAGTGTTCGATCTGCACCGTCAGCACTCCTCCGGCGGCGGACAGGGTGACCGCCCCCGGTGGAACCTCGGCATCCGGTGGCTCGGCAGCGATCAGCCGGTAGTCCGACAGCGCCCGGTGCAGCGCGGCGATCGCGTCTGCGGCGTCAACCACGCTCGGGCCGGTGTCGGTGACGACGTGACGTTCCCGGCGCTCCCACTGCTCAGCCATCAGCGGACCGCCTCTGCGTACCGGGCCACGGCGGCGTCCAGCTCCTCCACCGGAATGCGACCCGGGCGGTAGTCCTTGGCGTAGCCGCGCGGCGCCTCGGTGATCGTGCCCTCAGCGTCCAGGTAGAAGTAGTCAAACTTCTCCGTCACGTCACCGAGGTGGTTGCGGGAGTGGCTGACCGCCACCCGGATCGAATAGCCCTCGCCGTCCTTGTAGGCCACGGCGGGGTGCACCGTGCCGAACAACGCGAGCGGCGCCAGCTTGAACTCCTGCTGGATATAGGCGAACTGGATCACCCGCGCGGGCTTGCTCTTGGTTGCCATGTCAGCTCTCCTCGCTGTTGTCGTTGCTCTGGTTGGGCCGGCGGCTCTGCCACTGGCCGGGACGTGTGATCATGGCCCCGCGTCCCCAAAGTCGATTACTCGCCCGTCATCGGTCAGGTAGGACAGCTCTCCCCGGTACAGGACCGGCTCAGCCAGCGGGTTCTGCCACTCATCCAGCCGCAGCCCGTCGTCCTTGGCCTCGGCCGGCTGGTCGTGGGTTTGCTGGTGGCAGTTGCGGCATCCGTGCATGGTGTCGGAGAGCTGGTCGATCTGCTCCTTGGCTTCGCCGAACCGGCCGCCCATGCCCTGGGTGCGTCGGTGGCACACGTCGGTGGCCCACCAGGTGCAGCCGGGCTGGCCCGGCAGGCTCGGCAGCTGCATCTCGCACACCCCGCCGGAACGCTTCTCCAGCGCGGCCCGCTTGTCCGCCGGAACCGTCGCGCGGTGGCGGGTGGTCAGGGTGGCCCGTACCGGCTTCCCGGACGCCTCCGCCTCAGCGGCCCGCCGCCTGCCCACCTGCGCCAGCCCGACGTGCCGCGCCAGGGCCGTGCCGGCCTTGAACGCGGTCGTGGCGCGCAGCGGCTTGGTGCCGCGCGGCATCGGGCTACGTCGCATCGGGCACCTCGCCCCCAGCCGCCTCGGGTGGCGCCGGCAGGTGCAGCGAGACGGCCACCATGTCCAGCACCCGCCCTGCCGCCTCCGCCGCCGCCTCCCGGGCCGGCGCCTCCGGGGTGAGCGTCACCGAGCCCGGGTTGCCACCCGGGCGGACCTCCATGCCCGGGATGACCGTGCCTTCCCGGTCGGTCACCACGTTGCCGTCGACCCGGGCGCCGTCGCGTAGCGCCTTCACATACGCCGGGCGGACCCGCAGCTCCACCTCGGCCGGCCGGGTCAGGTTGACCCACTTCGCCAGCGTCTCGTGGTCCCGCACCACCGGTGCGGTACGCGACACCGGCAGCACCACCTGGGCCACGTCGGGCAGCCGCCACGACGGGGCGGTGCCCTGCTCGTCGAACTCGGCGTTCGCGTCGGCCTGGAGCTGCTGGCGGAACGCGGCCGCCCGGGCGGTGGCCTGCTCGGCCACCCGCTCCCACAGCAGAATCTGCCGGATCAGGTCAGCCCGGTTCATGCGCTCGCCCCCACGGTCTCGTCTGGCTGCGTCCGCCCCGCCGCGTCGTGCTCGGCGGAAAACCGCTCCTTGGCTACGCGGAGCGCATCCTTGATCCGGGTGCCCTCGGCCTCACTGATCTCCCCGTCGCGTACGGCCTTGACCACGTGCGGCCAAATCCGCTCCAGCGCGAGCAGGTCTTCGGCGGTTTCCACGCCGACCAGGAACGAGGCACACCGTGGCGACTCAGGCGCTTCGTCGCCGGCAACCATGGGAACCATCTCCCGGGAGCCGCTGGTGGCCGGGTTCCACCCGTACCGCTCGAAGATCAGCCACTCCAGGCTGAAATCACGTACCCGCTCCTCACGGTCCGCGCCGGGCCGGATGCCGTTACGGACCGCCCGGAGCTTGATGATCCGGGGGTCCGCGTCGCGGGACAGCCGCACCCAGATGGGTACCGCCTTGGTGAAGTCCTTCTGCCCGGCGACCTTCCACGTCTTACGCGGGGTCGGCTGGCCGTTCTCGAACAGGGTGACTTCCTGCCCGTTCGACAGCAGCACGACGATGCCCGGGAACGTGAGCAGTTGAGCCATCAGCCTGTCCCAACGGGCGGTGGCGTCGTTCCAGAAGTTCGACCCGATGGTGTACTCGTAGTTCGGGTTTTCGGCCAGCTTCGCCCGGTTGCTCTTGGTGCTGCGGGCACGGTTGTCGGCCCACTCGGAAAGCATGTCCCAGACCGCGCCACCCTGGTCGATCGTGAGCACCGTCGGCCGCTCCCCGGCCTCTGCCGCCCGGCCCGCATCCGCCTTGGCGTCCTTTACCGCGCCGTACAGCGAATGCCAATCCCACGTCTCACTGGCGTTGTCCGGGGTGACGATCTCGTACCGCGCGCCGGGGATCGCCCCGTACTGGTCGGCCGTGGTCTCCTTGCCCAGTTCGATCCACAGAGTCCGGCCGACCTTCGGCGACGCGGACAACTCGACCGCCGCCCAGCTTCGGCCTGATCCGGTCTCGCCTTCCAGTAGGCACAGCGGCGGCGGTACCATGCCGGTCGGCTTCCTCGTCTTGAGCGCCATCACACGTCCTCCCGTCGGCTCATTGCCATGTCGTCGTCGATGTCCGCCCGGATGCACGCCGGGCATTGCCGGGATCCGGGCAGGTACAGCCGGTGGTCGGTCGGCCAGTCCGACCTCGCCGCCCCGCAGGTCACACACGGCGGGGCCTGCGCCCGCAGGTGGTCCAGCAGCTCCGGCGACCGCTGCACCACCAGGTGTCCCGGGCCATCCGGGCACACCGGGCACGTCATCGTCGCGCTCACCGCTGCCCACCGCCCTCGTCGTCGGCTAGCCGGGTGACGTGGGCCAGCAGCACCTGCCAGCCGCGCCACGGCCCGGCCACCCCGTGGTGCCGCCAACCCCCGTCCTCGGCGATGTGGACGACCAGCGGACTGGCACCGTGTGCGGCGAACCACGCCTGCCAGGTGTGCACATCCGCCACGGTGGCCAGGGTCAGCCGGACCTGCGCGCGGGTCGAGAACGGGTCCACGACGGCCAGTAGCGGCTCCGGCAGCCCCTCGGCCAGCCCGGCGGCGAGCATCCGGTGGACGGTGGCGGACGGGACCGGCGCGTCCACGGCGGCGGCGGCGGGGGCGGTTGGGGCGTCGGCGGTCATCGGACGGCCTCCTGCCGCTCCAGCGCCTGCGCCAGCCTGCGCAGGGCCTTCCGCCGCCGGTCGTGCGCCCGAACCGCCCGCTGGTACGTCGGGCTGTCCACGTCGCCACGGCATGCCCGCTCCGTACGGTCGTGTTGCGAGGTGCACATGCGCTCGGCCATCCGCTCGATGTCCAGGGCGCGCACCGGCCGGCCGGCCAGGTGCCGCTCGTACGACTCGGTGACGGAGGCGACCAGCCGCTGGGCCGGGTACTCCCCCGGCTCTCCCGGCTCAGGTGGTCCGGAGCACGACGGGTCGATCGGCGTGGCGTAGTGCGGGCCGACGCCGGCGGGGATCTCGTGGACGTGCACCCAGTAGTGGGTGCCGGCGTGCTCCGCCACCTCGATCGGCTGACCGCATCCGGGGTACTGGCACAGGGTGCGGCACCCCACCTGCGGAAGGGCGTGGGTGCTCTCGTAGCTACCGGACATCGAAGGTCACCCCCCGGTCGGCCACGCAAGAGCAAGCGGAGGCGTCGACACCCGCACACGTCGCATGCACTGCCACCGCTCCGCCGGTAGTCCATCCGGCCGGCTTCCGGTCACCCGGCTCGATCCCGACCGGGACCAGCGCCACGCACCGGCCGGACAGGGACTCGTCGCACACCGGGCAGTCGAACGCCACATCGGCAAGCGGGTGGTCAGCCGCGACGTGCTTGACGGCCACGTGGGGTGGCTGAAAGTCGGCTTGTACCCGAACGGGGATCATCGTTCAGCCCTCCTGGCTCGCGCGGTCGGCGAGGTGCCGGTACGCGCATCCGTACTTCTCGGCCTGCGGCTCCAGCTGGCCCAGCCGCCGCTCCACCTCGCGCACAACCGCCGCCCAGTCCTGCTCGCCGATGTCCGGGTAGTCCCCCCACTCAGGTGGGTGGGAGCGGACTGCGGCGGCGAGGGCGTGCCGGGCAACGTCACGGATCGCCAGCTCGGTCATGCTCGGGTTGGTGGCCATTCAGCGCACCACCCGGCAGGTGCACGTCTTCGGGTCGGCCCCGGCGCACTCGGCGTGCACACCCACAGCCCCGCCGGTGCACCACCCGGCCGGCTTCCGGCTGTGCGGCTCGATCCCGACCGCGACCAACGCCACGCACCGGTCGGACAACGTCTCGTCGCAAACCGGACAGTCAAACGGGGACTCCGCGAGCAGGTGGTCCGGCTGGACGTGCTTCACGGCGGCGATGTGCGGCCGGGCGTCGGCCGGGATACGGACAGGGATCATCATCAGTGCACCTCAAGTTCGGGTTGGACCTGCGGCGGCGCGGTCTTACTGGTACGACCGCGCTTACGTTGGGCAGCCAGCCGGCTTTGCCGCCGCTGGTCTGCATTGCGCCGGGCAATCGGGGAATGCAGCAGGGCTGAGTTGTAGCAGCGCGGGCAGTCGTACCAAACCCCGCACCACTGCTGCTCATACGTCTGCCGGCTCAGCGGGCGCAGCTCCATCGGCCCGTGGCCCGAGTCCGAGGGGCACGCCGGGCGGGCAGCCGGGAGATGCGGCTCGACAGCGGTCAGCATGGGAACACCGCCTCAACGGCCGCCATCTCGCGGTCCCGCTGGACCGCGTTGAACGGGTTGTCGAGAAGGGCTGCCGGACCGACCCGTGCCGGCCGCTGCCGCTGTTCCCGCTGCTGGCGGAGTGCGGAGACCCGCCGGGCGTGGCGTGCCCGGCGCTGCTCCCGGTCCGCTTCGGTGCTGGTAGTGGACGGCTTCATGCTCACTACGGTAGCATGTTCCGTACGGGATTCCCACCCGTCTTTAGGTCGGATGTCCGTTCGGAGGTCTGTAGGATGTACGGAAGTACTACCCCGGTGCTGTACGGTCTCGACATGACCAAGCGCACCCTCATGGGTGTCGACGACACCCGCAAGTTCTTCTCGCAGCGCATCGACGCTGCTCTCGCCGAGGGGGACGACGACGAGGAGGATCAAACGATCGTCACCCGCCACGGCAAGCCGGTCGTTGCCATCGTGTCGATGGACTACCTGCGGCGCTCCGCGCGCGCCCTCGGCGAGCCCACGGACCTGTAGATGGCGGCGGGGAGCCAGTGTGCTCGGTATCGCTTCTACGACTCGGCCGGCGTCCCGCTGTACTTTGGCTCGGCAGCCAATCCGAAGCGCCGTTGGCTCGCGCATCACAGCGCGCAGTGGTGGCGCTACGTCGACCAAGCCCGGACCGTGGTGGAGTGGTTCCCCAACCGTGCGGAGGCGGTCAAGGCTGAGAGATCCGCGATACGCAATGAGCGCCCGCGGTACAACCTTGCCGATCACCCGGACTACATCCGGCGGACAGCCGGCCCGGTAGACCTGTCCGTGCTGACCGATAGGCCGATTGTCGGGGCTGCTGAACTCCGCAACGCCCTCGGAGTCAGCCGACAACGCATCCAGCAGATCACCGGCAGACCGGACTTCCCGCCGCCGCGCTGGACGCTCGCCGCTGGCCGGCTTTGGGTGACCGTTCACGTCCTCGTCTGGCTGGCAGAGCATCGACCAGACGTGGATTGGGACGCTTGGTTCCGCCTTCACGCCGCTGGGGCTGTCCTGGAACGCCGTAGATGGAACGGCCCCTGCGTGACGCTGCTGCCATAGCATCAACCCGGTGGCCATCTACCCCACCCCGCTCTCTCGCCAGCACTGGCATCCGGGCTCGTGCCACCGGGCACAGGCACCCCGCCGGCTCCGCTCCGGGGAGCTGCCCAGCGCCGACGACTCCTGCCACGGGTTACCGGCCGACGGCAGCCGCAGCTCGCTCCGTTTCCGCTGGACCTCGAACGCGGACCGGCCCAGCGCCCGGCCGATGCGGGAGGCGGTCCAGCCCTGGCCGGCCATCTCCCGCAGCTGGGCCAGCTCCTGCTCGGTCCACAGACGCCGGGGCATCACGCCACCCCCGCAAGCCGGGCGGCTATCACCTCAGCGTCAGGAAGCTCCACCGTCACCACACCGCCCGGCGACGGTGCCGGCGCCTGCGCCCGCTCGCCGGCCGTGGCGATCCCGGCGCGGCACAGCTCGCACCACCGGTAGTTCGGGTTGTCCAGCACGTCCGCCCGCGGCCAGCCGATGCCCGGCTGCTCGACAAGCTCACGCGGCCATGCCATCCCGTCGTGGCCGTAGAGGGTGCTCGTGTCGTTCCCGTCCCGGTCGCGGGCGCCGCCGGGTATCCAGGTCCACACCCGGCCGAGGGCGTCGGTGATGTCGGGGTGCTCGGCGACCTCCAGCTCGGCGATGACCGTCCGGAGCGCCTGCCACTCGGTGACGAGTGTGGAGGCGACCCGGCGGCCTTCCGCGATCGTCCGGCGGTCCGCCTCGGTGAGTCGGCTAGCCATGGTTCACATCCCGGTGCGGCATCGCCCCGGCATCGCCGTCCACCACCCGCAGCGGGGTCATAGTTCCGCCGATGCACTCCCCCCGGCCGTCCGGGTCGGGGTGGCGGTTCACCATCCCACCGGCGTTCAGCGACCGGGGTTTCCCGCAGCCACGGCACTCGCCGCTGCCCGGGGCCGGCGGGTCGGGGCGGCGGTAGCCGGCGTTCAGCAGGTGCGCGGCCAGCTCCTCCGGGGTGGCGTCGGCAGGCGCGTCCCGGATCACCTCGGCCAGCCCGGCAACGGCGGCCTGGTCCACCTCGTCGCACCCGTCCACTGTGCTGCGCTCCGGCGTGTCAGCCACGGTCGGCTCCTTTCTTCGCCTTGCCCCTGCTGCGCCATCCGGCGTGTACCGGGTGGCGGCGGCGGCCCGCATAGTTCCGGTCGAGGCGGTCCATGTCGTCGGTGTCGGCCAGCAGCGGCCGGCTGTCCCGTTCGTCGCCGGCGTGGCGGTGGTGGTCGGCGAGCGCCCAGCAGCCGATCGCGAACAGGGCCGCGCCGAGCAGGACCCCGGCCACGCACAGCAGCGTCCACACCCCGCTCACCGGCCCACCCCCGCCAGCTCAGGCCGGACCGGACCGGAGGGCAGCAGCAGCGACAGGGCGTAGGCGGCCGCCGGGACAGCGATGCCGTTGCCGAGACGCGCCAGCGCCGGGTTACGACCCACGTGGTCGGTTACCCACCCGGCCGGCAGCGCCAGCATCCACTCGGTGAAGTCGGCGGCGAGGCGGACGCCGCCCCGGCTGTTGGGTTCGGTCGGCTCCGGCGCCCGGCGGCCGGTCACGAGCTCGTGGCGGCGGACGGCAGCCTCGTACGGGCCGAACCGTCCCGGCTGCACAGCGGATTTGAGGGCGAGGGCGCCGTGGTTGCTGCGCTGGTTGGGTCCACCGCTCATGCTGTCCGACGCGCGAGGGGTCGGCAGCAGCGCGGCCGCCACGTCCCGGAGTCTCGGCCCGTGGTCCGGCCCGCCGTGGGTCCGTACCGGCGGCACGGCCCGGGGACCATCCTCGCTGTCGGTCGCGTTCGGGGTGGGCAGCATCTGCACCACCCCGGGCAGCAGCGGGCCGGTCCGGGTGGTCTTGCGTCCGTGGGTCGCATCGGGCGTCGGCAGCAGCGTCACGCCGCTGTCGCCGCACGGCGAGCACGGCTCCGCCCACACGCGGCCGCCGTGCACCGTCGCCGCGGCCGGCCAGTGCGGGGCCGACCCGGCGCCGAACAGGGTGTCCGCAGCCGTCTCCCATCCCGAGCCCGTGCGCCGCGCCACCGGCCACCCGGCCGGCTCAACCGCGCCGCCGCCCCGGGTGGCGACGATGAACACCCGGTGCCGGTGGTGGCACAGCCCCACCCGGCAAGCCCCCACCGTGGTCCACCGGACCGTGTACCCGAGCCCGTCCAGGTCGGCCAGCACCCCCCCGAACAGGCGGCCGCCCTCGATGGTGAGCAGGCCGGGCACGTTCTCGCCGACGAACACCGCCGGGCGGAGCACCCGCACGGCGCGGGCAACGTCGGGCCACAGCCACCGGTCGTCGCCGGAGCCTCGCCGCTGGCCGGCCGAGGACGCCGGTTGGCACGGCCAGCCCGCCGCAAGCACGTCCACCGGCTCCTGCGCGGAGAACTGTGCGGTGGTGATGTCCCCGACGTTGGGCGTGCCCGGGTGGTGGGCTTCCATGACCCGGCGGGCGTCCCGGTCCGTCTCGGCGTACCAGGCCAGCTCCACGTCCCACCCGGCGAGCAGGGCGGCCATCGTCAGCCCGCCAAACCCCGCACACAGCTCCGCCATCCGGACCTCAGCCACCGCCGCCCTCCCGCTCCGCCGCCGGCGGGATGGCGCGTACGGTGCCGTCGGCCGGGTCGACGCCGCAGCCAGGGCACGCCGGGTCGGTCTCCATCAGCACCTGCCGCGCCTGGGCCGTGGCCTGCTGGGGCAGCAACGTCGGGTCGTCCAGTACCGCCCAGACCCGCGCCAGGCGGGCCTCGGCCGCGTCCAGCCGTTGCGTCAGGTCCGCCACCCGGGCGTCACGCGCCGCCACCGTCTCGTCCAGCCGCACGACCGCCCGCCGCTGGTCCGCCAGCTCAGCCCGCACTGCGCCGAGTGCCTGCCGCAGCCGGTGCGCCTCGGTGGCGCGGTGCCGGGGCCGGGGTAGGCCCCACCGGGCCAGCCAGCTCATCGCGCACACCCCAGCCACGGATACGCGGGCACCACCGACCGCTGCGGCGGGCGTAGGGCGGCGCGCATGAGCCGCAGCTGCTGGGTCCAGGTCGCCCCGGTCCTCTCCGCGACCTGCCAGCGGAGCTGCCTGCCGGCGGCCTGCCGCTCGGCGGCCAGCCGGCGGGACAGCTCGGACTCGGGGTCCCACCAGGACGGCTCATCCCCGGCCCGGTGGCCACCCGCCCGCCAGCGCGCCCGGTACAACCGGATCCGGCCGCGCACCGCAGCCGGCAGCGACCGCCCCCACCGCCGCACCGGGGCGAGCAGCCACAGCCCGGACAGCACCGCCAGGGCCAGCAGCGGACGCGGCAACACACCCACGGCACGGCCGGCCAACGTCCACCACACCACCCGCAGCGTCACCGCCGCACGGCCCAGCCAGCCCCAGCCGTGCCCGTACGGCCCCGGTGGCTGCACCGGCCGGGGCGGTGGGACGGCACCGGTCAGCGGATCCCAGCCGGTGCGCGTCGCCCACGGGTAGCGGGGCAGCACGGCGGCGGCGAAGGTGCGCGTGTCGACCAGGTCGACGGCGGCGGGTGGTGCGCCGGTGTCCGGCGGCTTGGCCCCGGCGGGCGGGTCATCGTCGTCGCCCGGCCCCGGGTCGGCCGGCTCGTCCTCGTCGGTGCCGAAAACGTCGTACGCATCGGACAGGTCCAGCCCGGCCGGCTCCGGCAGCGACCGGTTGAACGTCTGCGCCAGCGCCTGCTCGGCGTCCTTGCCCACCTGCTCGATCGCGGCCAGTGCCTCGGCGAACGCCGGGTCGGCGGACCGTTCGAGATCGTCCGGCTCCGGCTCCTGCCCGGCGCCGGCCGGTGGGAGGCGGTCGGCGGCCAGCGCGGACGCGTCGAACGCGACCGCCGGCAGGGTCGCCGTGGCGGCGAGCCCGGCGCCACGCGCGGGCAGGTCCGACCCGGCGGCCACCAGCTCCCGGGCGGCGGCGGGCGGCGGCCACAGCGGCCGGGCACGGGCCACCACCGGCGGCCCGTGCGGCGCGGGTGGTCCGGTGCGCAGGCGGGCGATCTGCTCCACATGCCCGGCCACGGCGATGCCGATCTCGGCGGCCAGGGTGCGGCGCCCTGCCCGTCCGTAGGCCCAGCCGATCCACGCCACCCCCAGCACCGCCACCGCCCACACCGGCAGCGGCACCGTCACCGACCGCGTCCCCACATCCACGACCAACCCCGTCAGCGTGTCCACGTCCTGCTCCTCCTCGCCAGGTCGGGCATGGCCGCGCGCAGCCACGCCACTTCCGCCTCTCGCCGCGTGTCGTCCACCTCGGCCACCGCCCGGCCGCCGAGGACCTGCTCCACGTCCCGCCACGCCCGGTCCACCGCGTCGTCGTCGGCGATGTTCCGCCGTAGCGTCTCGTCCAAGGTGGTCGGACGTGCCCGCCTCCGCCGCCACCAGCCCACGGCGCCGATCGCGGCCGGCACACCTGGGATGGCCGCGTAGACCGCGACCGCCCACCACTGCACGGCGGTCACGGCCGGTCCCAGCGTCCGGCCCTCACCTCGGCCACCGCCGCCCGCCAGTCCGCCGGGGCGAACGTCAGCACCTGCCCGGGCACGTCGGACGCGCGCACCTGCACCACGCCGGCGTCGCCGCACACCTCCACGCACAGGTCGTTGTCGCACCGGCTGCTCTTGACCCATCCACCTCGCCGCATGTCCTGCCTCTCTCTGTCCGGGTTGCTCAGTCCCGCCCGCCGACACCCCCGTAGCCGGCGGGCGAGGCTCAACCCCCCGGCTCAGGCTGTGAACGTCACCGGACGGCGGCGGGCCAGCCGGTACAGGACCCAGCCGCCGGCCAGCGCCGCAGCACCGCTGGCGAGCAGCGGCACCGGACCCACGCCGGTCTCTGGCAGCTGCTCGCCGCCGCCGGTGGACACGCCGCTGATCCCGTCGTCGCCGTCCTTGCCGTCCTCACCCGGCTCCCCCGGCGGACCGGGCTCCCCCGGTTCCCCGGGCTCTCCCGGCTCACCGGGGCAGCCCGGTACGGCCTCCACGACGAACTCCCACTCCCGCACCACCGGCGGGTACCGGGGGAAGGCATACCCCCGCGCCGGGTCAGCCGTGATCGTGTGCGTACCCGGGTTCAACGGCCCCGAGGTGTGGCTGTAGACCACGCCTTCGACCTCGGGGACGATCAGCTCCGCCAGCGCGTCACACTCCGGCGGCACCAGCGACGGTGGCTCCGGCACCGCGCACCCCTTCACGCGGAAACTGACCCACTGGCTGGCACCGATGAACGGGTTGCCGTCCAACTCCACCGGCCCGAAGGTGGTCCAGTCGAACACCGTCGTGCCGTGACCGAACGCCACGGCGTACGCGTTGATCGCGTCCTTGAATGCGGTGTTGGTCAGCCCGCCGTCGGTGGCCGGGTGTCCTACCCACAGCGGGTAGTCGTTGTCCCGCTCACCGCCGCCGAACAACCGCCACTGCACCACCGTCGGCGTGTCGAACGGGCCGATCTGCACCGCCGCGCCCAGCTCCGTGGACACGACAGTCTCGCCACCTGCCGACGCGACGATGAACGCGTTCGCGTATGTGGCCAGCTCGACCGGGCCGCATGGCCCCGCCGTCCGGTCCACGTGGACGGGCTGCTCGCCCGCCTGCGCCGGGGCGGCGGCCGGTGCCAGCCCGGCACCCGCCAGAGCCAGCGCCACAGCGGCACCGGCCAGTCTCTTGTGGATCACTACCGTTTGTCCTTCCTGGTTGCCCGCCGGCAGGTCAGCCGGCGGGAGTCTCCTCGGCCGGGGCCGGCCAGCAGCCGACGCGGCAGATGTCTCCGCCCCAAACCGCCACCGCGTCGGCGGTGGTGGCGAACTCGCTCAGCGCCACGCCGCACACCGCCACCAGCCGCCGGCCCGGCTCCTTGTCGTGCGCCAACTCCCCGTACGCCGGGGATGCGGTCCACACCCGCCGCCCGCCCAGGTCGTCCAGGCAGCGCACCGGAACCGGCGGATGCGCCCGCGCCAGCTCGGCCCCGGTCACCTGCGCCACCCCCGCCGCAACATCAGCGCGGCCATCAGCCGCCGCTGCCGCCTGGACCTGCCCGCAGCGACCCGGCGGGACACCACCAGCAGGTCATGGCGGATCTGCTGGTCCGGGGTCAGACGCCGGCCGGTCACCGGGACACCTCCGTCAGGTCGTCCCGTAGCGCCAGCACCTCCGGCTGGCGCGCCAGAGCCCGCACCGCCCGGAACTGCGCCGTCTTCACGACACTCTCGTCGCAACCGATCAGCGCGGCCGTATCCGCTATGGACAGACCAGCGAAGAACCGCAACTCCAGCACCTCACGCTGCTTCGGGGTCAGCCTGTCTACGGCGGTGGACAGCACCTGCCGCCAGTGGTCGCGGGCCTGCCCGCCGGCCACCCGGTCGCCCACCTGCGCATCCGGCGGCACCCCACGCGGCGCCTCGTCGGGGACGCTGTCGACCGGCCGCTCCAGCCGGTAGCGGCCGGACTTGTAGTGGTCGGCGACCAGGTTCCGGGCGATCGTGACCAGCCACGCCCCCGGGTCCCGGCCCTGCCACGTGAACGAGCCGATCCGGTTGAGCGCGCGCAGGAACACCTCCGAGGTGAGGTCTTCGGCCAGCTGCCAGCCACCGACCCGGGAGTGGACGAACCGGAACACGGTGTCGCGGTACCGCTCGTAGATCGCGGCGAACGCCCCCGGCTGGCCGGCCTGAGCCCGGCCGACCAGTTCCCGCACCACCTCGGCCGGGGCGTCCGGTCCGTGCACCGGGCACAGGTGCCGGCCACCGGCCACATGCCACCCGGCGTGGCGCATCAGCCCCGCCGCGACCGGCTCAGGGTCCGGGCCAACCTCAGCGGCGCAGCCGGCCCAGTCACAGGTGAAGATCGCCAGGGTGAGCTTCATGCCGGCACCTCCAGCACACCCTGAGCCAGCCGCCCGACGATCTTGGCGCAGGACTGTTCGTCCGCCTCGATCAGCACCGTCCGGCGGCCAATCTGCCTAGCCGCGTCGGCCGTCGACCCGCTGCCGGCAAACGGGTCCAGGACCAGCCCGCCGGGTGGGCAGGCGTACTCGATCAGCGGACGCAGCAGCTCCACCGGCTTCTCGGTGGGTTGGATCGCCCCGCGCCGCCACATCGTGGGTGCATCGATGATGCTGCGCATAAGGCGGGTACCGTTGTCGGTCCACGTTGCCGACCCGATCTTTCCGGTGTGCGGTGGCTGACCGCGGCCGGCGTTTGGCTTCGTCCGGTGGGCGACCGCGACACGCGGTACGTCGTGGTAGATGTCGGACCACCTGCCGCGATACCAGTGCGTCGCGAACTCGTGGACGCGCCGGAACCGGTCGGCTGCGAAGCCGGAGCCGTTCGGCTTCTCCCACACCACGTCCTGGGACAGCTTCCACCCCGGCGCGAACCGGCCACGGTCCCGCATCCGGGTGAACTCGTCCCGGCGGTCCAGGAACATCCGCATCGAGCCGAAGCACCACATGCTCGACGCGAACCCGGCGACCACCGCCGGCCAGCCGTCCGGCCACCGGTCCCACGCCAGGGAGGTCTCACCGTACGGCGGGTCGGCCACCACCAAGTCCGGTGCGATGTCCAGCGCTGGCAACAGCTCCCGCATATCCCCCAGGTACAGGCGGGTGGTGTCGTCCTCGTAGTACGGCTGCGGGCTCACCGCCACCACATCCCGGAGTAGGTGGCGACCCCTACGGTCAGCTCCGGTGCGGCGGGTTGGCGCCACGTGGTTTCGCTGCCATGCCACCTGCGCCGGCAGCCGGCCGCATCCGTGCAGCCGCCGCCGCACGGGCACTCCACCGGCCGGCACCACGGACACCCCGGCACCGGGGCGGGGTGGACCATGCCGGCGGCGTGGCCGGGTGACTCGGCCGGCAGCGGCAGCCGGTAGCGGCAGGTGTGCGGCCGGGACGCGACCGTGCCGCACGCGCACAGGCCCGGGACGATCGTCGGGGCGCTCATGCCGCCACCGCCCGGTCCGCCACCGCCGGCATCACAGCGCCTCCTCGGTGTCGGCGGGAGGTGCACCCCGCTCGCTTGGCCGGTGGTCGCCACGCAGCACACCCCGCACCACCGAGTCGGGGATGCGCACATGCCCGCCCGGGGTACGCACCGCCGGCAGCCGGCCGGCCGTGACCCACCGCGTGACGGTTTTCGCGTCCACCCTCAGCAGCGCGGCCAGCTCGGCCGGCTTCCACATCCGCTCGCCGGTCACCGGGGGTCCCCCCCTCGTACCGGCTGGGGCCGCAGCGTGTCCAGCAGCGCCAGCCCCTTCAGCACCGTCGGGTGGGTCGCGTCCCCCACCACCGCCGGCGAGTAGCCCAGGGCGGCGAGCATGGCGGTGGCCAGCACGGCGGCGTCGCGCATCTGCTTCGCCGTGACGACCGGCGCCCCCTGCCGTTCCAGCAGCTCGGCCACATGCAGGTACGGGTCCCGCACCGGCCCGGTCACGACACACCGCCGGTGAGCAGGTACGCCACACGCCGGGCAGCCGCCCGGGACTCGGCGAGCGGGTCCGACTCGGGCGGTCCCGGGTCGGCGGACAGCTCCCGCCCCCACTCCGCCAAGGCGGTCGCACCGGCCAGCAGCAGCCCGGTGACGGTGTCGAGGTCCGGATGCACGGACCGGCCGGCAACGATGGGGCCGGGCTGGGGTGGCAGGCCGGGCGGGTCACCCAGCGGCTCCGGTCGCAACCGGGCGGTCACGACGCGCCGCCGATCAGCGCGACCGCACCGACCACCCCGATGGTGAGCGCTACGAACACCGCGACCACCAGCAAGGCGCGCCCGACCCGCCGGCCCCCGCCGCCGGTCACCGGGCACCGCCGTAGCGCCGCACGTACAGGACCGCACCGGCGAGCACCAGCACGCTCAGGCTCGCCACGACCGCCACCGTCACCGGAGCGGATATGATTTGGATGAGCACCGCGATCAGCTCCCTTCGTCTGTTGATCCCGGTCAGCGGCCCGTCGTCACCTCGGCGGGCCGCTTCCATGTCTCCGTGTGCTGCTCGGGAATCCGGGCCAGCACCACGGTCTGGTCCCGCCCGGGCAGGGATAGGTGGCTAACCGGCACCGCCCGGGCGGGAGCGTGTGGTGGGGTGCCGGGCCGCGCCCACCCC